TATAGGAATTAATTAATTTATTTTTACAATCGTGGAAAAAAATATATTGCTTTTACAGGGAACTTGGGTAACCCTAACGCGTGGCAACAAGAATATTTATAAATCCTCTTCAAACAATTCCTCTTCAGCCGATTTACAATTATAGGAATTAATTAATTTATTTTTGTTGTTGGCGGAAATAAATATATTGCTTTTACAGGGAACTTGGGTAACCCTAAGTAATATATATCTTTGTTCATTAACGCGTGGCAACAAGAATATTTATAAACCCTCTTCAAACAATTCCTCTTCAGCAGATTTACAATTATAGGAATTAATTAATTTGACTTGGGTAACATTAACCCTAAACATTAACTCTAAACATAAATATCCGGCTGATCATCATCGTCGTCAAAATTATCGTTAAGATTCAATTCTCCTGTCATCTCTAAATGGTCTCGTAAATAACCAAAAATACGGGAAATAAGAACTCCATTGTCTCTCATAAACATTCGTAGATAAATACATAAATTAGGTTTTAACTCTACATTAAGATAATGACCCAATTCAAACATTAATGCTCCACCATATTCTTCAATAAAATCAGCATATTGCACATCTGTATAATCTGGACCGATATTTTGTTTAAGATAATTCTCGGCAATTACAATCATTAATGCGTTAATAAGATCTTCGCGAATATTTTTATTGTGATTCAAATTAAATAGAATTAAACGACAAATTTCATTCACACGTTCTTCTGTTATATGTGATACATATCGTCTGTATAAATAAAATATACCATATTCCGTTATTCCTTGGAGAATTAAAAGTTTAAAATCACGAAGTCTCAAAACTATATTTCCATCCCTGTCATAAATAATAAACTTGCGCAATGAAGGTAATATATCAGGCATTTATTTATTATTATTATTATTGATATATTTATTGTTTCTCCTGTTAATATTTAAACAATATAATAAAAAAAAACAAAACAAGATAATAAAAAAAAATAGAAATCATGGCAGAATGTGAGCAAAAAGTAGTGTTACCAAATAAATCATGGAAAGAACTTATTAATTTAGATAGTTCAAAAAAAAGAGATGTCGCTAATGAATATGTTGCCTTACAAATGCCAAGCAATGAACTCAGTAAAAAATATTGTTATTTAGAAATTTGTGCAAGAATTGCATTAAATGATTCAATCATAATTCATACAATACTACAAGATCCACAAATTGATCCTTCCATTAATAATAATCAAATATTATTACACGCATTCAAAGCATACTCTTTAATCACTTTTAATTCAAAATGTAAAGCAGGATATATTATTGAAGAATTATTAGCACATCCACGTGTTTTTTATACAAAATATGTAGATAATTATTATGCTTTACGACATTATGTAGATTTTCAATTAATGTGTAGAATGATTAAATGCATGAAACCACCAATTACAGCTAAATTCTTAGTGAATTGGCTATATGATTATGTCAAAAATGATGATGATTACAAAAATAGTCCATTTTATGTTATTCGTGAAGAGTTAAATTCTGAATTTTATTTTAATCCTACAGCTCATGTTACAAATGAATTGTATATTAAAATGTTAAGATATTTAATAAATTATTTTGATACCATTATACGATATTACAATACTAGTCAGCATAAACTTTGCATCTATTTTGCGCAACATATATTGTTAAATACTACAGAAAATGATTTTAAAATTCAAGATTTTTTTATTGATTCTCCGTATATCCATAAAGAACTTATTTTGTTCTTTTATAAAAATAACTTATTATGTCATCTCATTCAAAAAAGATCATCATTTCCCATTTTATCGTTATTTAAAAAACACGTAAGAAATAAAATAAAACCATTATTTACTAATCACACAAATATTCTTTTGCCCAAATTAACAACATTACAATCTACATTTTTATTATACATGAATACTCATACAAAACGAGAAAGCAAATCTTCTATTTATAATGTAAAAGAAAAAGATAATATATTTATTCAACTTTACAAACAATTATTTCCATTAATTGAATGTTCAACGAAAAAGAAACCACAATTTTATTCTACTTGTCGTGCAAGATTAAAAAGAGTTATGTATAAATCATTTCGACAATCAAGCAAACAATTACAAAATATATTAATTTGTTTACCAAAAGACATTATTATTCTTCTCGCGGAATTTACTTATCCAAAAAAGTTTATTAAATATGATAAATAAATAAATATATAAAAACATACAAAAAATGGACGAATTGCTTTGTTTGACAAACCTTTATCCTAAATCTATAGAAGAACAAATAGATCGAAAAACGTATTATTACTATTTAAAATTAGTAGAAAAGAATAATATTTTTGTAAAAGACAAATTATTTAATATTTGCCGAACGTTTTGTCGAGAAAATGAATTAAAACAAATTGATGAAGACATTATTAAAAATTATGATTATAATAATCGTGAAAGTCAAATATTTGAAAAAGATACAATTGAAATAAATAGTTTTGATATATGTGAAAACTGCACACAATATCTTGTCAATGATCCATATTATCAACAATTTAATTTTAAATATATACAAAATAAATTTTATGAAATTAATGGAGGGGGCACGCAAGATCTTATTTGTGATATATGCGGTCAAGATAATCTTGTTATGTTCAGAGATGAAACCACCACATTAGCATATGAAAAAGAAAATGAAAAAGAAGTTGTTGTTGATATTATTGCAAAATTTGGGCAAAGTGAAATTGATAAATTTGCTTTTGATCAAGTGTATTTAAAATTCGCACGATGTCTTGTATTTTGTAATTCCAACGAAGATGAAAATATAAAAGAAATAAAAACTATTTACGAAAATTCAATAACAACCGAAAATATAATAAAAGAAGCGAAATCTAATTGTTTTGTAAAAACAGAAACAGAAAAAGAACAATTAACTAAAACAAGTTTATTTATTAATAAATTAAAAGAAACACAAGAACAATTGTATAATAATATTAATAAAAACATTAATAATAATAATGAAGAAGAAATTGATATTATTAATATTTGTCATCCATGCTGGAAAACTCTTTGTGCGTTAGATTCAAATATTAATCTTAATTCAAACTTAAATTTACATTTGTATAACAATTATGATTTTGAAAAATTAGCGCTACGCATTTACGAAAAAGACAAAAATTTACCGCTTCAATGTTTGTATTGTAAAAAATACGTCAAAGATTTATGGGACAAAAAACAAACAACAAAATATATTCTTCTGTTTCGAATTTAAACTTAAACTACATTTGTTTTTTTAAATTTTTCACAATATTCTAAAATAAGATCAATTATATCTTGTAATATTTGATCGGAATTATTAATGTTTTCTAATAATATATTCTTTACATAAGAACGTAATGCATGTTTTATACTTATTTCATTATCAAGCAAAAAAGATTCAAATAATCTTTCCTCCTCAATTGTTTCGGCTTTAGGAAATCTATTCAACATACCATCATGTATATCAATAATCATATCACCTAAAAGATCATCATAAGTATAATCAGGATTATTGTTTTCTTCTCTTTGTAATTCACTTAAATTAATAATTATTAATTGTGCTAATGTTCTAATCTGTGCGAGATCTAATGGTTTGTTTTTTAAATCTAAATTATCACATCGTGGAAATGCAAAATGTTGTCTAGGATAAACAATATTTTTCATAAAACTCATTATAGTATTCATAATTTCATATGTATAAGATGTTACATAAAGCACAAATCCTTTGTCCTGATCATATACAGAGTATGGTGAAGGTATAAGATTTGTACGAACCATAATGATTTGTTATTTTTTATTTTTCTTGTTAATACTATTATACGTAGAAAATATATATTCACAAACGTACAAACGTAGGTAAACAAAAAGAACAGAATTATAGTATACAACCATGTCTCGATTTGAATTTAGGATGGATCGAGATGTTACAAGAGAGTTGGAAGAAGACGAAATTAGGGAATTAGATAGATTACATGAATACATACAAAATTTATTAGATGAATATGCTATGCGTCTTGTTTATATTCTTAACGGCCATGCTAATTTTAATAGCGCTCAAGAAATAACTCAAATTTTTAACAGGTATGAACGTTTTTATAATATAAAGATAGATAATACATTAAGACAGAGTATTATAAATAAAATAAATAATATATTGTATGCTAATCCGAGTGAGTTTAATGATTCTGAAGATCGAGAACGTAAAGCAATATCGTATGTTTTTAAAATTTTATTACAGGCTTATGCAAATCGTTATAATGAACAAAGAGCATATCAATTACTTGATCGCCTTCAAGCAAGAATATATCAACGTATTTTATGGATATTTAAACAATGCCAAGAGCACAAACCAACTTTTAGTATTACTTCTACTGATGATCCAGGACTAGAAAATGCATTACAACATAAATACATGGAATTTATTAATAACGAAAGAAATCAAAATATATGTTTTAGAAATATGATTACATTTAATCAAAGCACTGGGTTAATTCAATTAAATGATTATGATATTATACGTAAACAGGTGAAATTATGTGCAAATGAGTTTATTTATTTGTTAAAAAGTAGATCTCCACTAGAATTTAGTAGATTCTTTTATACTATACAAACTGTTGAACTTTTTGGGGAATCAGATAAGGATATTGATAATATGTTTTATGCGCAAAGAGGGACAAGTTATCAAGAACTTAAAAAACGCCGAGAACAACGTAATCGAAAAATACGTGAAAGAGTGAAAAGAATTAATCAACAAGGACAAAGACAAGGACAAAGACGACGACAACCAGGTCAACGATTTGGTTCTATAAATATGAATATAAATAGTTTTGGTTTTGGTGCCGAAAAAGATTTTAAATGTAAATTTGATTTTCCACTACCCATTCCTAACCAAATAAAATTTTTAAAAGAACAAGTTGACAAACATTATAGAGAAGTTTTACTTGCCAGAGCGGAGAGAATAAGACGTGGCATTGAAAAATGCGTTAATGATATTACAAATGTAATCGATGCAAGTAAACAATTACAAAAAAATATATTAATTAACTTTTTAAAGGAATGGGGTGTTAAACTAGATCAATCAATAGAAAAAGTGTTGGAACGTCATATAGGATATTTAAGCCAAGAAAGTGGTCAAAATAAAACAAGAACAAAAAACTTCTTAATTAAATACATACACACGATTATTAACAGTAGATGGGAAAGAGCTATAACACGAGAACTAGATAATTTTATTTTCAATCTTTTGTGTCAACTCGTAAAAGATGTTCAATATCGATCAAATATGGATGCATTGGGATCACCACCACATAGGGAACATACACAACAAATTATACAGCATTTAAATGAGTATTTTCAAACAATGCCATTAGCATTGAGAAAAAGAGGTTCGTTAAGAATGCGTGATGAATTTACCGTTTTCCGTCTTGATGAAAGGCATGTTGCACAGGAAATCGATCACATGATAAATGATTTTCTTCAATTTCTTGAAAAAAAAAATGAGTTAGAATTTTATAATTATTTTCCACATATAAATAATTCATTTGGTTCACGTACTTCTTCGCGTTTAAGATCGCGTTTAAGTTCATCAAATTCATTAAGTTCTTTTGGTTCTTCTAATTCTAATTTTTCTAAAAGTTCATTAGGTTCGTATAATTCTAATTTTTCTAAAAGTTCTAATTTTTCTAAAAGTTCATATGGTTCAGCTTTAAGTTCTGCTTTGAGTTCTATAAGTTCAGTAAATTCGTTTGGAGCAGCTAGCAGTGATTACGATGACAATGATGATGATGATTTAGATTAAATTCAAACTTAAATTCAAACTTAAACTTAAACTTAAATTCAAACTTAAACTTAAACTTACATTTAAACAATGATGAATATTAATAATATGAATAATAACAATAACAATAACAATAACAATAATAATAATAATATATTAATTCGCATAAGTGATTTAATTGAATCAAATAATGGAACTATGATAAATATTTCCAAGGGCATAAATGATTATGTCAAAATGGAGAAGTATATTAAATTGTTCACAATACAAAAAATAGAAGAAACCGCGTTTTGGTGTATTATGAACGATTATGTTGAAGGATTCAAAAAGATTGTGATTACAAATAAAAAATTCAAAAACGATCTTATTAAAATGAAGTTTCGTAACGTATACATGGAATTAGCTTATCAGGTGAAAAATTTGGATATTGTTAATTATTTATTAGAATTAAAGTATCCAAATTTACCTCAACTTGTTCCCTATTTTGATGAAGATTGGTCATATGACAGATTCGTGGATCGTCTTGAAATCTATCAACCATTGTTTGAACAAGATAATCAAGATTATTCAACGTATTTTAATTCTAATCCACGACAAACAATATATGATAATTTAGATGAAGCAAGACAAATTGACATTTAATAGTTTAATAATTTAAAAATTTAATCAGTTTAAATTTAAATTAAACAAACACCCTTTCCAATTTGTTTTTTTTGTATAATTCAATGGAAACAAAAACACTATTACCACCACCCAACTCAGTGGACTTTTATGATAATAATAAATCGGTTGACCTTTATAATAATGATAATTGTGCAATTTGTATGGAACCTTTAAATATTTCCCCTGTAAAAGAAAAAGAAAAAGAACAAACAGAACAAACAGAACAAACACCACCTGCAAAAAAACAAACAGAACAAAAAGAACAAACAGAACAAAAAATTATTTATCTTTCATCGTGTAAGCATACTTTTCATTTGTCCTGTATACAAGAATGGTCTATTGTCACAAGAGGGTATAACACTTGCCCACTATGTAGAACCAAGTTTAAATGCGCATGGCTTGAAGGGAAAACAAAGAAAAAGAACTATAACCCTAACGTTTCTATATTTGAGTCTTTAGATCTTCCAGCAGAAGAAAATAATATTGTTGATACAGTTTATGGTAGTAATACTATGCATATTTTAACGCATGCCGAATGGCTACGATATAGTGGTACCAGTAATACTCCCGAAAATCAATTAGTAAGAGAACGCATGGAAGGTCCTATACCATGCATACAATGCAATCAACCAACCCTGGATCTTACTGGAATTTGCTCGCGACATTTTAGATAAAATAAGATAAAATAAGATAAGATAAGATAAGATAAGATAACGACGAACTACGGGAACATAAAACATAAAACATAATTTAATATTTAATCAAACCTCATTCATTATCCTTATTATACATTTTTCTTATTATACATTTTCCTTATTATACATTATCTTTAAACGTGAAAAAGAAGAAAAAAATGAAGAATAATAATTACACAAAAACGTCTTTATTGACCTGGGGTGATTCTATGTATGGATGGCAAGATGGACTAAGAAGAAATGAATTTACTATACAATTCCTTCGTAAAGACACAGGACAGTTACAAAAAATATATCTTCCTGAAAGTTTACAATTTAAAATTGGATGTATTAGCGTTGATGATGGAGATTATGGTAATAATACGAATGAAAAAGAAAAAAAAAAAGAAAAAGAAAAAAATGTAACAAGAGATAATACTCTTACCCACTGGTTTGTGTTCGCGGAATTGGAAAAACAAGTTGATAAGATTCTGTATTACAAGGTTCCTATGATATCGGAATACTACAACGTATTGAGAATCACCATTCGCGGAACAGAAGAACTACGAAGAAGACAATTAGAGTCAGATGCAATACAATTTGAATTTATAAAATAAAAAAAAAATATTGACAATATTTAATACAATATTTAATAAAGATAAAATGAGTTTCTTTTCGAGTTTTGATTTATGTAATATCGCCCGGGAAGTAGGCGAATTAGCGGCTTCACAAATTAAGGATGATACACAAAAAGTAGAAAAACATGAAGCATTAAGACAATTTTTAGACAATGAAATTGCAATTAACGGTGAATATTTTGCTGATTATATAACTCATAATTATTTAGAATCATTAGAAGATGATGAATCTAATCGAATAAGAGTCTTGATACAAATACGTCAAGGCCTGCGTCAATATACAAATTCAGCATCATTTCCAGATAGTTTATTCGATTGTTATAGAATAACAAAAATAAACAAAAAAAAACACCGACCAAAGCGAATGAGAAATCAATTTTCCTCTCTGTCTCTGTCATCACTATCATCCTTCGGAAGTTCCTTTGACAGCAGCGATGATAATGATAATGATAGCGAAACAAGTAGTTTTGGTAGTCTTCTTAATTTACTAAATTCAAATTAAACCTAATTTTAACAAAACCAAACAAAACCAAACAAAACCAAACTAAACCAAACTAAACCAAATTAAATCAGTATCAGTCTAATCTAATTTAATCTAATTTAAAAATTCTTCTACAAATAAAAATGACGAAGAGAAAAACAAAAACAAAACGAACAGCTGCATATGATGAATCAGTAAAAGAAAATAACCAGAATGCAGAAAATTCCACTACAATAAAAACAAACACAAATTCCGGAAAAGGGACACCCAAAGGGACACCCAAAGGGACACCCAAATGGGAACCTAAATGGGCCGTAAAAGACTTTTTTTGGTTTAAAAAATTACGGGAATTTGTTGAACCATCCCAATGGCATGATGATACAATACTACGAATTGATATATATACTTATCTTAATCGTTACAATATTATCATGAACGAATTTCTTAAAGATAATATTGAAGATCTTATTGATAAATACACAATTGATGAATATTTTAAAGACACACAATTATATCCAGTGCATAATAATATAACCGAACGAATGTGTCGAGAATACGTTGATGAAATTATTAAATATATCTACAATATGAGAAGTTTTAATGATTTACAATTATTAAGCGAATGGTGTAATTATAATTCATGCGACAAAGAAAAAACCCAAGAAGAAGAAGAAGAAGAAGACGAATTAATGTTCAAAAACGACGATAACGACGACAATAATGTAGATGTAGATCTCATGGACATGGATGTAGAATTATTTGATTTTAATAATTTTGATTTTAAAACAACATTCGACACATTCGATATTTCTACAGTTACACTTAAAGACAAAATAGACAAAATAGACAAAATGGACAAAATGGACAAAATGGACAAAATAGACAAAATAGGTAAAACAAAAATTACAACGTCATCGTAACAGAATTACCAATTGCCAATAACACAAATCCAAAACATAAAAACATTATACTTGTACTAAATGGGTGATAATAATTTTGCCACCAACTACTTAATCGACTTCGTTTACGTAATCGATGATACATATACATGCTTAATAAAATAAAAACAAACCCAATACAATTTGATAAAACACTATGTAAATTAATATTCATATTAATATTCATTTCTTGTTCTTCACGTTCTTTACGTTCTTTACGTAAACGTAAACTTTTTACAATTAAATATGATAAGGTTAAAACAAAGAGTAAACTTAGCATTATTTTAAATGCCAAATCGTGCTTTAATATATCCAAATTATACAAAGACGGAGTATAAAGTGATTTATAATTATACTGTATCCAAACAGATAAACACACAATTGGAATCGCAATATACTTTGAAACATCCAACGGACAAGGATCATTCGCAATAAACCAACCCCAACCAATTACAAAAATTATACAAGCATATATACCATAAAGAATTGTCCAAATCCAATCTTTGTCTTTGTTGTTCTTACAATCAAAATACGGAATACAATCATTTTCTACCCAATTCTCACCCTTTATCATACCTATCACAATTAAACAAACCGCTCCCAAATTTTTGTAAAATAATTCTTCATTCATTTTTTTTCCTTTTGTAATTCAATATTTAAAATATAAAATATTAATATGATTTTAAAAATTTCATAAAAAATGTCATCGCGTAATATAAACGTGTCTTATACGAATAAAAATTATCTTCCGAATTCATTGTTTGAACATCCATACTATTATAATCTACCTTCATTTGATATGTATCAAATACATAACGATTTCCTTGTAATTTACAATAATTACTTAATATCATAAAAACACAAGGTAATAAATCAAGATAATTTGTATAATCGTAGATTGTTTTTGATGGAAAAGTTAACATATTTTCAATTTTTCTTTCGCAATTTCGAGACTCTTTCCAATTTCTTTGTTCCACAAATTGAGTTCTCATTTCATATTGTTCCGTAAATGCATTTGATAATCCAAACTTTGGTATTTTTGATGTCCAAAGATCTTCGATAAAATCACTACTTATTATAAAACCAACATCTCTATTCTCTAAATATGGATTATAAATGATATCCATTGAATAATCAAATTGATCGCGCTTGTTATATTGACTTAAAATTATAAAAATATGATAAATTAATAATGAACCAATACGATTATGAAAATCAAAAGTATTCTCACATACAATATTAAAATATGCCCAATCAAGAAATAAGATATCATTTATCGCCTGCTTTAATTTTGCCATAGCGCCCTGATCGGAGTTACAAATCCATTCAAAAACGTGATTAAATGAATCTTGTATATTTTTATCTGCTTCATCAAATAATACGTCTAACATATTCTTCACTACAATATTACCAGTTCTTAATCCTTCTCTTATTTTATCACTGTCAATTAAAACTTTAATTATTTGAATATTACTCGATAAAATTTGATAAATAAATTTACGAGTAGTTTCAATTCGTCTTCGAAGTATATTATCAGGTATTTGATTTAAATCTACACTATACAATAAACGAAAAACATGAGTTGAAATAAGTTTATGCATTATCTGCATACGCTTTTCTATTTTTTCTTTCCAAGTTTTTTGAAATGCCTCATAATCACCTTGAATCAAACTACGCGAAGCAATAACACGTTTGTCTGGTTGAGTTGTATTTATATTCTTAAAAACACCCGTATTTCTCATAAACTGTTTAAACTTTTTCGGATCAAATTCACCAACAAACGTGTTTTCAAACATCTCTACTCCCAATGCTTGTAATATCTTATTAAAATCAATACTTGTTAATGCTCGTTCAATTTGAAATAAACCATCTGATGCATCTCGACTATCATGTTCTATTAAAGTATGCACTGGAAGTAATAAAAAACTTTCTTTGTTCTCTAACATATTTAATGGATACTTTAATGTAAATTCATTACGATTAAATTGTTGTGGTATATCTCGTGGAGAAGTACCTACGTTTTTCAAAGATATAATATAATCAAAATAATTTTGAAGACAACCATGATGTAAATATTTAGGATTTATAGCATATCTATTAGCATTTTCTCCTGTATATAAACCCATACACATACTTGCAAATATTCGAATAGGTTTACCGTTTGTAAAAAAATGCGTTTTTTGAATTAAACGAATACGATTTATAACATCACTTAAATACTTTAAATCTTCAGGATTACCAATTGTTGATGCAATCATTTTATCCATTATTCCATTGTCCTGACTTGATACAAAAAAACCTATAACACCACGTTCACTATAAGATGGTTGTTTTGATAATCTTTTTAGTGTTGCACGTTTTCCACTCATACTTAAATCCGGACATAAATTTCCAGGACGAAAATGAATATGAACACGTTGTATTTCCGGATTGTTATTTAATTGATGATAAAAAGAATAAATATGTAAACATTCATTATAATCAGACATCAAAGATAGTATTTCATCAACATCTTGTTCATCATGCTTACCAATAAACTCATCAACCATCTTCGTAATTTCATCATTAAGATCATCTATTACTTTATTAGGAATTTTTTTACGATTTTCGTCTTCTTTATAAGTTGGTGAACATTTTTCAAAGTGTGTGCCCCATAATCGTAATTTTATAGATGAAACAAAATAAATTTCAACGTTATCGGGAACAATAAATGCATTATTTAATAAATTACCATGTGAATGAATTATAACTTCACCTAGACGTTGATCATCATGGTCTATTTTTGTATTTATTAAATTGTATAATACATCATTGACCTTAAAGTTTGTATCATACAATTTATTTAATATATCAACCTCAAAATTTCCTGGCATACCATGACACATACGTTTTGCAATAATATACTTAAGTAATAATATTGCCATTTCTTGATCCTTTAAACCATGCTTCTGTATTAATTTAGATACTAAACTATTATCTCCCATGATGCTTTCTTCTTTTTCTTATCTTATTACAAAAGAAAAAAAATAAAAAAGACTTTACTTTGGTATCTATTTCGTGTCTATTTCGTGTCTATTTTCGTGTCTATTTTAGTGTCTATTTTAGTGTCGACATAATGTATAAATTGTTTTAACAAGAAATATAATCCACGATCAGAAGTATACGATAACATATTCCTATCATCAAATACACTCTTTGCAGATGGATATAATTCATCAAGATATTTATTTAATGCCTTCGTATCTAATTCATTTTTGTTTTCATTTTTGTTACTTAAATAACTATTTACAAGAATCAAAAAACACGGTATCAAATCTATAAATTCACAAAATAATAAATACGGTTCAGGTTCTCGTAATTTCTCGTCAATTTCTCTTTGAATATCATGACAATAATTAGGATATGTTTCATGAAAAATCATAGATTTACTAGTACCAGTATAATTACAATTTAAATTATAATCTCTGTTTCCCGTATGACGATAAAATGGCAATTGTTCATAAATTATTTTACGCGTAGCAGAAGCTGGGAAATTATATAACAAAATATTATCCTCAAATGATTCAGGTTTAATACCACGCATAACATTAAGTCCAATAAACTTATAATTTAAATTTAAATAATTAGTTGCAAATCTTTTTAATGTATACAAAAAAGTTGTAAAATACGTGTTGTTAAAACAACGGAAATTTTTGTTCAGAATTTTTATATAATAAAAAATATCAACTTTTAATATATAATTTACCGCTTCTTTTATTCCTATCAAAGAACGAGAATCGTTGAAAAAATTACTATCTGTTTCTTCTTTTTCTTTGCTTTTACTTTTTTGGTTTTGTTTAAATTTAAATTTAAAATAATGATAATCATTTTTTTTCATAAAATCAATATAATCAACAAACTTATTCAATAATCGATCTTCATCATTCTTTAATTTTTTTTGAAGAAATTCTTCCATTAACCAATGTAATTGTTCAATACTTCCTAACATTGTATCAACTAAAAATTTAAAATGAGACGGCATTTTTATATCTTTAAATTCCTTTAATACAAATGACCATTCCCGAAAATACGGAGTTTTTATAATTACATTCACATAATACATTCTATATTTATGATATTGTCGTAATTTTTTTCGAAATTCTTTATTATTTTTTTTAAACTCCTCTCTAATTGTATCATCTATAACATTGTTTAAATATGTAAATATTCTTAAACCATCAATTTCAGACAAAGTCCGTTCTAATTTAAAAAAATCAATCTTAGGATCATTCGCAAGATCTTTTAATTGAATACCACCACCATGAGGATATCGTCGTTTATCTCCCCTTCGCAAATTTACTATACGTTGTTGTCTTAAATACGAAAAAATGTTATTCCCATATAAATAATGCAAAAAAGATGCACGACGTATCTCCTCATCGGTTTGATCATGTGGTGATATACCAAGATGTTTTAAATTATATTTTGATGGAAATAAATTTAAACATCGATTTAATAAATATCTGGGATAGTGATTTAAATAATTACTATATTTTATGCTTAAACATGAAGCGGAATATATATGAATATCAATTGGTTTTGAAGCACGTTCTTTCTTTTTGTTGTCTTCTTTGTTTGTGGTTAAAAAGGTATCAACTATTAATCGAATAATCGTACTCAAATACAAACGTGTTTCATGAAACAAAAACAATTTCTTTTTAATCAACGGTGAAAATGAATCATTGTAATAATTATAAATTTTAAAATGAAACATTATAGGTTCTAAAAATAAATTGCTTTTATTATTTTTTGCTCTATAAGAAATATCGGGACATAATGATCGAGGAGGAAAAGTTTGATATAATAAATTATTATCATCCTTATTTTTATTTTCATGATTTACAATAAACGAGTATTTACTTAAATTCATTTTAAGTGCATGCAATACAGTTAATAACTCAAGTGTATATTCTTTCTCATAATTATATTTGTCATAATATTCTTGAAAAAGTTGTTTTACATTATGAAGAAGTTTTTCCCGTTCTTCTTTAGAAGGAGAAGAATTTGAATATGTATATGTATTGAAAAGAAATGGATTAAAAGTATCCATATTTTTTACTTCTAGTGCACCCAAAAAAGTTATACTAACATTATCAGGAAGAATAAAAGTATTATTCAATAAAGATCCATGACCTAATAATTGAAGTGAAATCTTTGGTTTACTAGATTTTTCTACTTCCATTTTGATCTCATCAAACATTTTGTTTTCGGTCCTATTATTAAAAGATAATCCATTAAATTTTGAAGGAGGTGGAAAACCAGTAAATATTTCAATCTTGTCTCTATCCTCCTCCGGGATATTAAAAATTTTATACAATACTAATAAATATTGTTCAATTATTTCATTGTATTTCTGCTGTTGTCCAAGTGTTTTTTCCATTATATTGTATTATTGTATTATTATATTTATATTTATAATGAAGAAAAGAAAAGAAAAGAAAATTAAAATTTGTGAGTGAGTCTATTTCGTGTCTATATAAGATATAAATTGTTTTAACAAGAAATATAATCCACGATCAGGAGTATACGATGACATATTCTTATCATCAAATATATTCTCTGCAGATGGATATAATTTATCAAGATATTCATTTAAACCCTTAATATCTAATTCATATTTGTTTTCATTTTTGTTCCTTAAATAACTATTTACAAAAATAAAAAAACACGGTAATGAATCTAAATAATCACTCGACGATAAATACGGTTCAGATTCAATAAGTTTTGTATCAATCTGTCTTTCAATATCCGCGCATAATTTGTTCTTTTTGGAAATTTCAAAACGATTTTGACAATTTGTTTCATATATTTTATAGATCACACGACGATAAAATGGTAACTGTTCCTGAATTAAATAACGGATCCCATCAGATGGAAATATAAACGGAAAAATATCTTCTTGAAATGAGGGCGGTTGAATATTATATACAAGCGAAGTAACACCATATTTATAATTTAAATTTAAATAATTATTAGCAAGAACCTTTAATGTATACAAAAATACCGTAAACAAATCGTTTTTCTCATAACGAAGATTTTTATTTAAAAATTTATGATAATGATACATATCATTATGTAAAATCCACTGTAATAATTGAATAATCTCATTTAAACAACGTTTGTCTTTTGTAAAATCCCCGTCTTGTATTGATGATTCTTTAAGATTTTTATAACCTTTCTTCATCATATATTTCACATAATCAAATTCTTTATTTATCGTGCTATCACCTAATTGTTCTGTTAACCATTGTAATTGTTCAATACTTCCTAACATTGTATCAATTAAAAATTTAAATTGAGGCGGGACTTTAACTTTTTCTGGAAATTCTTTTATAACAAACGCCCATTCACGAAAATATGGTGTCTCAAGAAGATTTTTTACTGCAGTGCATCGATAATTTTGACGATTAAGTAAATTAGTAGGATGTTTTCTTAACGTTATTTGAAATTCTTGATAAATTTTATCAGTAATAACCTGATCGAAAAATGTAAATATTTTTACGCCATCAACTGTTGACATCGTTTTTTCTAATTTTAAAAAATCAATATTAGGATCATTCACAATTTTATCATAAGGAATAGCATAGGAGGGAAATTGTTTTCCAATTGTTTCCCGTTCATATAAATCCTTTACATTAGTATTTATATCCGTTAATAAACGTGATCGTCTTATATATACAACATTATCTTTTCCTAATTCATCATACATGAAAGATGCACGACGTATCTCGTCATCGGTTTGATCATATGGTGATATACCAAGATGTTTTAAATTATATTTTGAAGGAAATAAATTTAAACATCGATTTAATAAATACCTTGGATAAGATCGCAAATAATCACTATATTTTATACCTAAACACGAAAATGAAAAAATTTGAATATTAATAGGTGGTTCTGAAATTTTCTCCTTTTTGCCGCGGTAAAGCCCTAGAAAAGTATTAACAATTGTATTTATAATTTCACTCAAATATAATGAAATATTGTTAAACATAAATAATTTATTGACATTTACATTTTTTTGATTGTTATAAATTTTAAACCCAAATATTATAGGTTGCGTAAACTTACTAGTTTCATCATCATCTTCATCACCACCAGTGCTATATTTGATATCAGGACATAATGAACTAGGTGGAAATGTTTGATACACATTAACATTATTATTATTATTATTCTTATTCTTATTTTTCCTAACTTTTTCTTTTTTTGTAGCTTGAATTTCTAAAATCTTATTATATTTATTAAAAATTACTCGAAGTGCACGTAATACAGTATATAATTCCTTTCCATAATATTTATTTGATGTATATTTCATAGAATATTCATGACTAAGATTTGCAATTTCATTCAATTCAGGTGGATATGCATTATCTTTAAATGTATCTTTGTAAAACACAAAGGGATCGAAAATATCTGCAGTCATTAATTCCATTGCACCTAAAAAAGTTATACTTACAGTATCAGGAAGAATAAATGTATTATTAGTTAAACTTCCGTGACCATAAATTTGTAATAATATATCTGATGCTATTACCTTGTCCTCAGGTGTTAAACATTCATTTTTAATTTCATCAAACATTATATTTTCGTTTCTCTTATAAAAAGAAAATGAACCCGGTTTAGGAGGCGGAAAACCACTATATATATCAACTCCAGACCCTATATCATCCTTAGAAATATTATATGTATCATATAAAAACTTCAAATATTCTCCAATTATCATTTCATATTCTTTTTGTTGCTCAGGTAATTTCTCCATTATATTGTATTTAATATTGTATTTATATTAATACTTATAATGAAGAAAAGAAAAGAAAAGAAAATTAAAAGTTTGTGAGTCTATTTCGTGTCTATTTCGTGTTTATTTTGTGTCGTACATAATGTATAAATTGTTTTAACAAAAAATATAATCCACGATCAGGAGTATACGATAACATATTCCTATCATCAAATACACTCTTTGCAGATGGATATAATTCATCAAGATATTCATTTAAACCCTTAATATCTAATTCCGTTGAGTGTAAATATTTATTTAAATAGATAAAAAAACATGGTAGTGAAGATAAAAAATTACAAGTGGAATATAAATATGGTTCAGATTCCACAAGTTTGTTATCAATTTGTCTTTCAATCTCCGCGCAAGATGCCTTATTCTCATTCTCATCACTGCAAAGTGTCTTATATTTTTTTAATACTATACGATAAAATGGTAATTGTTTTTGAATAAATGCTCTTATGTCATACGGAAAGATAAAGGGAAAAATTTCTTTGTCAAATGAGGGCGGTGTAAGATTATATACAAGTGAAGTAACGCCATATTTATAATTTAAATTTAAATAATTATTTGAAAGAACCTTTAATGTATACAAAAATACCGTAAACAAATCATTATTCTCATAACGAACATTCTCATTTAAAATATTTTGATAATAATATAAATCATTATTTATTATCCAATTTAATGTATCAATTATTTCGCTTAAAAAACGTTCATCTTTTGTAAAATCCCCGTCTTGTATTGATGATTCTTTAAGATTTTTATAACCTTTCTTCATCATATATTCCACATAATCATATCCTTCGGTCATATTTGGAATATTATTTAATGATTTATCTCTTTTTTTCTGTTCAATTAACCATTGTAATTGCTCAATACTTCCTTGCATCGTCTCAACTAAAAACTTAAATTGAGGCGGGACTTCCACTTCTGGAAATTCTTTTAAAACAAGCGACCATTCGCGAAAATACGCTGTTTTAAGTATTGGTTCTATTGATGATCTTTCTCTAATTTCTTGACGAAGTGATAAATCAATAAGATCATATTTATTCTGAATATTTTTAAATTGTTGATAAATATTATTATTTATAATCTTGTTCAAATAGGTGAATATTTTTAAACCATCAACTGCTGACATACTCTTTTCCATTTTTAAAAAATCAATTTTAGGATTATTCACAACCTCATCATAAGGAATACCCTTATTCGAAGTTGAAAAAAATTCGTTTCCTTTTATTAAACGGTTACGATAAATATATACATTATTTGGTTTTTCCGAAAATATTAAAGATGCACGACGTATTTCTTCGTCTATTTGATCATATGGTGATATACCAAGATGTTTAAAATTGTATTTTGAAGGAAATAAATTTAAACATCGATTTAATAAATATCTAGGATAACTCCCCATATAGTTATTATAATTAACACCCAAACATGAATCTACAAATATTTGTATATTAATTGGCTCTGAAATTCTCTCTTTTCGTCCATCTTGTTTATATTCTAAAAACGTCTCAACTAATAAGTCAATAATTTCACTTAATTGAATATTTTTAATTGTATTAAACATAAATAATTTATCTAGCTTCTTACCGTTTTTTTCAATTTGAAAATAAAATGTTAAAGTATCTATATACTTTCGATTTTTTGACTGATGAGCGGAAAACGAAACATCAGGACATAATGAACCAGGCATAAATGTTTTAAACAATAGATCTTCACTTTTACTTTGAACATATGGAATATTTTTATATCTACTAAAAACCTTTTTTAATGCATATAATGCAGTATATAATTCCTTTGTATAATTTTCATTATTTATATATTTATTAAAATAATTATCAGCAAGCATGAAAATTTCATACAATTCAATTGGCTTTTTATCATCTATAAAAGTACTTGGAAAGAAAATAAAAGGATCAAATACACTTATAGTCATTAATTCTATTGCACCCATTAAAGTTATATTCACAGTATCAGGAAGAATAAATGCATTATTAATCATAGTCCCATGACCATCTATAATTAGCAATAAATCTGATGCTATTACATTTTTATTATCAGATGTTAAACATTCCTTTTTGATTTCATCAAACATGTTATTTTTACTTCTATCTATAAAAGAATAATAATCATTCATACCCTGCATAGGACCACTATACACATCAACCCTAGACCCCCTATCATCCTCATGAATATTATACGTCTCATATATAAACTTCAAATATTTTCTAATTATCGTTTGATATTCTTTCAGTTGCTCAGGTGGTTTCTCCATTATATTTATATTTATATTTATAATGAAGAAAAGAAAAGAAAATAAAATTAAACTTTGTGTTTATTTATATAATAAGATATAAATGCTTTTAAAAAAAGATACAATTCACGATCAGAAGTATACGAAGACATATCCGTAGAATCCAAAAATTTACTTTTATTGGATGATGAAGATGGATATAAATTATCAAGATATTCATTCAATGCCTCTGTATCTAATTCATATTGGTTTTCATTTTGGTTTTCATTTTTGTTCCTTAAATGACTATTTATAAGGATAAAAAAACACGGTATTAAAGACAAAAAATCAAAAGATAACAAATATGGTTCAGATTCCATAAGTTTATCATCAACTTGTCTTTGCATGTCGGAACATTCGTTCAGTAATTTTGAATCTTTACGTACTAACTGCTCATTCTGACACATTCGCAAATCCTCTTTTAAGCGACGGAAAAACGGTAATTGTTGTTGAACAAGTGAACGTATTGATGAAGATGGGAAAAGAAATGCATAAGTATACTCATTATATGATGAATGTGATACCTCTTGATTTGACATCAATGAAACTACACGAAACTGATGATTTAAATTTAAATATTTATTAGCAAGAGTCTTTAATGTATACAAAAATACTTTAAAAATATAACGTTTTGTTATAACATTTATATAATAGTCAAGATCGTGACCTAATATCCAATTCAATATCTCTATTATTACAACTGAACAACGTTTATCTTTTGTAAAGTTGCTATTTTGTATTGATGATTCTTTAAGATTTTTATAATCTTTCTTCATCATATACTTCACATAATCAAAATTATTAGGAATATTGTTGCTATCATCACCTAATTGTTCAATTAACCATTGTAATTGCTCAATACTTCCTTGCATCGTCTCAACTAAAAACTTAAATTGAGGCGGGACTTCCACTTCTGGAAATTCTTTTAAAACAAGCGACCATTCGCGAAAATACGCTGTTTTAATAATCAGTTCAACCACTTTGCATCTATAATTTCGTGTTTTTAAAGTATCTGATATTGGTATTGATTTTGAGAATTTTGTTTTTTCAATTTTTTGATAAATATCATCCTTTATAACCTGGTTAAAAAATGTAAATAGTTTGAAAGCGTTAATTTCCGACATACTTTTTTCAAATTTGAAAAAATTAATCTTATCATCATTTAAAACCTTCTCGAGTAAAATACTTTCTGGAGGATCTATATTTATATTATAACGAAGTTTTGGACTATATTTTTGGTGTTTATCTAAACGACGTTGATTAATATATTGTTTATCTAACAACCTTTCATAGTCAAGAGATGCACGACGTATTTCCTTATCTATTTTATCATATGGGGATACACCAAGATGTTTTAAGTTGTATTTCAAAGGAAAATAATTTAAACATCGATTTAATAAATATCTTGGATATTCTCGTAAATAAATACTGTAAGGTATATTCAAACAGGAAGATGAATATATATTTATATGAATTGGATCAGAAATCCTTTGATGTTTATCTTCTTCTATATTTAAAAAAGTTGTAACTATTTCATGAATAATATCACTTAAATACAATTCAGTATTGTTAAATAAAAACAATTTATTTACGTTTTTAGTCGATTGATGAATTTTTACAAAAAATTGTATAGGTTCTGTATAGATTTCTTCATCCTTAGTACTATATGAAATATCGGGGCACAATGATCGAGGTGGTAAATAAGGATAAAATGGCATATTATTACTATTATTATTATTATTATTTGTCATAGAATACATTTGAAAAGTGTATCTTATTGCACGTAATACAGTATATAATTCTTTGTGATAATTTTCACCATTAAGATAATTTTTTTCGTAATATCGAAAACTCATTTTCTTCAATTCGTCAAATTCAGGAAAATCCTTTTTTTTAAAAAAACCATATTCAAACCTAAACGGATCTTTAGAAAGATCTGAAGAAAGCAACAGTGTTAAAAAGATGCCATTAAAACTAATATTTACATTATCAGGAAGAATAAATGCATTATTAGTTAAACTTCCATGAGCATGCAATTGCAATGATACTTCTGATGCTATAACCTTATTTTGAGGTTCCAAACATTCCTTTTTAATTTCATCAAACATTCTATTTTCGCTTCTATCATAAAAAGGAAACATACCAAATTCTGGAGGCGGAAAATTCGTAAAAATATGAGATATTCTATATTGATCATCTAATGGAATCTTGTATAATTTATGCATAAAACTCAAATACTTTTCAATTATCTCATCATATTCTTTCTGTTGCTCAAGCGTTTTCTTCATTACTTCCTTCCTTCTTTATTTTACTAATTACATATAAATAAATAATAAATAATAATAAATTTTTTTATAAAAGTTCTAAAAGTTCTAAAAGTTCTAAAAGTTCTAAAAGTTCTAACTAAAAATAAACATCAATATTTTGAAATAAACTTCCCATTGAATATGTTATTTGTTTTAAAAAATGATATAATCGTCGAGCATCCGTAAAATCATCATCATGAAATTTATTTGTTGACCGAGCATTATCTTCATTATCTTCATAATAATTTCTAATATCAAATACCTCAGTCTTAGATAAATCGTCCATTGTCTCCAAAGTATGTAAAGCTTCATTCCAACTAAAATATAAAAAATCTCTTTCACCAATTGTATTACTATCATTATTATTATAATTATAATGAAAATGTGTGTAAAAAAATAAAATAATACAAGGTACTAAATCCAAATAATATGTTTCATGGTATAAATATGGCCGAGGACGAGTTAAAACATCATCTTCTAATTTATTTTCAATATCACGACGAATACGTGGTGGTTCTGCAACTTCCGGTGGGGCCGTTAGAATACTTGTATATTCACTAAATATCTCTCTTAATGGATTACCCTCTTGTGTAAGATAATTTAAAGCACCGTAATTATAAAATACAGAATAAATATCATTCTCCAATTCCGATTTTCCTTGGTGATTTTTTACCATAAAATTTAATCCATTCGAACCTTCTTCATATAATTCACAAATATACAAAATGTGCAACATAAAGTTATAAAACGGTGGTTCTTCGTTTATTTTCGTCTTTCTATTAAAATTCAATTTTGCAATTTTATCAAGATACCATAAATCACATATTAAAATACCATGAAGTGATTTTGATATTTTCTCTTGTTCACTTTCAGAATATGTTTCTAATAACTCTTCAAAACTATCGTCAACATAAACCTTATGTAACCGTCGTTCTGGTGATATTTCTATTACGTCTTGACTTAGAACGTAATTAAAAACTCTGTCATCTCTTATATCTGAATTACCCGGTGTTTGATGATTTAAATTATAAAGTTGTATATAAACTTCGTCTTGAATGTTAAAAAGTAAATCAAGATGACCCAAAAGTATATTATACAAATATGAAAATCCTTGCTTTCTCTTTTTTCTAGTTTCATCATCAATTGATTTATCATTTAATCCTACAAATGCTTTGTGTAAAATACCGGATTCTATTATATTTTTTGTTTCCAGAATTCGAATTCTTTCTAACTCTTGTGCTTTAAAAAACGTCTCCTTCAATTCCTCTGACATATTTCCGGTTGTTGTTTTAATTTTTGCATGATGACAAAGTTTACGCCAAAAACGAGAAAAATAATTAAAATCAATTGAATTAAACAATTCTTCAATTTTAAATAAATCTTTTAAATTATGCAATGAATGTTTTGCATTTATAAAATTGTTTTGTTCTGCTTCCGTTTGTATTTCTTTTAAACGCCAACGATACACAATACTATTTATATCTTTTGTATTAATTACAAATGGATCCATATTAATTACAAGTGAACTACGACGAATATCCTCGTTATCATGATAATTTATTTTACGTGGTAACAAATCAAAACAACTTGATAATAAATATCGAGGATTTATAAATTGATCGTGAATATACAAATAATGTAAATTACCACATGCGTAAACAAACAATTTGGTTTTGGGAATGTGAATATGCTCACCTTTTTCATTTTTGTAAATATCAAATTTATATTTTGAAATTTTTTTGACTAAAGAACCTAAAAAATTAGTTGAAGTTGTATCCGTTATTGGATATACAGTATATTCCATTTTTGGTTTGCGATTTGTAATTGGTATTAAATAACCTAAATTAAGCGTGTCTTCATAAAATTTCATATCTCGTGTAGAAAAGGCTAAATCCGGACATAATGAATGAGCTGGAAAACTTATATATTTTTCAGAATTTAATTTATTTTGTATATTTTTAAAAATCATCATCATATACTTTAATTGATTCATTCGTGTTACAAATTTTTGTACAAGTTCAACATTTTTGTATGGCTTATCAATAATATTGACATTATATCTATTTGTAAAATTTTGATAAACATTTCTTGATTTTATATTTAATGTAGGATTATGATAACACCCAAAAGGTGGACTATGTTCAAGTGGAACAAAAACCGTTGAAAAAAAACAAATTTCAATATCATTTGGAACAATAAAAACATTGTTATATATATTACCATGACCATTATAAGTCATTAACATATCCTGTCCATCTATTTTGCGTTGTGAAGCTTTTAATTTATACTCTTCTAATAAATTTCGTAATACTTTTGGAGCTGCTCTTTCTTCTCTGTTCGTATCGTGCAAATTTAAAAAGACATCAGATGGATTAATTCTAGCACATTCAAAACCAACATTTATATATTCTTTCTCAAAATCCTTCTCTTCTAACATGATTTGATTTTTTTATTTTTTCTATACTATACAATAAGATCAAATATATTTATATTTATATATATTTAATTATTGATTTATGTAAAAATTTTTCATTCATGGTTAATATTCGTCCTGTCGCGAGATTAGTTTTAACTTCAGATTCGGACAATTATGATGATTATGATGATGACGATAATGATGATGATAATAATAATATGATTATAAATCCAAATAATTATATTATTATTCGTGATGAAAAGAACAAAAAGAACAAAAAGAACAAAAAGAACAAAAGCCACAAAAAACACAAAAAGAAGAAAAAACACAAATACAAAGAAAAAAAGGTTTATCTTCGGTTTTACTCTACAAATAATTCGTCATCAAGTTCACTACCGTTTACGTCTTCGTCGTCTTCGTCATCTTCGTCGTCTTCGTCGTCTTCGTCTTCGTCTTCGTCGTCTAAAAAAAGAATTTGGTCATGTTATAAAGGAAAAAGACCAAAAAGTACAAAACGACTAAAAAGACCAAAAAGTACAAAACGACTAAAAAGACCAAAAAGTACAAAACGACTAAAACGACTAAAACGACGGAAAAGACCAAAAAGTACAAAAAGTACAAAAAGTACAAAAAGTACAAAACGACCAAAAAGACCAAAAAGACGAAGCAAATTAAAAAGACGAAGCAAGAGTTAAAAAATTAAAATATAATTTATTTATTAAAAAACCTTTAAAAAAAATGCCTATTGGTGATTTGTTTGGAACTCCCGGAACCACTACACCTAATCTAAGTGAAATTCCAATTCGCGATGTCGTAAATTTAAATTCACAATTACCAGCTAATCTTACTGATCATTTTACATTTATACCACATAATGGACGTGGGCGTGGACGTGGACGTGGACGTGGTATTACAATAGTTGGTCGTGGACGTGGTCGAGGTCGTGGACGTGGTCGAGGACGTGGATCAATTCATGCACCAAGTCCATTTGATACCGAAAATTCAATACCAGGTGAATATATTGGACAAATTGCAGATAGTAATAGTATATTAAATAGTAATGCAATTGAAATTGATCAATCACAACATGCAGCCTATACAAGAATTCCCGAATTAGTTTATCAAGCAAGTATGACAGGAAAATATACTCTTTATGAAGCATTTTTAAAATATGATATTAGTCAACAAGCTACAACACGTGTTCCAGTAAATGTCTTTTGTATTGCAGCTGCGCGAAATTTACCATTAGATGTTGCTTATGAATTACAAAGACAATTACACGCAAATGATTATGAATATGATTTTGAATATCCATTAGAAATTTATAAATTAGCCGTTAAGAAAAATATTGCACCACAACAAGCACAAGAAATTTGGTTAAAAGTTAATTCATTGCGTGCTATTCCATTTGATCGACGAAAAGAACGTGGACCAGGTCGTCCATCAAAAGCAAAAACAAATAATGGAAATAATGGTGATGATGATGATGATAACAATAATAATAATAATAATAAAAATAATAAAAAACCTAAAAAGATTACAATCGATTTTGCGGATGAAGTTCAATTAGCAAGTATTGAACAAAATGGTCAACATACAAATGCATTTGATTTAAATTTATATATGTTAGAAACAAAAACAAAAGGTGCAACTATACCATCCGCTAAACATACAAAAACACCTAAGGGCGGGGGAGGAATTGAACGAATTGGTGATTTATACAAAGATGATGAAAATAATTTATATTTAAAAGAAAAAATTTCATTATGGGTTGAAGAAACAGGCACAAAACAATTAGCTTCATTGTCCTGGCGGGATATTTTTAAAGAATATTATTTTAATCCCTCCTTTTTTCATGTTGTTGAAGCATATTACGAAGATCACCCAAAATCTAAAAGTAGACTGGAATCCAAATTTTCCAAATTAAAACGATTATTCAAAAAAAATCCTAAAATAATAAATCTGACTTAACATAACAACTTACTTTCTTTTTTTTTGTTATTGAATTGCTTCTTTAAATTTATCTAATGCTTTAAATGCATGATATAATGGTGATAATTTATCTTCTTCTTTGTTATAACCAAAATATTCAGGTAATGGGAATAAATTTTTCTTTTTTTCTTTCTCCGTATTAAAAAAAACTTTACGTAAATCGACATACATTGATCGATAATAACTTTGATAGAAAAAATGAAAATGAAATGGAGCATTTTGTCTCATTTGATTTGCTTCATCCATATAACGACGAGCTAATTCTCGTATTCGAGGTTCTTGTTCTATAAATTCATCTTTTTCTATACTTAATGCTCGATTTTCTTCAATTAATTCACGAATTTTTATTGCTAAATCTCTTATTGAATCACGAACTTCATTAACACTTTCCTTTGTGTTTTTATCTTTACATATAGATTTCATTTCATCTTCTAAATTTTTAATTTTTTCTTCATTCTGTTCAATAAGACCTGAAATTTTTATATATCTACCTAAATTAAAATTTGCACGCATTATTTCACTTATAGAGTCATACATTTTATTAAATTTATCTAAACGATAATAATCATATAATCGTTGTTCCTTTAGATCAACTTTAATTTGTAATTCATTTTTTTTGTCATAAATTTCTCGAACAATTTCATCCAAGGGATTTGGATAATAATGCATCTCTTCTAAATCTTGTGCTATTTCATCATCAGTACGATTATTGTATAATGTTTTTGCTTGTTCAAAACCAACTTTGGTTTTTGTGTTTAAATGCAAATCATCAGCATGATGTTCCGCCCATTGCTGAATTTGTTTATCTTTAATTATCTCCTCAAAATTTGAATCCTCACAAATTTTTTTTTCAATTTCTTCATAAGTTAACGGTGTTTCATAATCATCACCATCACCTTTCATATAAAAACCATCTCGAATATATAAATCATTTTCCTCACGTTCCTTTTTTAATTCAGCACGACGACGTTTTATAAAGTCTTCATTTTTTAATTCTTGTGGTGTAAATCGCGCATAACCATAATTTTGTGGATTTGTTTCATCTTGCTCAAATTGTATTTCATTTTCATCATCAACAACCGTTGGTAAATATTGACGTAAGACTTCTAATTCATCATGCATATAAACTATTGATTTCATAACAATTGTACGATCTTGATCTTCATAATAATTAATTTGTAAATCAGGAATTGTTGTTTTTGATATTTCATTTTTATTCGTTTCTAATTGATAATAATTGCGTGGAAGTGTTGTTAATCCACGATATAATGAAGTATTAAATGGCCATTGCATATCCATTGGTTGATTTGATCGGGGAGCTAAACGAATACGCTTATAAGCCATTTGATAAATTTTTGTATTATCATTATCCTTTTGTCCAATTGTTCGATACATTAAATGATTATAATCAAACATATTAATATTGTCATTAAGCATTGGTTCAATCTGTGGTGTTTGATTCGATTCCATTCTTGTAACGTAATTATCGTCCAAACGGATTTCAGGTGGACACATAACTAAAAATTGATCCTGAATTATTGGATCGACCTCATTCAAATTTTTATTTTTAAAATAATTCTCAAAAAAAATCTCCTCGGTTTTGGTTTTGGCTGGTTTTGGTTTTAAAAGAATCTCTGATATTTTTTTACTTGTGAATTCTTTCATTCCACCCAAATAATGATAATATTGCATAAATAAACCACATTGACAAACCAAATAATACTGAAAAAAAGTTAAAAAATGGTAATATACAATATATTCACGACGATTTTTAAATTTACCCTCTTTACCATATTTTAACAAATCATTAAAATCTCTAACCGTTGTCCATAATTTGTGATATATATTTCTCGGACGGTCTACTAATTTTTGTATATTGCCATCATTGCTAAAAAACTCATTAATATATTCTGTATTTATAGTTGTATTATATACCTTAAAATGAGGATAACTAGATTGTAATTCATCATTGTTAAAATAAAAATCATAACGTGTTAATATTATAAACATTTTCATTGCATTCAATAATAAAATTCTCTGAAATGTTAAACTAGTGCTATTGTTCAATAAACGATTAATGCGATAATTTAAGGGAGCAAAAAAATAAGATGACGCATTGCTCGTAAGATATGAATAAAAAGTACGTGTAACTTCATTATGATAATTAAATGTGTTCATTATAAAATTTGAACGATTTAGTGAAAAAGATAAATTATCATTATTGTTTAAAATAATTCCTAACCCTAATACATCCTTGTCATATTTGTTTGCAGTATAATAAGTAAATATTTCATCAAAATGAACGATTAATGAACCATATATTTCATAAGAAATATCTTTAAATGTATAAAGATAAATTTGATTATCAAATTGATAAAGTTGTATAATTTTATTATATGCTTGATAATTCTTTTCAGGAAAATCTTGTTGTTTACTCGTTATATATCGTTTTAATAAACAACGATGAAGATATTCTAAAAAAACATAAGGTAAACCTGGAGAATTATGATAACTTGAAAGGACAAGATGATTTTGTAATGCTGCAATTAAATTACTTATTAATTTAAACATTATTGTTGTATTATTAATATTAAAATCATATTGCTGCAAATCTTTACGAATATCAATTTCAAAATATTTCAATCGTGTCAATAGAATCCTGTATTTCTTCTCACATAATTTACGATATTCATCTACACTCATACGACGTGTAGTATCCCTAGGTACAAAACGAAATTGTTCCTTTTCCCTTCTATTATTAATTAAATTGTATTCCACCCATTTTGATACATCTTCGTGACTTGCGGGTTCACATAAAAATTCTAAAAAACGACGATGGTTTCGAATTTTGTTATACAATTCTGGATTATTTTTTTTAAACTGTTCGGAAATATGAATATTATTGAATAATAATTGAAAATCAATTTTTTTGATGTATTGCAAAAATATACCTGTTGCTTTGTCAAATTTATTGTTTTTAATAAATGGAACCATTACATTAGGAATAGACGGATTATATGCCTTAATATAACCATTATCATTCCATGCATACTTATAATAAATTAAATGTAAACGTTTAACTCGAAGGGAAATTCCATATTGTTGTGATTCAACCGTTAAAAGCGAATTTGGATACATTAAATTTAAACTCTTTACCATTGTTATTGCCATTGATGCATAAAATGTATTTACCGGTGTAACACCATGAATCCATCCAATAGTATTTATATTACCGTATTGAATATCATTTGCAACAATATTAACTCGTGGTCGTGGAGTTTGTCCTTGTGAATAATCCATATCTGTATAAACTATATAAGGAATATTTATACGCAGGGCTGATTTAGCAATATTAATTGAAGTTGTCTTTTTTTCGCGACGTTTTGGAAACAATCGCTTTATTAAACGATTTGTAAACATATTTATGTTAAAATTTAATTTTGGTTTTTTTTCTTAATTACAAAAATAAATTTAAAATAAATATTAACTTTCAACTTTCAGCAAGTTGACGTTGACGACTTATTATTACAATTTTAAATATCTGCACAAAAAATAAAATTACCCAACATAATAATAAAAAGAAGGTTGCAATTTTCTTCGCCTCTTCGCTTTCTACAAAACCATAACCCAAAATACCTGTTAAAAAGATTAAAATTGTATACGTTATTAAAGACAAAGAATAAGATACCAAATCATCCGTAAACGTAAATACTATATTATCAACTTTTGCTCGTTTCTGTAATGCCTCTTCACGCTCTTCCTCTAATTTAGTCAAACGATCAGACATATTTTGATTTGATTTAATTTAATTTAATTTAATTAACCTAATTTATTTTTTTTTGATTTTTATTATTCTTCTTATTATAAATTTACCAAAAGTTGATCATGTTTTAATACCATATTGCTTTTTTCAATCGTCATCTTGTGATATTTGCATAACCCAACATTATATAAGAAATTTTCCTTGTTGTTCATCATAATATTCTCATAACGTAAATGATTACGTTCTGATTGAGCCAAATTTTGACAAGAATCAATTATGCACATATGTCCATAACAATAATATTTATGAGAAAGACGAAAATTATGACAATCTGATAAAATACATTGAGGAATTTTATCAACAATTGAGCGTAAAAACCGTTGACGAATTTGAATATGCTTCATACACAACGGTAATAACTTACAATGACATTCCGTTTCAAGATTCACCGCCGGATGAAAAATACGACAACGAAAATACGTTGCAATTAAATCCACATCCATTAATTCAACCGATCCTTTATAATGCTCAAAATAACATTCACTGTCACATACCTCCTCATAACAATATTTTACACAACATAAACCATCATATGCCTCTTTAAATACAAAATTCTCAGCCATTAAATCAGTTGGTAATTTTTCAAAGGTTGATTGCCATAATACACCACCTTTACGATGCAATGATAATCTTGCAAATGTATCCTCCACTTGAAGAAAATGAAGAAAATTATTTCGAATATTAATCTTGCGGAGATTTTCATTACCATTACCATTATTAGTATTATTACAACCACCATAAATGCGAGTTAAATCATTTCCACTTCCATTAACATTAACATTAACAGACGAACCAACAACAAATGAACCACCAACAGATGGAACTACCGGCAACGGTAAACACAAACATTTCTCCATTGTCGTTGTCGTTCCTTCTTCAGATTCAGATAATGATGATGATGATGATGATGATAATTGACTTTTTGATCTTCTCTTCTTTGTTGTTGCTGTTGTTCTTGTTGTTTTTGTTGTTTTTGTCGTCATCTCATTCAAATCGTCTTGATTCTTATTCTTATTCTTATTCTTATTTTTATCCTTATCCTTATCCTTATCCTTTTTCTTAATGTTGTTGTTGTTATTGTTATTATTATTATTTATCGTTGTTGTTATATTCGTTGAAGAAGTTATAACCTTCATCTCGCTCTTTTGATGATGATGATGATTATAATTATTGTTATTCTTATTGTTGGTAGTGATTGTCGTCGTTGTTGTATAACGAGATAATTTGTGCTGTAATTTTATTGCTTCATTAAGTGATTCAGGTAATGAAGATCGACGTTTACTCGTGGACGTCATCCTTAATCATTAATTATTTTAAACTTAAGTTTGAGTTTGAGTTCGCTACTAAATAATCCACTTTCATTGATAATTCCTTAATGCTCTCAATCAAAACTGCAATTATGCCATGATAGTCAATTGATAAGAATTCAGAGTTTGAATTAGAGTTTGAGTTGGAATTGGATTTGCTTCGTCTTCCCGTCGTCTTTACAATCGATGTCAATCCAAGCGAATCTAATAACTCATTTGCCAGTAAACCACATCGCCGATCATCCTGGCGTCCACGCAAACTATACTCAACACCACGCATCTGTAACACTTGCGACAAACAAGATCGCGATGAAAGATACCGTATATTCTCTTTCATGCGCACATCACTTGTTGCATTCACTGTATCACAATAAATATCACCATCGACTCCTAAACCACCATCAATACGCATCGTGCCCGTAGTTGTACTTGTTGAAGCCTCTGTTGTATTCAATATAGTAACCAATACACCACCTGCCGTATTATTAAAACGGTATTGGCCATTTGTGCCCGATCCAGCAGTACCTACCGTAAAATCAATATTTCCACCATCAACTCCACCATCACCAGCTGTAAATGAAAAACTACCCCCATTCGTTGACGTTCCATCCCCAGCAGTTAAATTTATATTACCACCATTTGTACCTCCATTACCACTTATCAATACAATATTACCACCATTTGTTGAACCAGTTCCGGTTGTTACACGAAAAAGACCACTTGCATCACTTGATGAATTACCTGTATTAAATGTAATATCTCCTGTATCACCACCACTTGCTGTTCCTGTTCTAAAACTTATTAAACCAGATAATCCTACACCATCACCCGTATCCAATACCACATTTCCACTTCCACCAACAGTTGTATTACCTGTCAAAAGATTGATAGTACCTGTAGAGGTTGCCGTAGTGCTATTTGGACTTTGTATTGTAATATTACCTTGAGCACTAATTCCAGATGTTTCATCACCTGATCTTATAAACACATTTCCACCTTGAAATCCATTACCACCTATTATACTTACAGGACCACCTACACCATTATTTAAATGCTCTGCACCAAGAATTGTTATTCCACATGCAGTTCCACCAGCTAGAGTTCTACTCACAGCTTCCATTGTAAACGTTGCACTTGCTGCATCAACACCAACCAACATTTCAGGAACAGTAGCAGAATCTGTAAAACGAAATACACTTAAACTTGCGGCCGCAAATCCATCCGATCCATCATTATACTGAATATCCCCAGTAGTCCCCGCAGCAACTCCGCTAGGTATTGACCAACTTAAATTTCCCGCACCGTCATTTGTTAACACTTCACCTGCACCCGTAGCCTGTGCGGCAGGCCAAATTACACTGTATGCACTCGTACTCGCTTCCGCACTTTGTGCAAATACATTACCACTCACTGAACCTTCTAATCCCAATGATCCATCAGTTCGTAAATTACCTCCATAAATATTCCCTGTTGCACCTATACCATTCACTACCCTTAAAGTCCCTGTTGTTGAACTTGTTGCATTTTCGTTCCCCGATAAAATTACAATAGAATTATTAGCAGCTGAATCACGAAAATAAAAATTTGCATCCGCACCACCTGTATATGCACCATTAAATATCATATCACCCGCAATTGTACTTGTTGAACCTAATGTAAAAATAAGACTACCACCTGTTGCACCAGCACCTGATGCATCTGCTGCACTTAATGTAATTGAACCACCATCTGTTCCCGCACTACCAACATCTGCACAAACTATTGATATATCACCACTTCGAACTCCACTCACACATCCACCACCACTTATTGTTACATCTCCACCACTTCCATCATTTGATAAACCACCACGAATTACTACTTGTCCTCCATTACCAGTTCCTGTTCCACCTGATACATCACCACCAAGTAATTCAGCATTTCCACCATCTGTATTTTGAAATCCTTGTCCTGCATTTATTACTATACCACATCCATTACCTGCACCAGCTGTATCAGATACACCAATTATACTAGCATCATCATTTAATGATCCCATACGAATAAAACATGTTGCACCATCTGTAAATGTAAACTCAGATATAGTCGCTGCAGCAAATCCACCTGATCCATCATTATATTGAATATCTCCGGTAGTCCCCGCAGCAACACCACTAGGTATTGCCCAACTTAAATTTCCCGCACCATCATTTGTTAACACTTCCCCAGCCCCAGTTGCCTGCGCAGCCGGCCAAACTACGCTGTATACTGCTGTGCTCGCGTCAGCCTCCTGACTAAACAAATTTCCACTAATTGATCCCTCTAAACCTAACGTCGTCGTTGCATTAATATTACTTGCATAAATATCCTGATTTACACCTAATCCACCAGATAAAATACGTAATGTACCTGTTGATGTATCTGTTGCATTTTCACTTATACTATAAACAGATAATAAATTAGTTAATCCTGTCGAATTTTGCCAGAAACAAAATTCTTCCGCAGTTGCATCACCCGGACGAAATTCAATTACGCCATTTGATGTTCCTCCAATACCTACCTGAAATTCTATATTTCCTCCATCTCCTGACCCACCTTGACCAGTTATTACATTGAAATTACCGCCATTAGTAGATCCATCGCCTGTTTCCAATGTCATACTACCTCCATCTCCCGTCCCAAGCGTTTGAGCGCCAGATTGTAAATTTAAATTACCACCATTTACTCCTACACCATTTCCACCATCACCACTACTTATATTAAAATTACATCCTGCTAACGTGACACCATCTGCGCTATTCATAGAAAATGAACCATCCTCAACTCCAACATCTAAAGAACTTGATGGATCACCATCTGTATAATTAAATAAAGACAAAGTCGCGGCAATAAAATTACCCGAACCATCACTTAATTGAATATCACCAGAATTACCTGCTGAACTTACACTTGCAGGAGTTGTCCAAGTTAAATTACCTGCACCATCATTTGTTAATACTTCACCAGCACCTGTTGCTTGAGCATCTGGCCAAATTATCGTATACGTAGTCGTTGTATCATTCGCTTGTTGACTAAATACATTTCCACTTACACTGCCATTTAAATTTAATAATGTATCACTTGTTAATTCATTCGCGTATACAGTTCCTGTAATACCTACCCCGCTAATTACTTGCAAGGTACCAGATGAGGTGGTAGTTGCGTTTTGCGGACTACCCAAAACAGTCATTAACGCAGTTGTTGTTCCTACCTCATAAAATTCATAAATTCCATCATTTGTTCCACCTTGTCCTACAGAAAAACTAATTGAACCACCATTACCAGAAGTACCATCCCCCGCATTTAGCTCAATCGGCCCACCATTCGTCCCTCCAGTACCTACCGTGAAAAAGATCCCTCCTGAATTTCCATTTCCATTTCCAGTTATTATTGACACCGAACCACTGTCTTGTAAGACTGACTCACCGGATTCAATGCTTACTGACCCACCATTTCCACCACCAACACCACTAGTTTGATCGCCTGCATATAATCCTAGATTCCCTCCCGGATTTGTACCTCCTGTAGTAACACCACTTTGTATATCTATTGAACTTCCCTGAGTACCACTATTTATTCCATTTAATTCAAATGTTCCACTTGCAACACCAACATTTAAACTACTAATTGGATCACCATCAGTAAAATTAAATTGAGATAATACAGCTGAAGTAAATCCACCAGCACCATCACTTAATTGTATATCACCAATAGCACCCGATGATGGTGTATTTGGAGGAGTTGTCCAAGTTAAATTTCCTGCACCATCATTTGTTAATACTTCACCAGCACCTGTTGCTTGTGCAGCTGGCCATATGACACTATATGTTGCTGTATTGACATGAGCTTCCTGACCAAATATATTTCCACTAGTTGTTCCAATTAATTCATAACGATTACAATTAGTTAATTGAACACTATTAAATGGTCCACTAGTTGAAAATAATGTAAATGTTTCATTACTTGCTGTCCATTGTGCATTAATATCAATACCATTAGATGTAAATTCTACTGTAGTTGATGTTAAACTAGATGTTGCCATTTAATTTAATTTAATTGAATAAAAAATAATAGTTTTTTTTACCCCTCTTTATGTTATTTATGTTATATTAATTATATTATTTAAGGTTATAAATAAAAACAATAAAAATAAACCACGTTTCAATACACCTAAATCGGAAATATCAATTCCTAAAAATTTAAACTCAATCCAATTCCGTTGCAACGTCTCATTCAATGTATGTAAATCCAACATAGTAGAATTTTCCTCAATAAGATTTAAAACTACTAAATCAAAATCTTTTTCTAACTCAAAATGACGAATTAAATCATTTAAATTATAACGACGAATGTATTTTTGTAAAACTTGTTTATTATAGATTAATGCATATAATCGTTCCTGTTCATTTGATATTTGTGTAGTCATATACATATAAATCATTAATATTAGCATAAAAAATAAATAAATTGTCCATGGAAATCGTCGATAATATCCGTTGCTCAAATCACTTAAAAACAAAGCAAATGACATCGTACTCAAAATTACAAAAGATGTAAATAAATTTTCCATTTGATTTACACTATGACGAATATCTTCAATCATCTCACTTGTTTCTTCCACAACACGATTTAAACTTAATTCATTTAATATTTGTGATTCTAAACGATTCACATATTCTTTAATATCATGTAAATGATAGTAAAATACACAACAAAAACACATTAAATTTAATCCAATAATAATTGTAATAAAATAACTACGAAACGCAACAAAACATAATGCAAGAATTTGAATATAGACAGGATACGTATAAAAATTAGGAAAAATACCATCACTAAAATACAATAAATACAATATATCAGACAAAACCTTAAAAATCGTAATAAAGTGAATCATAATAAGTAATTTTGATACAATAGGATCAACATCGTCCGAAGGTAATCGTTGAATATAATATTCAATGAAATGATCCGTTTGAAAATATAAAAATGCAAATATATACTGTAATGGATATATTAGATGATACAAAAAGAATCCATAATAATAATTTTTAGATAATGATAATGATGAATCTGAATCTGATAATGATGATGATGATGATGATGATGATGATGATGATGATGATGATGATGATGAATGATAATAAAGAGAATCAATAATAAAATAAATTGTATGCACAGCAGGCATTGAAAGTATACTAAATATCATCAAAGTATATAACCAAGAAAACAAAACACAAAAAAAATAACGATGCTCTAAAGTAAACGTAGCATTACTATTATCATCAGATTCATGACTACTTCTTCCATCCTCACATGCTGATATACTACTATTCTTATTATTATTTTCATTGTTATTATTCATATTATGATCAGTATAATTCGTAATATTTGTAAGATTACTATTATTGTAACGGATCATCGTTGTAGAATGGTGATTTTTATTATGTTTACGTAATTTTTTGTAATATTGTAATTGCTCATATAACCGTTGACGGGATTCTTCCGCTTCTTTCTTTATTGTAGATGATGATGAATAAGTATTATTATTACTACTATTATTATTACTATGATTATTTATATTCATCTCATTCATTTCATACTCATTATAATTTCGTTTTATGGATTGCATTAATCTTGTTATTTGTCGAGGCTGATCATGCAATAAACATTCTTTTTCTAATTGTGTAATAACACGTCCAATACGATTTTTTGCAATATATCGTCGAGTTAAAAAATTATATAAATTTTGCTTATATTGTATACTTTGACTAATTCCACTCGTATTACCATTATTATTATTACCATTAAAATTAAAATTAAAATTACGAGTAGAATTATTCATCTTCTTCTTGTTAATTTTACTATCATTTGAGGAAGACGATAATGAGGAAGATGAACCTGGTAAAAAATCTAAACACTCCTCTAAATCATTTAAAAATAACGGACGATATCCCAAAAAAACAAGTAATTTTTTGTATAATTCCATTATTATACATCTATACATATATACATATATACATACATACATACATACATATAAATTTTGATTTTGCAAATTTTGATTTTGCTTAAATACAATGGATAATGAATTACCACAGCGTTTTTTTCAACCTCGACAATTTTGTTCTTATTTATCACAACAACATGTCTTTTTACAATTTCTTGTCATTTTTGTAGGTATTTTTGGTGTGCTAATAACCCTAAACATAAACAGAAATATCATCATATATCATAAACATAAACCTAAACAAAAAAGTATATTAAATTCATTCAATCAATTTGTATATACCGCACTATTTATCATACTTATACTCTTACTTTTTTTCTCGGTTATTACTTAAAAAGAAGGAAAAAAATTAGAATGGGATATAAATATACTCTCTTTGTTGTTATCGCGGTTACAGTAGGATTAATTTTAATTGGTTTTGTTGTTGGTTTTCAACTCAAAAAAATAAAAGATAAAACAAAACCAGTTCAAATACCTGATACAAATGAAACGTTTCTAGTTCAAAATAATCCAAATGAACCAGAATGGATTGCAATAGAAGTAGCAAAACGATTATCCAATTTAGCAAAAATAGGTGATACCATTGTAAGTTATATGCAACGATATCAATTACCTGATGCAGAAATTGCACAACGATTAGCAAGTCGTTGGAAAACAATAAGAAATAATCCATTTGGATTACGTGAAACAAGTAAAATAGAACAAACAGCTGCTTATACAGTTAATAAAGGTGAAGAATTACGAATATGTATACGTGATCATACATCATCATCAACAAACAACAACAATTCGTTTCAAAATGAAAATACTGGTGTAATGGTATTATTACATGAATTAGCACATCTTATGTCTGTTACATATGGACATAATTTAGAATTTAAGAAAAATTTTGCATATATTACAAAAATGGCAGTGCAATTAGGATTATATAATTATATAGATTATCGAAAACATCCAACAAATTATTGTGGAACAGATATTACACATCCACCTTTTTTAATTGATGATGATTAATATTAATATTAATATTAACGTCTACTCCTCTTACGACGACGTTTACTTCCTCCGGAAGATTTACGACTTTTTACTATTTTCCAAGCTTGTTTTAAAGTTTTAGCCTTACCCCCTTGATACAATCTCATTGCTTGCCCTGCCATTTTATTACCTTTACGTTTAGATCCTTTCTTCTTCTTTGATCCAAATCGAGATGAACGTCGTTTTTTACGTTTACTACTTTTTTTACGTCTTTTTTTACTCTTTTTACGTGAAGTTGGACGAGATGGCCATCCACCCTCTTCTTCATCATATACTTCATCTTCACGACGAGTCTGACGTTTACGTTTTTTCGTTGATTTTTTACGTTTTCGACCAAAACCTCCTAATGAAAATCCACCAACACCAAAATCACTTTCCATATTATCACCTGGAACACGATTATCACGATGAAGCATTAATATTCCATCATCTGGATCAATATATGTATTCATTGCCGAAGATGATCGTTTACTACCTCGACCGCGTTTACGTCCACGTCGGGCTCCAAATGAACCCCCCCAACTACTACCAAAATCATCATCATAATCATCATATCCAAAACTAGAACCATAATACATCTCTTCTGTATCTAATGGTTGATAACTATCAGTATTAAATCCAAAAGAATTATTTGTAATATTATTATTATTATTATTATTATTATTATAATTAAACATACAATACACAATTTACTCTAAAAAAATATTACACTTACTCAAAACAAAAGAAAATAAAACTTTTCTTAATTTAGAATTTTTATTTTGAGTCCTAGTTAATAAAATACTAACAAAAAAAATATTCGTAATAAAAAAATTCTATAATAAAATAAAATTGGAAATTATTAATAATTAATTCTTTTTTGTGGTTTTTTTTTTCGGTTACATCTCTTTACATCTATTAATATCAATTAATATCTATCAATATCAATTATAATCATGCCGCATTATAATGAAGCCAGAAGAAGAATTTTACAAAATTTAAGAAGAAGTTCTCAAAGTTTTAAACGTTCTAAGCGTTCTAGGAGTTCTAAAAGTTCTAAAAGTTCTAAAAGTTCTAAAAGTTCTAAAAGTTCTAAAAGTTCTAAATTTAGCAGGAGAAAAAGATTAGCTAAATATAGGAAAAAAAGATCTAACGCAATGTATTTTGGTAAATCTTATACAAATAATAATGATAATGATTCACAAGTTCTTATTGCCCCATTTGGTCCACCTCAACCATGGATGGTAAAAGTTCCAAAAGCACCTTCAAGTTCAGCTCCTCCACCAACTAGTCGATTCGGAAAAAAAAGATCCAAAAAAAGATCACGTAAACGACAACGTAAACGCTCAACTTCCTACACGACCACAGACGACGATAATGACGATAATGATGATGATGATTATGATGATGATTATGGTAGTTCATTCGGTGGTAGTTCATTTAGTGGTAGTTCATTTAGTGGTAGTTCATTCGGTGGTGGTGATGGATCTTCTTATTCTCCTTCTATTTTATCAAGGTCTTATGGTGAACGAAATCTTCGAGATCGACTTGGAAGCGGTGAAAGTATGCTTAGTTCCGTTCGTTCAAGATTAAGAAGTGGTTTAAGTCGTATTAGCAGTGGAGTTAGTGGTGGACTTAGTAGACTTAAAAACAAATTAAGTAATCTATCCAATAAATTACGAATGAAAGGAAGAAAACGACGAATTGGTAAATTTGATACTTTTGTTGATTTAGGAGAAGGAAGTTATAATGATGATGATGATGATGATGATAATAAAAGTATTTTATCAAGTATGTCAGGAGGTACCGATTATAGTAATTTAAGTGATTTAAGTGGATATCGATCCTCTTCTATCAGTGATTTTGGTAATAATAATAATAGCCATACAAAAGCTTATATACGTAAAGTTTTATTTAATAGTAGATTTGGTAAAAATAGAAATAGAAATAATAATAACAATTCTAATAATGGAGCAGAGGAACAACAAATGGAATTAGCATTTAATCCTTCAGGTTATTTATCAATGTGGAATGGGCAACCCAGAATACCTCCACCATCATGGAATCCTTTGTTATTACAAGGAAGTAATAATGTAATGATGGGTATGAATGATCCAAAATTAGATCAAGTTGCCCGTTACCAATCTTCTAAATTAAAAAATTATTGAAAACTCGACCACACAAAAAGATCCATAATTAAAGTTTGAAATACTAATAAACCACTTGCAAATAACGCAAATCCAAATTTTATTCGATCGTGTAATTCTAATTTAGAATAAACATCAACCCAATTCGATAAGTATGCAAAAATACATATTGCACCCACTGCTGTAATAAATAAACTTATTGTTGAATAATATTTTGGTATTCCTTTAACTAATGTCATTGGCCATGATAATGCTCCGGCATAAAATAAACTAACACCACTCCATAATAAAATTACATTTATCTTGTTTTTGTCCTCTTCATATCGTAAATTTAACTCAAATGGAAGATAATAAATCAATAAATACCCACCAAATAAAAAACATAAAAGAAATAAAATTACATAGAGCCGTTGAAATAAATAATCCGTTGCCTTTTGTCCCCAAAAACGACTTTTATCATCAAAATAACTTAATAAGAAATATTCATACAATACCATACCCCCACATATTGTATTTACACTCAATAATTCTTCATTGTATTGATTAACTTCAAGTTTATTCTTATTATTATTGTTATTCTTATTGTTATTATTATTAATTTCCATTCGTTTTCTCCGTTTCTTCTCGTAAAATAAAAAAAAGAATTATTCTTTTAATAGTCTTTGTTGTTTTTTTGTTGGTTTTTATCTAATACTAATACTAATACTAATACTAATACTATATTTTAAACGATTAAAAAAATTAACCAATTCATTCATTTATTTGTAATATGATAGAAGAACAAGAACGTAAATGGGTTGGTTTAGGTGGTTTTTTGTTTTTGTTTTTTGTGGGGGGTGGTTAAATAAATATAAAGATTATCAACAAATCCATTCAATCACAATTTGAAACATGAAACAGTTTTGTTCGTCATTAATTAAATCATCTTTAATTAAATCAAAACAAGACAAGACAAGACAATGGAGCAAGAATATACAAAAGAGCAATTTTTTCAGGATTTTAAGGTAAATGGGAAAGAGTTCTCATTAATGGTTTACAATAAGATGAAAAAATTTAATATAATTGATGAAACATATTTTCAAGATACAAAGAGACGACTTGAGCAAGGAAAAATAAATCTTGCAAAGAAGCATGTTTATACAAAGGAAACAGATGAAGAAGATGAGAATAATTTAAAATTAGCTTTGTCATTAATTGCTCAAGCACCCACTTTAGAAGGTCTAATAAGTGAATGTAATAATTTTTTAATTAAGAAGGCAATAACTATTGGTAATGAAGAATATCTTGAGCTTATTTTATTGAATAAATATCTTGTGTTTGATACAGTTGATATTCATTATTTTTTTGAAGTTTGTGCAGTTAGAGGATTTTTGGCATGCACAAGATTATTATTACAAGATCGTCGTATTGGATCGGATTTAAATGCACAATCTTATGGATTATATGTTGCGGCAATAACAAAGAATGATGTTATCGCAAATGCTATAATTGATCATGGGAAATTGCAAAAACTTGAGAATATTAATAAATTTTATGTTATCTTATATTGTTATTGTTTGCATGCAAATGAAAAGATGGCTCATAAATTAATTGATACGTATAATCTTGATTTATCATTTAATGGATTCTTTGCAATTTTATTAGCGGTTTACAATAAACATTATGATTTTTCATTTAGTTTATTTTTTCGTGATGATGCAATGTTGAAATTGAAGGAAATTATTGACAAAATAGACGAAAAGACCAAGACCAACAAAGACAAAGACCAAAATCAAAACCAAGACCAAGATCAAGATCCAAAAACAACACAAAGAGCAGAAGCATAATTTAATTTTATCTCATATCTATCTTATCCTAATCATAATATCCAAATAATCATAATATCATATCCAAATAATCATTAATATCCTAATATCCTATAAATAAGATTTTAGTAAAGAAGAAACTTAAGTTGTTACAATCAAAAATGGTTACTGCTAATAAAGAAGGACGGCTTGCGGTGGAAGAGAACGGGAAGTTAAAGTATTCAACACTTGAAGATTTTATTCTTGTCTTATTGGAGAAATTGGAAAAACCATTTTGTGTCCAAAATAAATCCCCAATTCTTGCACATATGGCCAAAACACTTGAAGATAATTTGCGTGGAAAGATTGATCGTGCTGTAGATCTAATGAATGACGAACATCGGAATATAATGTTACCATATTGCGAATTGATGCTTGATCATAAGAACGCATATGAAGAATTATGTAGATTGACCAATGATGAAAATGATGTGGAAATACTGAATGATGATAATGATGATGATAGTAACAATAACACGAAGAAATTTCGCATGCGCATTCGTTCAAAAGATGCCATTGTTGTCTGTTTTGCGGTGGAAAAAGTCAACGAGAACCCAAATCTTTTAAGTTTTCGATTATTGTAATTCATAATCAAATTAAATCATAATCAAATTAAATCATAATCAAATTAAATCATAATCATAATCAAATTAAATTGATCTTTCTTTATTAAAATCATCATTATACGATTTGCGAGAAGAGGGAACATAAAAAAAAAAATAAAATGTCGCAAGAACAAGAACAACAAAAACATCATCAAGAAGAAGGGGTTGGTGGGGGTGATGAATATTTGAAGAATTGCGGTAAAGATGATTGTGGATGTAAATTAACAATTCCACAAGGAATCTTTATGATTGTTTCATCACCAACTGTAAAGAATAAATTTAAGTATAAATCATCATCGGATTTATCTATATTACTATTGTCTGCAATTACGTCAAATGTTGGATTATTATTAAGAAAGATTGGTGTAAATGATTCCAATTTTAATCATAAAAAAGTTGGACACGTGGATAATTTGGCTTTGGGAGTATTTGAGATATTACAAGAAAAGGAAAAGATTGATCAAGTGGAAAAGTATTTAAAAAGTCAGGGTTATAATGTTGTTTATGCAAAAGAGAATAAGAAATTTATTGGTCAAAATTCGGAAACTGGATCTACAGTGGAATTTGATCTTAATAAGGAAAGTGATTGTAAAAAATTACAAGAATGTTGTTGAAAGTTGATTTTCGGGACCAAAATAATCTAATAAAAATTGATTACCTTTAACACTTGTATCAAAATATATATTTGGATAATTAGGTGATAAAAATGAACTTGCACTATCATGTAATAAATAAGTTCCCCGAATTTTTGAATACATATAACCAAAATGTTCATCAAATTCAGATGTTATATTAATTTCCGATGTATTATCATTATAAAATATATTATTCACTGTTTGTGGAAATGCAATCACAAAATTACGTGAATTACCAAATCCACTTAAACTCATATTAGCATACATTGGAAATAACTTAACCAATAAATGACGATTTTGTAATTGATATACATGTTCAAAATCAACAACATTTTGCACACATTTACTTTTTGATGTTTGACGTTGATAACGATATTGATTTGATTCAATTACCGGAGATCCAATACCACGAATTTCTTCTAATACAATACCAATTGGTTGACAACAAGATGGAACCATTGGTGGATCTTTACCATCTGTTGATACCATTACAATACATCCACCTTGATTTCCTTGATATTTTGAATAAACATCTTGTAATATATTTTTATTATTTCCTTGTAATAATGTAATTTCTTTTGCAGATGGTCCATAAAATTGTGATAATGTTACATTACCAACCATATACATTGAACTATAAATATATGAACCAGCAATTACACGTTGATTTTCATATAATGTTATACGTGCACCTTTAATACGAAAAGGTGGTGATGGATTAATTGGAAATTCACTATTGGTTGGCTCAAATGTTGTTTTTAATGGACGAGGAATAGTAATATTTAAATTTGGATTCCAAAAATCTTCTGTTAAATAATATTGAGATAAATAATTACTAAATGGACCACGTAAACGATCTTCACGATTTAATACAACAAATCCACTAAATTCAGTCATTTGAGAAGCACGATATAATGGATAAGCACCAGAACAAATCATTACAGTAATTCCTTCACGTAAAATTGGAACCTTTTGAGATAAACGATTACTTGGTGAACTTGTTGTTCGTGAAATATAACTTGATAATATTGTCCATGGTAATCCCTGAAATGTATTATTATCATCATCTGAATTAAATACTAATGGTGCATTATGTGCAGTAAAACTTTGTTGTGCACTTGTTAAATTAGTTGAAAAATAACTACGTGTATCTTGTGGTGTTCTTGATGCATTTTCTTGATTATTTATATTTAATGTTTTTGAATATATATCCGTTAAAGCAACACCAAAAAATGCATTATTACGACCCGGTTGAACACCTTCTGGTGGAAATGTTGTGCAAAATTCACCACTTTCCGCACTACCACTTTCATTATTATAACTAACTTCTGTTGATACAAAATCATATATTCCACGTCCTTGTTGATAAGGTAACATACCTAAAAAACGAACAATTACTTCATTTTCTTTACGAATACGTATACTTTGATTAAATGCTCTTAAATTACGAGTATTAAATTCAATGACATTCTCTTCTTGTAATATTGGATAAGAATAACATTGAACACCTTGACCAGCATATATTATTCCAATTGGTTCATTTGTTCGTGCATTTTCTAATAAATTACTTGGATAATTGAAAAAAGAATTATCTCTTGTTTCATCATCAACTGGTAAAACACTTCCCAAACGAGATCCTGACCAACCAAATTGAGGAAACGTATTACCTCCATTAATTACTTTTAAATTATACAAAAGATCCCAATTGAAAACAGACATATATGGATTTACACCTGTTAATGTTGCAGGTGTTACATAACCTTCTAACATACTCGTATAATTTACCTGTTTTTTAATTTGAGAAAATGCAGTAAATCCACCTAATAAAATAATCTCATAATTTTCACTTAATGTTGATATACCATTCTTACATGGATCTGCAACACGATACTTATTTATCTCACCCAACCCTAATCCTAAAATCTTTGTAAAATACCTTTCCCCCGCCTCTATTTCACTTTCTAATAATTGTAAATTATATATACTTGAATTATTTGAAAATGGTCCACTAATTGGAGGATAATATCCAGGTATTAATGCACTTAAATAATTATACACTACAAATTGTAATGTATTTTGATCCAATTGATCCAATGTTAATGATCCAAAATATGGTCCTGTATTCATTAAATTTAAATAAGAACGACTCACATTACCATGACTTATTGCACTTCCAGTGCCTAAACGACGATATTCAGGAAAACTTGTTGTGTTAATTTGAGGAACAATAAGATTTCCCAATATAATTGAACCACGTGATAATGTAAACACATATGATTGAAATACATTAGTTACATATAAATCCATTTATAATCTTATTAATTTATAATCTTATAATTTATGATTTATGATTTATTTTTATTTTTTATTAAACATCATGCAATAAATATTGTAGAAATTGCTGAGCGAGAACTTGAATTACATCTCTCTCATCATCATTTTCATTTTCATTCTCATTTTCATTCTCATTTTCATTTTCATTTTCATTTTCATTTTCATTCTCATTCTCATTCTCATTTTCTCGTTGTCGAATTATTCGTAATGTTTCCGCAATTTCAGATTCACGTTTTTGTTTTTCCTCCTCAAATGTATCATCGACAGCAGGTAATTCAGATGCATTAATTTGATTCATATTATTTAAATCATAAAATCCACCACATTTTTCATATTGATTATGAACTTCATCTATATCACCCGTTAATAAATCCGCGCAATTCAAATCTTCAGAATCAATCACTTGAAGCTGATGATTATTCATATTATTATTATTAAAACTTCGCATTGGTTCAGGCTGGGAATTTAATGTATTAGCATTATTGTTCATATCACGTAAACGAATATTCTCATATTCAATATCTGTTAATTCATGTCTGTGATAATTAATATTAATATTAGTATTATCATTAGTCTTATCATTATTATTTGTATTTGTATTTGTATTTGTATTTGTTGTAATATTATTTGCATGTAAAATTTCAGTGGGTGTAAGTATGCACGTAGAAGCTGATTCTCGTAAATTTGTTTCATTTGTAAATTTTTCCTGAAAGGTCTCAATAAATTGAATTTGATTCTCATTAGGATTCATATTTAATAAATCCGGATCAGGAATTACCTCCAAACCCTCAATATCGTACTCTATACTAGATTCTGGTGCATATCCATCACGACGAGTATTCATTAATTCCGTATATGCCCGATGAATAACATCAAAATAATCACGTGAAACAAAAGATTCAACAGGCGAAGTTTCATATTCACCATTTTCACGTTGTGATGATAATTGACGACGTCGTTCATCAATCTTATCAGGATGGTATTGTAAAACTAAATAATGATATCGAGCACGAATTTCAGCACGTGAAGCAGTCTCTGGTAAATTTAAAATCTCATATGCAGATATTACTGGATTTGTTACTGGATTTGTTATAGTATTATCCATTATATCTATATCTATCTATCTATCTTACTATCTTACTTATTTAAAATAATTCCTCTAATTTTTTTATCTTACTTAACTTAACCCTAACCCTATAATATAAATTAATTTTTTTTTATTTATAATTCATAATCTTCTCGATATATATTTGCCGTCGTAGCAGATTCTTGTCCTGAACGTTGTGCAAATGGTGTTATGTTTTCCATCGTTTGATCATTCATTGGACGTAATTCAATTAATACCTGTAAATCCAATAAATTTGTTGCATTTGACATTACATTTGCATATTTTTCCCAAGCTTCTATACTACGATCAATTGCATAATTCGCATCACGTGATACCGCATAAGGTGGTAAATTTACATATGGCATATTCATATTATACACAAAACAACAATTTAAACCACTTCCTTCTTGTAATACCAATATAATATCACCATCATTATTATTTAAACCTTGCTGATTTAATACAAGACGACGAATACTACCTGTTGTTCCATCAACTTCCTCAATATCAATTGTTGGATTTTCTTGATCCAATCGCTGAGTCTGAAATATTGTTATACCATCCGTTACAGATGTATATTTCCCACCTTTACGAACAATATCAACCGTTAATGCTGTTGTTGTTGTATTATAATCTGTTAAACGAACAATCTCTTGTAAATTTGATAACGTTGCTGTATTTAATAATCGTACCTGAGTACCATTACTTGAATTAAAATTATAACGATCTGTCTCAAATGCATAATTTAAATTAGAATATAATGTAGTCGTTTGCATATGACCCATTAATGCCTCATTTGTTACATTATACAATAAACGTAAACTATTTGCAGTTAAATTATATGTTGTAATATTTGTTCCAACAACATAACCAGAACCACCACGTTGAACATCTACTTCCGTTCCACCAGATGTTACAACACATGGACAACAATTACAATGATACCATGGACTTGGATTAATTTTATAACCACCTGTATATTGTAAATTATAAATAACATTTGCTGTTGGTGCACCTAATGAATTTACAAAATAAGCAATTGGTAAACGTTCATCACTTATAATATCTACAATTAAATTATCATTTACATTTGTATCAGCACGTATTGTAGTATAAGGACCTAATGTTTCATCATAATAAGGACCTGTTGACATAATTTCCTGTGAACCACTTAAACGATTTTCTTCATCAGGATATGAAAAAATTGCATTCTCATCACCATCTACTATTAAAATTTGATCACCTGGACGATTACCAATACCATAATCATTTATTGTTACAGAAGTTATTAATCCTGTTATACCATCAACAATTATATCAACAAATGGTGGACTATTTTCAAATGGATTAATACGTTGCACTTCAAATAAATAACCACTTACTGGAGTTCCCGCATATCCATTACCAGCACGAAGTTGTGTTAATCCTTGATTTACAGATGTTGCAAATGAACTTACAAGATAATATGCACTATTCTCTTGACTTATACCTGTTTCTAATATACGATATATAGTTCCCGGTTCTGCACGTGATATATCTTGATAATATATAGTAGGATCAGCTATATTACCAATTGGTTGTAATGCACCAGCAACATCACGAAAACGATAATATACATTATTTTGTGTTAAATTAAAACAACGAACATATGTTGAAGTTGTATAATTACTACCATTTGCAATTAATGTTAAAGTATCTGGTGGAGTTGTAAATTGAACAATACAATTATTAGATTTATATTGTGTAATTGGATTAAAATCTTCTATTGTATCTTGAAATGTTAATAAATCATCATTTGTATATCCACCACCAGGAACAATAATTACAAGTGATTCTTCTATTGTTCCTAAATTAGGTGGTGCCTCAATTGATGATGACCAAATACCTTCTATTCCAGCACCCGTTCCATCACGTAATGTTACACTACTTAAACTTAATGGATCACCATAATTTGCACCACCTTGATTTAATGAAACAAGACGATTTAAATTACGATCTGATTTAGATCCATCATATGTCCATTTTCCTGTTCCTTCAATACGTTCTAATAATACACCAATTGGTTGAGCCTTTTCAGGATTTGTTTGAACTAATACATTACGTCCACTTACACCAGGTAAATTAAAACGTTCACGATAAATCTCTTCACGTTCTTCTTCTGTTGTTGCATTTAAATAAGTTTGTTCTGCAAGTGTTGTTAAATAAGCATTTCCTAATCCAGGACTAGGACCAAAAATTGTCATTGGATGAACAATTATACTACCTTGATTACTTTGATTTAAATAAGGTAAATGTTGAACTTGTTGATTTTCATCAAATACAGTTTCAATTATTGAAATTTCTTGATCAGGTATAGTATCAAAACTTAAACCAGGTGTTCCTGTCCATCCATAATTTCCATAAGTCTTATCTGCAAAATAATCCCATGGTGTTTGACCTAATTGACCCAATGGAACAAATGATGTATTACTACTTAAACTTTCAGGTAATATTGTTTGATTTGGTCCTTCAGTCATTATATGACCTTTTACACTAGCATATACATAACTACCTGCTTCAACAATTTCACCTTGAAATAATGGAATACATGGTATTGGAACATATGTTTGATTTGTTTGACTAATTTGCACACGTTGAAAATATGACATTAATGCTATATTATATGCTGCACCAATACGAACTGTTGTTATTCCTTTACGTAATATAGGTATTGGATCACCTGGTTGATATGCATAATATCTTGGCCATGGTGCATAATAAGTTCCAGATGAATTTGGACCAGGACTAAAATATCCTTGAGTTTTTGGTATTGTTGATGTATTAATTATACTTGTTGCATTAATTGTATGTGGTGCTGGATGATTCTTATAAGAACTATATGGATCATTTTTTAATTGATCTTCATCAAATCCTAATGGTAATTTATATTGAAATTGTTGATTTAATTGTGTTGAATGATTATTATTATTATTATTATTATTATTATTATTATTATTATTACTATTAATATTACTACTTGAACTACTACTATCCAATACAACACCAAAACATACATTATTATAACCAGGATCAACACCAGGAGCTAAACAAGGTAAAATTGAATTTCCACTTAATGGCCAAATTAATTCACCAAATGGTGGATAATTATTCAATTTTGTATTAAATTCATCCGGTGGTTGAAATAATGTTAAATAATTTGGTATTCCACGTCCCGATTGATAAGGAACAACAACTGTTTCCTTAATTCCACTTAATTCATCAATTTGACTATATAATTGAACAATTGTTCCACTATAAATATAACCATCATATGGATAAATTAATGTATTATGATTTACTTGAGGATAACCCTCAATTTCTTGATTTACTTTACTTTCATCTCCTAAAAATCCACGACCACATTTTGCATAAATTATTTCACCCAATCCTTTACCCAAACATTTGTATATTATAGAATCTGTTGGATTTACATTTGATTCACCAATAATATTTTGAGTTGTATTTGTAAATTCATTTAAACTTGATAATGGATACAAATATGGATAAATTGTTACTGCAGCATTTAATGCACTTAATTTTGCATAACGATCAATTACTTGTTTACGATCATCACCTGTTTCATTATATTGTATTGGACCATTTGTATTTGTAAAAAATAAATTCTCTTGAATATTTCCACCCATTTCACTTGTTGATAAATATGATCGAGAAGTAGGTAAACCCATTAAACCAGGACCAAGATTATTACTTGATGTTGTATTTCGTCGAGTTTCATGAAGATTTCCTAAAAATACATAACCATTATTTGTTACATAAGTTGTTTCATTACTACTTGCTGTAGTCCATGTTGAATCATGTTCTTTCATAATTTTAATTTTAATTTTATTGTAATAATAAAATGACTAACTAACTAATAAAAAAGGACTAATAAAATGACTTATAAAATAAAAAAACAAAGTTATACACGAATTTGTACGTTACCATTAATTGGATCCTTATTATCAGGATCACCATAAAAATAATATGAATTATTATAATAATTTGGATACATCTTTTTAAAATCAATTAAACAAGGAAACTCTAATAAATTTACTGCTGATTGTAATACTAAATTATATTGATTCCATTCATCACGTGTAGCTTCACGACCATTAATAAAACGTTGCCATGGTGCAGGACAATCACGTTCACCCAATACTTGATAAATAGCATTAAAATCACTACCCGGTTGTTCAATTACTAAATAATCACCATAACGAACATTATTACCTAATGTATTAATTGTTGTTTGAATAATTTCACCCGTTATTGGATTTGTTATAATATCAACCGTTGTTTCAATTGAACTTAAATTTCGTGTTGGTAATAATCCATAATTACTTGTTACAGGTTGAATATAATTTGTACCTAATGTAACTTGATTAAATGTAATGGATGATGTTGCTTCATCTATTGTTAATATTTCAGCAGTAGAACTTATATTACCATCTTGATTGAATGCAAGAAGATCACCAATTTGATAACGTGATAAATCCCAACCTGATGGTGCTTCATCTGTTATACCATAATTACTTACTTCACATTCTCCTGGTCCACTTGTTTCTAAACCACATAATACAATTAAATTATTTGCACTTAAATTAAATGTTGAAATATTATTTCCTGTTGTATAATTTGTTCCACCAGATGTAAACTGTATCTCTTCCGCTGGAATTGGTGAACTTAATTCAATTAAACTATCATTATTACCACCATCAACTTGTATACGATATCCTAATTGATAACCAGTTAAATTTATATTATCATATTGTGCAACTTCAATATCTAATATTGCACCCGTTATCGAATCAACAGATAATATATTTACAATTAAATTAATTGCTCCAGTAGTATCATATATTGGACAAGTTGTTGAAAATGGTCCACCCACAACATAACCAGTTCCACCATTTAAAATCTTTAAATTCCAAAACATTACTGGACCCTGTATATAAGTTGTTGGAACAAGAGGCAAAGACATAAAACGAAAATCAACTTCCTGTGTTGTTGGAACTTTTAATATAATACTACAATCATTATTACCACTATTTATAATTAAATCATCTTGTAATGCATAATTTGTACCTATATTTGCAACTTGAATTTCTTCTACGGCACCATTATTACCAATTTTTAAAATAAAAACTTCAAAATCTGTTCCACTTCCACCACTACATGTATAGGGACCACCAACAGTATATCCACTTCCTGCAATACGAATAAAAATTCGTACATTTTGATAAAATGTTGCAGTTCGACGATTTACAAATGTTGGCCAACCAGTTGCAGGTTGTGCTAATGCAGGTCCACCTGATGGATCTGGTTGAAATGGTAAATTATATTTATATTGTTGTTCTATTGTTTGTATATTACCAAATAAACCAGTATACAATGAATTTATTACAGGTGTAAATGCAAAATTACTAATAACACCATTTGTTAATTTTGCCACAATTGTACCCGTTTGATTACTATTAATTAAACCAGGATTTAATACATTCACTTCATTTCCTAAAATATATGGTGGTAAAGGTGTGCTAGTTTGAGTTGTATTCGCTGCAAAAAAATCATCATAATAATAAAATGCACCACCACGATGATTTAATTGAACAAAATTTTGAATTAAACCAATTTGATTATCTAAAACAAAACAACAATTATTATCACTTCCTGGTTGACGAATTAAAATTAAATCACCATTACGATTATTAAATCCCATATCTAAAATTTCAATTGAAGTAATTTCACCCGTTAAAGAATCTGCTTGTATTTTTAATTTTAAATTAGATTGACGTGTATGTTGTCGAGTACTATAATTATATGTTCCACGTAAATATAAATTTGCACTTCCTCCCTTTTCATATGTTGGATAATAATATTGTGTAGGTCGACCAACCGTTACTGTAAGTCCATCATTTGTTACAATTTGTATTATTGCTAAATCACCCTTTGCAGCATTACTTGTATATACTTCTAATAAAGTTCCAATAGGATAACGATCTAAACGATTAGAATCAATACTTGTTATACCAAAAGTTGAAGAAAGACGAGTATATAATCCATATGGTGAAAAAGGATAATCTTCAGCAGTTGCTTCTATAATTAAATTATTTGCACTTAAATTAAATCCTTCTATATTTACATCACTTGTATAATTACTACCACCATAATGTAAACTAATTGTATTTGGAGATACAGTTGTATTTAATCGAACACATCCATTATTTGCATTTACATTAATTGTGCCTTCACCAAATGTTTCATTAATTACAGGTGTATATAATGTTAAAATATCATTATTGGTATATCCATTTCCTGGACTGATTAGGGTTACACCTGTAATTGATCCATTAAGATCAATACTTGTTACTTCAACAATTGCACCTGTTCCACTTCCACCAAATGTATCATATGATCCTAAACTATATCCATATCCACAAATTACTTGATTAATTTGTTCAAAATTTAATATTGTTCCTGTATAAGGCCATTGACCTGTTCCTTCAATTTCTTCTACTATATTACCAATACATAATGAACGTTCAATTGTTGCGGGAAAACGAGAAATACGATCAAATTTTTTAGATGTTGTTGAATTGATTTTATGATATTTTGCACCAGTTAATAATTCACGACGACCTGATCCACCATCATTAAATGGATTGGTAATTGTTACACCAGTTACATATATAGATCCTTGATTTGATTGATTTAAATATGGAAAACGTTTTGGTGGAGAAATTGATGGATCACGTGTTTGAATTATACTTAAATCTTGATCATGATCAACTAAATATGTAAATTGAAATGCTGGGGTATTTGTCCATCCTGTTGAACCAAATGTTGGATCACACCAATCATACCATGGATTTTCTTTACGTCCTTTACGTTGTATATGTTGATAAAATACACTTGGTGGTGGTATATTAATTCCAGCAAAATCTAACCCAGAAGCTTCTGTATATGATGCTGGTAAATAAGGTGATTCACCAATTTCATTTGGTGTTATAATATGACCCATTGCACTACAATAAACATAACTACCAATAATAATTTTTTCACCTTGAAATAATGGAACACAACTTACACTAAGATAATTTGGATTATTAATTGGTGTATTATCATCAATTGATAATTGTGGTAAATAATATGCTTGCATACCAATATTTGTTGCTGCACCAATCATACAACTTGTTAAACCATCATGTAAAACAGGAACTTGATCATTTGGTTGATATGCATAATATCTTGGCCATGGTGCATAATAATTTAAATTATAATTTTGTGGTGAAAAAATACGTTGATGATTTGATTGATTTGATGGGAAAAATTTAAATTGGGTATTAGCAGGGGGAACAGTAAATGAACTTGGATGATAATAATAGGGTTGCCAAGAAAAAATTGCATTGTCAAAATCTTCTTTTGTATAATATTCTGGAATCTTATATTGATATAATGTTGAATAATTTAATCGTGTAACTTGATTTTCTCGTTGAAATTTATTATTAATATTTATTAAAGAAGTATCTAATACAATACCAACACAATAATTATTATTACCAGGTGATACACCAGAACTTAATTGACTTGATATTAAAAATAATGGATCATTTGATTCACCACTTTTCCAACTAGGATAACCAAATGCATCACCAGCAAAATATTCTTTTGTTGCATCATATTGTTGAATACCTCGTCCTGTTGTATAAGGTAATATTTTAACTTGTTGTAAATTATTTGTTTCTTGATTTTCTTGATCTTCTTGATTTTCAAATTCAAATTGAACACACGAACCAGAATAAAGCAAACCACTATATGGCCATATTGATTGTCCATTTACTCGTGGCCGTGTAACATAAATCTTATCAATAAATTTATCACTATAATAAAATGGCATATAGGCACTTTGTCCTAATTCTGGTAAACCAATAAGTTTACGATTTGCTGCATTATAATATTCAATTTTACCTAATCCACGACCAAGATATTTATAAATGGGAAATTGTAATTGTGTTTCTAATGCTGTTATAAATTTCTCTTCATATCGTTCTGTTGAATACAAATAAGGATAATTTGTTAAATTAGGATACAAATTAAATATAGAAGCATATGTGTTTAATATATTCGTATTATCTAAAGTTTGTGGAATATAAAATAAAGGACCATTATTATTTAACTCATACCAACTTCGAATAATTTGTCCTTGATTATTTGCACCACCAACATTCATTCTTATTCGACCAATTGTATTTAAATTAGATGCATCGGATTGATGAGGTATTGTAATATTTCCATATGGACATTGAAATCGTCCATTAATTACAATAGATGCAAATTGTTTACTTCTATTATTTTGCTCTGTTGTTGTCATTTTTTTTATATTTGTGTTTCTTTTAATCTTTTAATCTTTTAATCTTTTAATCTTTTTACATTTATAAAAAAAAAGAAAACAAACCCTCAAATTTAATTAAATTTGATTTCATTTATAAGATGGACACAACAAAAACAACAATGAATTATTTTCATATGCCATTAGAAGCATATATTCAATGTGTATTAAATGCTGATACATCCACATTACAAAATATTTTACAAGATTTAGAATCAGAATTATTACCTAAATATCAACGTGCAAATCCATTAACATTTTATTTAAATCATGCATTTAATACATTTGGTGGATTAATATTAAACGATGAAGAACGACAATTACAACGTGATGATCATAATAATCATAATAATAATAATAATTGTGATGATGATGAATCAGCTAATTTATTTGAAGAAGATCAAATGCTTGAAAATTTAGCACATGGACAAAATTCTCTTTTGTTACGTGTTCATTTATTGCATCATCGTTTTCATTTAAGTAAATTAATTGAAACTTCATCGTCCACTCCTTCTGTATCATCATCATCATCATCAATAAATCTAAATCTTAATACACCAAAAAAATCACAACAACAACGTCAACATCAAAACAAAAACAAAAATACTAATACTAATACTAATACTACAAACAATAATTTTGTTTTTGAAAATGAAAACCAAAATGATTTTTTTTTACTCCGTTTTAATCGATTATTTGAAATTTTGTATTACAGTCAATTAGCTTTACGTTCAACATTATGTTTAAAAAAAGCTGCAAATCCATTATATGACAATTTACAAAATACAGATATTGGTCTATTTCGTTTTCGTTCAATTAATTATGAAGATTGTGATCCTCATCAACAATTATTAATTTATTTAAATTATTGCCTTGTTGAAGCTGGTTATCGTCGTCAAAATGAACAATGCATGCAACGAAGATTAACACCAGAAGGTTATGATACTCATGTATGGGTTCCTGTCAAAACAATTGAAAAATTTGTTGCTGAAAAAACATGTCAAACTCATAATTTTACCCAATGGGCAAATATGACAAAACGAAATGCAACATTTAAGTGGGCAGTTGATCAATTAAAACAAAGTCAAGATATTTTTTTTATTGATGTTAAAAAAGATCGTCGCTATATCAGTTTTCGTGATGGAATTTATTGCACACAAATTAAAAAAAAAGAATATAATGAAAATGGTCATTTAATTGCAACGACTTATACAGATCGATGGTATCAACATGAATTTGAAACTGTTGATATTAATAATGACAATAATGACAATGACAATGACAATGACAATAATGACAATGACAATAACAATAACAATAATAATGACAATGATGATGATATTGTATTTTCTTCAGCTGAATTAAATTCAAGAGTGACTGCATGTAATTATATTGATCAAGTTTTAAATTACAAAGAAAATATTCAACCATACAAAGACAATTGGTATTTAATTCCAACGCCTCATTTTCAAAAGATTCTGGATTATCAACAATTACCAAAAGATGTTTGTAAATGGATGTATATTTTATGTGGACGTTTATTACATGATTTACATGTTATGGATAATTGGCAAGTTTTACCGTTTATTAAAGGTGTTGCTGGAAGTGGTAAATCAACAATTTTATTAGAAATTTGTCAAAAGTTTTTTGCACCAGAAGATGTTGGCACATTATCAAATAATTGTGAACGTAAATTTGGTTTATCTGCACTTGTTGATAAATTATTATATGTTGCTCCAGAATATGGTAAATCTGGTATTGAACAATCTGAATTTCAAATGATGATTTCTGGTGAAAATATTAGTATTGCAAAAAAATTTGAAACAGCTATTTCACGTCAATGGAAAGTTCCTGGTATTATGGCGGGAAATGAACATCCCGGATATCAAGATCATCAAGGAAGTATTGCAAGACGTATGATTTTATTTCTTTTTAATCATCATGTTAATAATCGTGATCCCAAAATGAAAGATAATCTAAAAGAAGAATTACCTTTATTGATTATTAAAATGAATCGTGCATATCTCGATGCAGTAGAAAAATACGGAAAATATGATTTATGGAAGAAAGGTGTATTGCCCCAATATTTTTTAGAAACACAAGGAGATATGTCAGAACAAATCAATCCGTTAGTCAATTTCTTAAATCAATGTCCATTATTAAAATTTGGAAAACGATATTATTGCTCGTTTACACATTTTACACAATTATACAATGATTATGTAAGAAACAACAATTTACAACGACACAAATTTAATAAAGACTATTATGATCAACCATTAAAGAAAAAAGGTTGTTTGGTTAAAACAGAACTTCGAAATGATCCATTAAATGCTGGTCGACGACGTAATGGGCGATGGATTGATGGTGTAAAAATCTTAAATGAACTTGATGAAGAAAGTGAAAATGAAGATGATGATGATAAAATTGTAGACAAGAATTTAGAAGAAGAAGAAGAAGAAGAAAATAATAATAAAGAAGAACATCAACAACAACATCAACAACAACAAGACCACCAAAACAAATCACAATGTGAACAAACAACAGCTTCACAAAAATTCTTCATGTTATCTTGATTGATATTGATATTGATATTGATCATAAGAATAAGAATAAGAATAAGGAATAAGAATAAAAATCAAAATCAAAAATCAAAAATGGTAGGAGCGTCTTCATTAAGACGGGGAAATAAACCCCAATTTGTCTCAATTGAACATAGACATTTATCATCATTATGTTTAAAATATAATCTTGTTAATGTGTCTATGTTATATAAACCCATTAATGAGATTGAACATGAAGATGAAATTCCCAAAGATACTCGTTTAAATATTGATTTTGGAACAGATACTCGTGAAAATTTCTCAATTATATTAAATGTAGATTTAACGTATCTTCATCAAGTCAAATCTGATTATCTATTTTTAAAATTATCAACCACAAAAACAAAAGATTCTAAGAAAAAGGTTACAAAATTATTAGATGAATTTCTTAAACCACTTGTGGTATACAAAGACGAAAAATTAAATCGTGATAAATCGGAAAAAATTGCTTGGAGTAAAAGTTCAGGACAATATATGTCGATTATGGAAAATCGATCATTGCATATACGTTATCGAGAATGGAAAACAAATCGAGAACAAGAAATTATTTTATGTCCGGAAAAATTTATCACGGTCATTAATGTAGCAATCTTATTATTAAATGATTTTGCTGTAGAAGATATTAAATTATCAAATGCACAAATTGATATCTTACGACTTTTCTTGTTTCCTATTCCAATGGATGCAGATATTATTGAACAACAACATCTGGGAATAACACAAAGAAAATATAAATCATTTAAACATGCTAAATTTAATCAACAGATTTATACTATTATTTTAAGAGCAAATTAAATTAACTTAAATTAAATTAACTTGGAAAAATAACATTTAAATTTGTTTTATGTATTCGTGTTCCAAAACTTTTAGGTTGAGAACTATAATACGCAAGTTGACCATACATTAAAATATTAATAAATACAAATCCACTAAAACAAAGAATAAAAAAGAAAAATAAAACTGGTCTTTGTATTTTTTCTTGTTCCTCAACTTCTTCTTTAATCTTTTCTTGTATCCCTAGTTGTCTCTTATAATAATTTCGATTAAGACGACGATACAATATAATCATCTCCACAGATGCAATAAATAACCCATCATTTAAAACAAAAAAAACGAACAAAAATAAAAAAAATGCACCCCATGTGCACAAATGTTTTACGTTCTGTTTCATTTTGTACAATACATATGTTAAAAACAAATTAAACGGTAAGATGATGGAATACAAGATAATACGAACAATAATATGAACATAACGCAAAGCATATGGAACCAATATTTGTGTTTGTGTTTGTTCCGCTTTATCCGTATCCGTATCCTTATTCATACTTATTTATTTATTTGTATTTATTTATTTATTTATTTATTTGTATTTATTTTAAATCATAATGTAAATTTAAATATATACTTACTTATGTCCTCTATAATACATTTCGGTAAATCAAATTTAAATATATCAAACAATTTTCGTTTCATTATCATTTGTCTCTTCTTTATCAATTTCAAAAAAGTACCACGCTGTTTCATTGGTGATTTCAAATATTCTAATTTTAAATTTAATACAAAATCTAAATCTCTTATACCCACGAAATGATTATACAATAATTCTGCAACATTTTTGTGATAAAAATACCAATAAAACGTGGTATTTAAGATCATAAAAGAAGGATCGACGCGTCGATCTGTAAGTAATAGTCTTACAATTTCTGCTTTACCATATTCAGCCGCCCAACGTAACGCTCTATTATCTTGCGCAGAAGGATCAACGCGTCGATCTGTAAGTAATAATCTTATAATTTCTGTCTGACCCCTTTCAGTAGCCCAATAAATTGCTCTATTGTCGTCCACAGAAGGATCAACGCGCGGATCCTTTAATAATAATCTAACGACGTCTATATGACCATTTACAGCCGCATTACAAATTGCATAATTATTATGTGCAGAAGGATCAACGCGTCGATCTGTAAGTAATAGTCTAACGACGTCTATATAACCTTTTTCAGCCGCGTAACGAATTGCATGATTGTTGATATCAGATGGATCAACGCGTGGATCCTTTAATAATAGTCTAACGACCTCTGTATGACCTCTAATAGCCGCCCTACGTAACGCTCTATTGTCTTGCGCAGAAGGATCAATACAAAAAATATTTAATAAAATTTTAACCAAATTAACTTGACCCTCTCCAGCCGCTTCAATAAGTTGATGTTGAGCCATATCTTAATATCTTATTTTATCTTATCTTATATTGTAAATACTTAATTATATCATTTACAATACATTCCAATAAATCAAATTTAAATATATCAAACAATTTTCCTTTCATTATCCTTTGTCTTGTCTTTATCCTTTGCTCATTTATTGTTGATTTCCATAATTGTGAATTCTCAAAATCTAAATCTCTTATACCCACGAAATGATTATACAATAGTTTCACAACTTCTGTATGACCTTGTTCAGCCGCCCAACAGATTGCTTCATTGTTGTTTGCAGATGGATTAACGCGTCGATCTATAAGTAATAATCTTACAATTTCTGTATGACCATTTCTAGCCGCCCAACGTAACGCTTCATTGTTGTTCGCAGAAGGATCAACGCGTGAATCTGCAAGTAATAATAATCTAACAACTTCTGCATGACCATTTTCAGGCGCATTACGAATTGCTTCATTATTCCTCGCAGAAGGATCAACTCGTGGGTCTTGAAGTAATACCTTAACGACGCCCAAGTGACCACCCACCGCCGCAAAACGAAATGCAAAATTATCACGCGCAGAAGGATCAACTCGATAGTCTTGTAATAAAAATCTTACGACTTCTAAGTGACCCTTTTCAGCAGCATCACGAATTGCGTCATTATCATAATCAGAAGGATCAACTCGGGTGTCTTGAAGTAATACCTTAACAACGCTCAAGTGACCACGCCAAGCCGCCCAACGAATTGCTTCATTCTTACATGCAGATGGATCGACACGGGGGTCTTCAAGTAAAAGTCTTACAACTTCTGAGTGACCACCATAAGCCGCTTCACGAATTGCTTCATTATAATTTGCTGAAGGATCGACGCGGGGGTCTTCGAGTAAAAGTCTTAAAACTTCCAAGTGACCATTACTAGCCACCCAACGAATTGCTTGATTATTATTATCAGAAGGATTGACACGAGAGTCTTGAAGTAAAAGTCTTACGATGTCCAAGCGACCTTCATAAGCCGCGTGACGAATCGCTTCATTATTTTCCGCAGATGGATTAATTCGAGAGTCTTGTAATAATTCTTTTACACGCTGAAAATCACCTCTACACGCAGCAATAAATATTTGATCCATTTTATTTAATTTCAAATTTTCATAAATTGTAATAGTTGAACTAATTCATTATTAATAATGTAATAATGTAATTTATTTTTATTTTCAAATAACTTATGAAGTACACGTTGAATTACGATTTGTTTTCGTTTTAAATATGGAGTCCATTGATTATGTGAATACTTTATTATAGAAGTCTTTATTCCTACAATATAACCAAACAAAAAATTAACGACGTCCAAGTGACCCTTATCAGCCGCCAAACGAATTGCATAATTATTACGTGCAGAAGGATTAACACGTGAATCCTTTAATAATAATTTAACGACTTCTAACTGACCATGTTCAGCAGCTTCAATAAGTTGTTGTTGAGCCATATCTTATATTGTATATTGTAAATACTTAATTATATCGTCTACAATACATTCCAATAAATCAAATTTAAATATATCAATTAGTTTCTGTCGAATTGTCTTTTGTATTCTCTTTAAAAAATTGTTTGTTTTATCCTGACAAGTACTTAATTGAGAAATATCGTTCAAATTTAAATCAAATTGTAAATCTCTTATGCTCATGAAATTATAATAAAGTAATTTCACAATTTCTGTATGACCATTTCTAGCCGCCAAACGTATTGCATAATTATAGTCCGCAGAAGGATTAACGCGCGGATCTTCAAGTAATAATTTAACAATTTCTACATCACCATTTTCAGCCGCCCAACGAATTGCACAATTATCCCAATCAGAAGGATCAACACGTGAATCCTTTAGTAATAGTCTTACAATTTCTGTATGACCTTTTTCAACCGCATAACGAATTGGATTATTATCTCCCACAGAAGGATCAACACGAGAATCTTCAAGTAATAATCTTACGATGTCTAAATGACCATTTTCAGCCGCAATACGAATTGCATAATTATCTCTCACAGAAGGATCAACACGAGAATCTTCAAGTAATAGTCTAACGACTTCTGTATTACCCCTTTCGGCTGCATCACCAATTGAAAAAGTATGATCTTCGGAAGGATCAACGCGTTGATCTGTAAGTAATAGTCTAACAACTTCTGTATGACCATATATAACCGCATCATGAATTGCTCTATTGTTGATCGCAGAAGGATCAACGCGCGAATCTGCAAGTAATAATCTTACAACTTCTACGTGACCCCTTTCAGCTGCATAACGAATTGCTTCATTATTTTGTGCAGAAGGATCAACGCCCAAATTTTTAAGTAAAACTTTAACAGTTTTTATATGACCATTTCTAGCCGCCCAACGTATTGCATAATTGTGTCGCGTAGAAAAATCAACACGTGAATCTTTAAGTAATAATTTAACAACTTTTGTATAACCATTTTCAGCCGCCCAACAAATTGCATAATTGTCATCCACAGAAGGATCAACACGTGGATCTGTAAGTAATAATTCTACGACTTTTGCGTTTTTTTTTTCAGTCGCCGAACGGATTGCTGCATTGTCGCCCGCAGAAGGATCAACGCGCGGATCCTTTAATAATAGTCTTACTATTTCTACGTGACCTTTAGTATTCGCCCAACAAATTGCATAATTATCGCTCGCAGAAGGATCAACACGAGAATCTTCAAGTAATAGTCTAACGACTTCTGTATGACCATATACAACCGCGAAACGAATTGCATAATTATCGCTCGCAGAAGGATCAACACGAGAATCTTCAAGTAATAGTTTTACGACTTCTAAACGACCACGACTAGCCGCATTACAAATTGCATAATTATCGGCAGCAGAAGGATCAACAAGTGGATCTTTCAATAATACTCTTACGACTTCTGTATGACCTTGTTCAGCCGCCATACGAATTGCATAATTATCGGCAGCAGAAGTATCAACGCGTGAGTCTTTCAATAATACTTTTACGACTTCTAAACGACCTTGTTCAGCCGCCATACGAATTGCTTCATTGTTCTGCGCAGAAGGATTCACGCGTGGATCTTTTAGTAATAGTTTTACGACTTCTAAGTGACCTTGTTCAGCCGCCCAACGAATTGCGCCATTGTTTTGCGAAGAAGGATCAGCGCATGTATTTGAAAGTAATAATTTGACAACATTTATGTGACCTTTTTCGGCCGCATCAGCAAGTGTCGTAGAATATTCGTCCATTGTTAATTTATTATTTATTGATTGTCTACAATAATCAATTTGTAGTTTGTTTGCGTTTAATTATGAATTACATATGTTCATCACTTTCATTCATTTTATTTTTGTTTATGATAATTAAAAAGAGCCAAAGCGTATGAAATATTTAGTGTATAAAAGAATTCTAAATGCTTACCAAATTCCTTATAATAAAAATTGACAGGAATATACATATCATCATCAATTCCTTCTAAATCCAATGGAGGAAATTTAACAATTTTACCGCGAAAATAAGGAATTTCATTAATTAATAAATCAAGAAATGGTCGATCGGTTTCCTCTAACTCTAATTGCGTTGAACAATTATAACGAATACTTAATTCAGGATATAGTCTTCTCAATGATTGTTCTATATTTATTAAATTCTCTTTTAATGAATATAATTGATTTTTTGCTTCTTCCGATCCTTCTTCTTTAGATAAAATTTTTTCTAATCTTTGTATATACTTACTAATTTCACTCATCTCCCGTAATGAAGATAGAATATGGTTTTCATGTATTTCACTGCCTTTTTGATAAAGAATTTCAAGATCTTTTTGCATTTGATCCTCATGCTCCTTTTTATAATACTCCGGATCTTCTAATTGCTTTTTTAATATTTTGATTTCTTTTTTGTAATTCTCAAGTTGTTTGTCTCTGTTTTTGCGCATCTTGTTATAAAGCATGATTTTATACATTTCAATATCCTTACTTTTTTTATCTTTATAATGTTCTTCTAAATCAAGCAATTCACCAGAGAATGAATCTTCTTTAATATATTTTTTAACATCTTTCTCCGCAATTTTATCTATATTTTTCCAAAACTTACGAATTTGTCCTTCACTATCTTTAATCACTGTTTCATTAGGCAAAATAAAATCATGAAACAATGTGGGATCATGAAATGTTAATCGACATACTCTTTTATAATCATATCCCAGTTGTTCTCCCACTTCTTGTGGATTATCAATAAAATAATTAATAATTGGCTCCGCTTCACTATCTTCACCATAATTCAATTCATCAATTACTCTTGATAAGAAATTATAATATTTTTTTGTCATAATGACTAATGCATACGGTCGCTCAATCATATAAACTTTATTTTGAATCACTAAATCATCTACATTTTTAATATTTGACATCTTATCTCCTCGGAAAAAATAATCACGTGTTCTTGGTATCTCAATATCAGGATATACACCTCGACGACCAGGTGATGCATCATAAACAATAAAATCATTATCAATTAAATGAATTATACTTTCTAATACTACTTTATCTTCAGGATATCCTGGTTTAAGTAATCCATAATAATGTAACAAAGGATTAAATCCATCCAATTTCCAAAATTTTTTCAGTTGCGATTTTACAAATTTTTCTGTTGTGTTTCCACTCAAATACGTTAAAAATGTGTTAGCTCGAGATCCCGTAGAACCTAATTGAACCGTTCTTCGTGTAAATCCTTGAGTTAAATGATATGTCATTGCATCGTATAATGGTCCATATTTGATTTCTCTTTGATCTTTATATTGTGGCATAAAATCTAAATCTAAACTTTTATTCTGAAATATTTTTAACTTCTTCTCATCATCTTCTCTCTTTTTGTCTGACTTTGATTGTTCACGCAATTTAATTGTTGAATACTTCTTCTTTGTAATTTTATTCAATTCTTGATCTAATAATGAGTTAGACTTATTATCATCATCGTCTTCATCAATTATATCTAATACACCATAAACAGGATCATCATATATATCACTTTCATTTTCATTTTCATTTTCATTTTCATTTTCATTTTCATCAATTTCTGATATTACAGCAATTTCAGAATCTTTTTTATCAAGTTGAATAAATGTTTTGTATCTTTTTCTAGTCTTCTGTCTTTTCTTCCTTTTGGTCGAAGAGGATGATGACATGATTTACAATTTATTTATAATTTATCTATTATTTATTAAAAATTACATATTTTAATTTCTTTTGTTTATTACTAACAAGCATAATAAATATAAGTAATCATCATTATATTTTATAATTTTTTTTTGTTACAAATGAATGATCAAACAAATGATGAAATTATTGATGAATTAATTGAAATAGCTGAAAGTCCCCGTGAAGATAAACCAGATGTTAATATAAGGAATTTTAATTTACAATTTAAATATGATCAAGCCAAAATTCGACAACAGGAAATACAACTTCGAAATTTATTAAGACTAGGGTATAAAAAGATAAAAAACAGTAAGTATTTTTCACGCGATGAAAAGGAAGAAAGGATTATTGAATTATTTAACCATTATAGACGTGATCTTAAAGAATTATATAAACAGATGATAAAATCCGAAAATATCGAACGAACGTATTATATTATCGAAGATGCAGTTCGTGTATATATTATTGAATTTGGAAATAGATTTAGACGAAAATTTGATGTGGAACATGTAAAAGAATCGGGAGGAATGACGATTCATTGGCGAAGTGATGAAGAATATCCAGAAGAATCTTTCTTTGATCCTGTCTTACAAAGAAATGTAGTAAATAGAGAATTTGCTGATGTTCGTAAAGTTAAAGAATTACAAAATGATTTACGTAAGAAATTTACTGCAGAATATTCAAATTTTCGTAAAAAATTTAGAAACAAAATTTTTTTAACTACAGGTGATGACAAAAAGGGAGTGAATTCAAGAAATGAAAACTACGATTATAACTTTTCCGCAGAATATATTGTAAAGATGTTTTTGTTACACATTATTAATAAGTATACTATTGAATTTAATATCGAAAAATTAAACCAATATGATAATGATGATGATGATAATGATGATGAAACGCAATAAAATCATCATTTTATTTTAAGTATTTTCTCACATTGAAACAATACGAGTATTAAATACAGATACGATAATAATCCATCTTCGTCTAAAAAATCTTTTCCAAATCGATGATCATTTATGTGAAATATATAATATTCTTGATCCATAAAATACTCAAATTGCTCGTTTGTTAAAGACTGGGAAATAGTTCCATAATGACGATATTTCCTTAATATTTGTAAATAATGATTATCATTACTATTACTATTACTATTATTTTTATAAGGAGTATTTATAATTAAACCTCCTTGTTTAGTGTTTTTATAATTGTTTTCAAATTCATTCTTAAAATGTTTCATAACATCATAAAATACACTTAATTCTTGTATTTTCGTTGCAGGTAGAATTGCGTCTAGCCAAATATTCATGTTAGGATAAAAATCAAAATTATAATCATAGTGTAAAAGATATCGTTGACTAATCGTATTCGCTAAATCATTATTATTATTATTATTATTATTGTTCTTATTATTAAATACTTCAAACATTGCTAATTTTTTTTTCTCTAGAATACTTTTTTTTTTCTTTCGAGTGAAATGATTGTCGCTGGTAAGATATTGAAAGTTTTTATTTAAATATATATAATCAATCGTAAACGGATATATTATTTCTTTTGTAGAAAACAAAGTAAATAGATGATCTAATAAATCTTGTTTAATTAAACCAGTTAAATATGCTCGGTGGGTTGGTGTAGATGCATTTTCAATCTCAGTTACTATTAATCCACTATCAAAAAACACATTTAAATTATGTAACACTTTTTTATCTTTATCAAATTCTAATAAATCAAAATGTGCTTTTTTAAATTGTGTCAAAAAATTATCCATCCTTATTAAATAAAAATAAAGTCATACAAAATAAACAAGAAAGAAAAATTATTGATTCGAATTAATATAAAATTTATAATACTATTACTATTACTACTACGATGATTACAACAAACAACAATAATAAAAAAGCAAATAAATGTATCCCCGAAAATGTTTTACCTGGCGAAGCACCTAATTATATTTGCACAGCAGATGGTAAAAAATATTATTTATCAAGAGAAGAACGTAAAAGTTATTTATATGGTGGTGAATGTCCTCAACTTTGTCCAATTAAAAACAATTTAGGTGATTGTCCAGATATCACATCAGTTATTGATACACAAAATGCAAAAAAACAATGTGAATCTAATTCATCTTGTCAATTTATTTCAAATGCAGTATTAAATCGTGGAGGAACAAATTATTGTGTTCCTAAAAGTCAACCTAATTGTATTACATTAACGGAATCTGATTTACAAAAATCAGATAAATATCTTACAGATAGTGTAAATGTATGTGATCGTTTAAATAAAGGATGTATATTTAATCGTGGTGTTGGTGATCCAAAATTTACACGTGTAGGAAATCCAAAATGTTTAAAAGGATGTTTAGGAACAAAATATTGGAAAAATCCAAAATATATATGGGGTGGTGGTGGAACAAATCAAGATCCATTTGAAGGTTCATATGATTTTAATGATTTACAATTAGGACCAAAATATCTTGAAGCTGCACCAAGTTCTAAACGTCCAGGTGGTTGGGGTGGACCTGAAGGACCACCATTTTTTGGTCATGGTAAATTACCACGAAGTCTTGGTATTGTTTATACAGAAAGTCATGGACGTTATTCACCACCATGTAATTTAAGTGAAGGTAATATTGGTGCATTTACAACACAATTAACTGGTGAAAATCTTGCTGGTCCTGGTTGTCATTTAACACCACCTTTACCACAATTTGGTTTATTAGATTGGTCATTTACATGTAATTGTCCCTATTTACGTAATGGTGGTGAATTTAGAAGTGATGCATGGCGTCCATGTGCAGATTATCAATTAGATGAAGAAAAAATACAAAATCGTGATGTATGTAAAGGTTGTTATATACAAGGTAATGCCAAAAAATCATTATATGGTCATTGTGTATTAGGTGAAGAACAACCAGATACAGAAAGTAAATTATTAGGATGTATACCCGATCCATCAAAACCCGATAAATGTCGTGTTCGACGAATTGTTAAACCAGTTGAATGTCCAGCGTTTTGTTCAAATGATCCATTAAAACCATCTGCATGGAAAGAATCAACACAATGTGCACGTCAATTATCAAATAAATGTTGGGAAGTTAATCCAAATTATTTTAATATTATATCATTAAGACAACTTCGTCAAGATGATCAAGCATCACCTTTTCGTCCTGGTCCAAATTTAAATAAACCAGAAAAGAAAAAAGAATGTAGTATACAAAATACAAGTGATTTATGTCAAGATTGTAATCAAAGCCCTATGCAAACTATTGGTATTGGAACAAAATATCCAAATCGAAGTTATTGCACAATTGGTGGTAGTCAAACATATAGTGAATTAAATGAAAATACAGCATATAGTGATACAATTGCACGTAAATTATTATGTCCACCAACTTGTCGTCAATGTTTAACAGGTTATTTTGGTGAACCTTTAAAACCAGTTTATAATTTAATTGAAGCAACAAATAATGTTTCTGCTTTTGATAAAGGTCCATTTTTTATTCCATGGGTAGGTACACAAGCAATTAAACAATTACAAATGAATAAACAACAATTTGATAAACATGATATCAATGCTAATGAAACATCATCATTAAATTTAACTAAAATTGGAACCGTTGCAGATCAATTGTCTTAATCCTAGAAGAAAAAATTGCCGAAAAAAAAAATAATAAGATTTAGTTATAATTACGAAAAATAAAACACAGAAGAATTAAAAAAAAAGAATGTCTATGTCTTTACCCGGAATGTATAAATATAATTTTTATCCATCACCTGCTCCAAATGGTAAAGCATTAAATCGTTATAATGTTACAAATGATACAACATTAAACACAATACGTGATCATTTTCAACCTCAAAATATTGATCGAAAATTAAAGGAAGCTTCGCATCAAGTTAAAGATAAACTTGAACATTTTTTTAATTTATCATTATCTTCAATAGATAAAAATAGAAATAAAAATAAAAAAGCAAGACAACCGTGTGCTGGATGTGTAAAAGATCGAATAAGAGAACATAAAAGATAAAATAAACCGCGAAGAAAAAAATGCGTTGATTTTTATGTAAAATATATGTATTTAAAACAGTCAAATAGGAAAAAAAAATAAGATTAGTATAAAAAACTAGTATGAGTAACCATCAATCGTCTTCACCATCTGCGGGTTGCCCATCATCACCATCACCCCCAACAAAAGGTCAATCGTCATCATCTTCATCACGTAACAATAATAATACTAGTACTAAACATCGTCGTATTAGTGAAACTGCTACTCCTATTCCTATGGAGAGTGATTTAAATTTAAGTAGTATTGGTAGTGGTAATAGTAATAATATAACATTTTATATGTGTTGTGCTGCATTTATTTTAATTGCACTTGTAGCTGCATTTTTTTGGAATCAAAATAGAAATATACAAAAACATTTAGATAATATTAATGTTATACATAATAAAGTTAAAAGCATGGATACGCGTTTAAATAGCATGGATACAATACTACAGCGAAAATTTAATGAAATTAAACAAGATCTTGTGAATACATTATCTGCACAGAATCAAGCTCAACAATTTCAATTACAGAATAAATTAAAACAACAATTACAACAATCACAAGAACAAAAAGAACAAAAAGAACAAAAACCTGAAAAAGACCAAAAAGACCAAAAAGACCAAAAAGAACAAAAAGAACAAGAACAAGAACCTGAAAAAGAGAAAAAAGTTGATTTAAGAAAACAACAGCAGCAGAAGTCATCACTACCATTTCCTTCTCGTTTAATTCCTCGTGAACATCAACGTCATCATTTTATGCACCAAGCTGAACAGGAAATAGCAAAAGAAATTGATGAAATGACTCATCTTTTATTTGGAGCTCCTCCGACAATTCGTTTTTTCACAGGAACAAATGCAAATGTAAATGCAAATAGAAATGATCATCCGATTATTGAAGAAGAAGAAGATGATGATAATGATGATGAAAATAGAAATAGAAATAGAAATAAAAATAAAAATAATATAATTGTTGAAGAATTACAAGACGACGAACATCATCAACGAGAACAAGAACAAGAAGATGAGGAAGAAAAAACACAAGAAGATGAGGACGACGATGATGATGATGATGATGATGAAGAAGGAGAAGAAGATTGTGGCGATGATAATAATTATGTTTCATTTACGGAATATCATAGTGGTAAGAAGCCACCTAAAATGAATAGTAGTTATAGTTCTAAAACAAAAGATAAAACTTCACAATTGAGAAAAAGAAAACCTAAAACACCAGCAGCAGCAACAACAACAACAAAACAATCAACCACAAGAAAAAAAACAGCGATAAGAAGCCACAATCCAAAAGAAACAAGAGATGGTATTTAAGTTTAAAAGAAATAATTATACGAATTTATGAATTTTTTTTTATTTCTAGTGTTCATAATAGGAACAAAAAAATATAAACCAACATTATTTTTAAATATAAATAAAACATGATGCAAAATAAAACCGCGGCACAGATGCATAAGGGAAGTTTACCAAAACGATATTTTACAAGTAAACCTCCAACATATGATAATGGTGGTTTATTTTTAGGATTTAAAGTCCCAGCTGCACAAACGTTTACTAATTTTAGTCCCCCAAGTGATTTAAATGCGTATTTAAATGCAATTAGTGGATTAAGTGGATTTGAACAACGTCAATTATTACAAAGTAAAAGTGGAACCGAGGTATTAGGTCAAGCTGCAAGTGGTAAATTAAGTGATAATACATCGTTTTTAGGTATACAAACTTTCCCATCCAAAGCAAGTTGTCAAACAGATTCTGATTGTGGTAGTAATCAAGTTTGTTATACTTTTAATGAATTAACATTTGGACCACAACAAGGTCCTACTTGCACAAATACAGTTTATCCCGAAATTATGTTAGGTAATGAATACAATAATGGTAAACCGTTACGACAAGAAAGTAATTTTTGTTATACAGATCAAGATTGTAAAGGAATTGATAAATGGACTGGAAAACCTAAAGTTGGTATGTCATGTAATCATTATTATAAAGGTCCAAGTATATATTCAGATAATGGATTATGTCAAGTCAATTATGAAAGTAATGGTCGACGGTTTTATTTAAATACACCTCCTGGATGGGTTTTTCCATTAAATCAAAAATTAACTACATGTAAAAGTCAAGCTGATTGTGGCTTAACTGGTATTAATGGTTGGACAAGATGTGTTGGAGGTAGTGAAGATGGTGATAAATATTGTGTATGGCCTGGACAAACAGGTACACCTTCACCTAAAAGTTTAATGGGTGTTACACCTCGTGGAATACGTAATACTGAACCTGCTCCAATGGTATCTATGCCAAATGAACGACAAACTGAAGTATTAAATTTACAAGCTGCTATGGCTAATCGTCCTAATTTTCAAACTCCCGGTGGTGGATTAACTAATACATCACGTAAACCAATTAAAAATGCAAATTCATTAATTTCAATGAGTAATTCAAGTCAATCAATAGAAACTTTTGGTGATTTACCTGGATTTAATGGAAAAAATGCTTTTAAATAAAATCATTCAATTTTTTCACTTTAGCCGTCCAATACACTTTTTTCTCTGCAATAATATCATCCACTGTATAATATGTTCGTCCTCGTATTTTTGTTTTTGTTGCTTTTGTTGCTTTTATTGTTTTTGTTGTTTTTGTTTTCGGAATTGTATTGTTATTGTTATTATCATTATCACAAAAAATCATCTCGTGGTTTTTATTAAAAAAATCAACAAGAAAATAATACGCATTTAAAATATCTAATGCATTTTGACCTCCTGTAATTATAATTTTTCCCGATCCAAATATTGAAATAGTTAATGTTCCACGTAATTTTTCCATTCCCTTACGAGTACGATGAATTATAATTTCTTCTTGTTCATGTTGATGTTCATGTTCATTATTATTATTATTATTAATTTGATGATGATGATGAAGTGAGCGATTTATGAATTGAATAACAATTGCATGATATTTTTTCTCTAAATCTAATACACAAGATCGTATTGGACCGCCAGTAAAATACGAAAATTGATCATTTTGTAATAATTCAGTGCAGACTTGCATTTTAATTGGTTGACATAATTGAAAATCAGTATTTACCATAGAAACTTTTGCATCAAATAATTGAATTACATCACAATTATCATAATATTTTACCATATCTCCTGCTTCTATACCAATAATATGAACAGAAGGAATGGTAAAAAATTCTTTGATGTTATTGTCCAAAATTAATTTGACCCATTTAACTTTACGAAAAACAAAACTTTTACTGTTTGATGAATATTCACAAGGTCCTTCATTATTGTCTAAATAAATTTTCTTAACAGTGGAAAATGTTTTTTGACAACTTTTTTTGGAAAACATTAATTGAACTAAAGAAATATTTGCTGTAGATTTTGATTCGTAACAAAAATTTTGAATAAATATTTGATCATAATTTGGTAATTTAACAAAATAATGCATTAATTCATGTGTATAAAAGACACAACTTGCCAAACTTCGTCCACCTAATAAATTAATTGATCCATTACAGAAAATTTTCGCATTTAAACGAATATATTGTTTACTATCACTCGTTGGATAAGGCACAAATCCACGAATTGAACAACAATTATACATTTGATTATTGATTTGTGAATTATCTTTGCATTTACGACCCTGTCGTTCGTATGATATTGAACACATAATATCCGTTTGTTGAAAGTTTTCAATCAATTTTGTCAAATCAATTCGAACATTTTTCAAACGAAAATTAAAAGTAATTGTTGAAATCTCAAGTGGTTTAATCACCACCGGAAATGTTTTCATGTTCTTAAAACTGTAATCAAAATAATACCAATGAGGCTCACAAATACAATACATTTCCGAAAATAAACACGTTGAACAAACTAAAGATACAGTAAGGTCATTATCATTATTATTATCATTATCATTGTCATTGTCATTTTTAAGTTGTTCAATTTTTTTGGTTTTAGGTTTAGTTTTAAGTTTAGGTTTAGTTTTAGGTTTAGGTTTAGGTTTAAGTTTAAGTTTGCCATCCCCCTGAAAGGCATCATCATCTACTTCTTGTTCTTTAATTTCGTTTTGTTTTGTCATGGTGATAGTGGTCGTGTAATTGTAATATTAAAAGAAAAAACCTTGTTCGATAATTAATTCACGTAATTCGTCTCTTGATAATTCTGCATATTCTGGCATTTCATTTAAAGGTAATGTTTCAATCAGCGCGTCAATGAAGAAATCATATTCTCTTGACGATGTTGATGTTTGATTTGAATTTGAATTATTTATTACAGTTGTAGTTGTTGTAGTTGTTGTTGTTGAGTTATTTGGTTCATGTCCGTGTCCATGTTCATGTTGGTCATTATTATTATCATTATCATCTTGGAATATTGCAGAGTATTGACGTAATCGTGGACTTCGACGAGGTCTTCTTCCTAACCTTTCCAAATCCAATAAAGAAGAAGAATTATTAGAAGAAGTGGAAGAATTAGAAAAATTAAAGTTGTCGTCTCCTTGTATTGAATTTAGTCTTTTTCGTTTTGTTAATCGTTTTGCGGCTCGTTTCTCTTCATCCTCTTTTTCCTTCTTCTCATAATATTCGCATTGACACTGTAATTTCTCAAATATATTTTGATTACAATAAGCCTTTAGAGAATTTAAAATTTCAACTGCTTTCAAATCATCTTGTCCATAACTTAAAATAGCATTATCAACAAAAGCAATTAATTTATCTTTAATAGAACATGATTTATAGCTATTGGGTTTTAAATTAAAAAACATTAAACGTAAACCCTTCAAAGATTGTATACAACTATCATTGGATAACATGTTTAATTCAATTAAGATTTGATTAATTTCATTTAAATGTTGAACTTTTAATATATGATAATGTTCTAAATAAGATTTAGTATTAATGTATTCATAATATTTATCAGAGCATTGTTGACCTTCTACGCGCATATCTTCGGTTAACCAATAAATCTTTTGTTGATTTTCTTTTAATTTTCCAAAATAACTTGTTCCCTTTTTCTTTGCATAATATACACTTCGACAAGCCAAAAAATTTTGAGTCATTGTTACATTAAAATATTGTGATTGTTTTTGATCAATTTCTTTTAAATCTTGGTCGCTCAATTTTTCATGAGTAATTGGATCTTCAAATTTTCCTGTGCTAAACATATAATCCACAAATGGTTTTAAATTATAATAATGATAATTTTGTAACGATACCTTTTTGCGCCAAAATGGAATTTCAACTGGATCAAGTGTGATCATACAAGTTTGATCGCGAATTTTAAGTTTTAAATACCATCGCTGAATCTTACGAATAGATCTCAACTTAAGATAAAATTCAATTAATTCATCTTTACGTAATTTAGAAAATGTTTTTATCATCTTCTTCTTTGTTGATGATATCCGTTTTCCATTACCATTACCATTATTATTATGATTATTATTATTATTATTATTATTGTTCTCGTGATGTTGATGTTGTGATTTTATAGACGCAGCACTTGATAATGACGCTGAAGATAATGATGTAGCAAGTTGATATTGTTCATTATTATAATATAATTTAACTTGTTTTTGAAATACATTAGGACATAATTGTTTAATATAATTTCGAATAAACTGCACTGGTTTACCCTGCAATTGTTCTTGCATAATAATTGATTTCATCTTAGTTCTTTTTCTTTTCGTATATATACGTATTTGGTTTTCACTATATAATAACCACGATTTTAAATTTCTTAATTTAAATGTAGATCCATTTCTTTAACTTATCTCGAGGAATATTTATTAATTTTGAACTATTTATTCAATATTACCCTAACATATCTAAAAACCATTTAGACAATAATTCATCAAAACGGTGCGGTCGAAATTGAATTTCACTTTCATCTTCTGAACGACGTAAAATAATCTCATGATAAACCTTTAAACCATGATTTACATTATCATTTCCTGTATCAAAACGATGACGAATTAATTGACCACTTTTATGAAAATGTGTGTCCAACGGTTTCTGTGTAACTGGATCTGCATCATTGTCAATATGATACAAAAAATAAGAAGAAGAATGATTCATTAATTGATGAATATATAATTGTAAAGCGTGATTTCCATATTTTGGTGAACCAAACGAATAACAAGATACACATTGATCATTTTTATCATTTTTATCATTTTTATCATTTTTCATTTCAACATAATACAAAAGTGATAAAATTGCTGCAATAGCACCACCTAATGAATGACCCGTGAAGAAAATATTCTTGATTCTTTTTTGTGCAAGTTCTTGATAATAATCTCGTTTAAAATGTAAAAAAGCTTTATATAATTCACGAGCGCGTTCAAGATATCCGCGATGAACACATATTTTATCATTAAAGGAAAATAATGGAGTTAAATGGCGATCTAAACTTAAACATACATCGGCTAAATTACTTGTTGCACAACAACTAATAACAACCGTTTGAATTGAAGGTATAATATGAAAATAACCCGTAATTTGATTTTGTAAATCATATGATGTTGTTTGCAATAAACGAACTTCACCAATATTCAATAATGGTTGTAAAGATTGATGAATCATTGAATTTTGTAATACAAAATATTCTAAATTAAATACATTCTTTGTATATATAATTGATGCAATTACACAATAATGCCATAACCATAATGCCACTTCCGAATTATACTGTTTATTTTTAGAAGACGAACAAGACAAAAAACTATACAATGGAATTAAATTATAATTAAAGTATTTATAATTATAGCGTAAACGATTATAGAAATATTGAACGCTTTCTAATGAACGATCAAAATAACAAAGTAATAATTGAAAGCAAATTAAACAAATAAACAAAATTAAAAACACATATTTTTGCATTTTTACCAAAAAAAATAAGATTATATATGGAATGAATTATATAGACTATAAATACTATTGTGATTGTGAAAAAAAAATTACCCACAACGAGAATCCTAATCGCACAATAAAAAAATTAAAAACCTTAATTTATAATGATTTGAGTAATTGCAAATTTGTGGAAAAATGTAATAAATGCGAATTTCATTTTGATGAAAAGAACTTTTTTTTTTATCCCAATTCCGATAAAAGACCTAAATGTAATTTTTACAAAGAATTTGTTTATGATACAAGAAAATTATCAATCATAGAAAAGCAAAAAGAAAAACAAAAAGAAAAACAAAACGACGATAAAAAAGGAATTAACAAGAATGTTAATGTAAAAGATCAATTGCGAGAAAAAATACAAATATTCTTATTAAATCAAAGCTATCATATCTTTCAAGAAATTGAAATATTAGCTAAAAAATTAAATCTAAAAGTATATAAACCCAAATTGTTCAATTGTAATATTTTAATTTATTTACAGTATCTAACCAATCGGTTGTAATTTTTATTGCATTGCATCATAATCAATATCAGTTACAACATAAGTACGTAAAGGAGTTACATGAGTATTTGCTGGTTTAACACATCCTCGATCACTTGGTGTGCAATTTTTTGCCCGAAATTGTTCAAAAAATTCATAATGTTCATCCATTTCCTCATTAGTCAATTCTGGTTTACTTAATTTCTTATTTACCTTATTGTGTATTTGAAAAATCCAATATACTAATTCTTTTCGACCGGATAATATTTTACTAGTTAATGGTAATTCATTTAAATAATCTCGATAAGAATCACGACATAAATTACAAGGTAATAAAAACTGTAATAAATTAAAAAATTGAGCGTAATTTCTTTGTTGTTCAATTGTTGGATTTTCTAATGGATAACCCATTGCAATAAATATCATTGCATACCACATTGGTTGACCCCATGCACGAGTTCGTAAATTATTCTTTGGTTTTGTTGTATTATTGTTATTATAAGGATAAGTATAAGGATAAGCATTATCATTTCCAAACATAAATGATGATCTTCTTCTTCGTCTTACTTTATTATTATTATTATTATTATTATTATTATTGTTCCTCTTGTCATTATGCATTGAACGAACATATTCCCCAAACGTATTGTATTTATATTCATATTCATCAAAATTATTATTATTGAATTGTGACATATTTTCGATCTTGGTTTTCGTTCTTTTTGTTCTTTTCTTCTTTATTCATTATATTTATATCAATATTATTTTCATTTAACATATTAAAGTTTTCTGCATGAATAATACGATAATTTAACATAAAACCAATTTCATTTTTATTTTTGTTTTTGAAATCATAATATTGAACATAATGTAATGTTGATAATCGATAACATTTTAATAAATGCTGGATAGATATATATTCAGAGGATGAAATATTTATCACGGGAGTATATTTTGTAAGTTCACAATACTTTAAAAGAATATTTTCATTGGTATTATAATCTTTTGCCAAATCCATATTGTTTTTGTAAATTGTTGTAATTTTATTCCCCGAAAGTAATTCATAAATTATTCTCGTGAGATTCATATTTCTATTCACTTTACGCAAACGATTCTCCATCAAACCATTAAAAAAAGACGGAAAACAAGATTGATATTTCATTTTTCTTTAGTTTATAATAAATAAAAGACTCCTCTTTTTATATTGTTATTATTGTAATTTTTATTATTCTTATTCTTGAAACAAAAAAAATGAAATTCTCATATACAATTACTAAATTTGGTGCACGGTGTGACTTGTCCGAAGAACTATTAAGTTATGTTCGTAAACATTTAATTTTAACACCAATTATTCCTGGACAACAACAACAGCAACAACAACCACCACAAGAAGTAGTAGTTTATCGTAAATCTAAATCATACATTTATTTACCCAAATTCTATGTGATTTCCAAAGAACATAAAAATAATTTTCAATTAGATTTAACTATTACAACAGCAAAAGAACGTAAAGGTCAATCACTTGATTCTACATTAATTAAATTTCAGGGTGAATTAAAAGAAACACAATATAATATTATTCAAGAAGTGACACAAGTATTAGATACCGAAGATGCATGTGTGTTGAGTGCAAAATGTGGTATGGGAAAAACAGTTATGAGTTTATATATTATCTCACATTTACAAAAGAAGACTATTATATTATTAGACAAAACACATTTATTACATCAATGGAAAGATCGTATTAATTGTTTTCTTCCAAATGCTAAAATTGGAATTATACAGCAAGACAATTATGAAATAGAAAATTGTGATATTGTATTATGTATGATGCAAACTATTTTGTCGCGTAAACGAACACAAAAGAAAGACAATCGCTATTTTCCCAAAGCATTTGATTCCTTTGGATTTATGATAATTGATGAATGTCATCATATTTGTTCACAACAATTTTCACAAATTTTATTTACAATACAAACTAAAAAAGTACTCGGACTTTCCGCTACACCACAACGTAAAGATGGATTAACAATTATTTTAACATGGTTTATGAATCGAATATTATCATTTGAGCAAAAACAAAAAGATATTGAAACACCACAGGTTTGTTTATTGACCTTTATACACAATGAACCATTACAAGTAAAATATAAACGAGCAAATTTATATACTGTAAAACGAGAATTAAATCTTCCGTATCTTGTTACGCAATTGGCGACTATGGAGAATCGTAATCGATTTCTTGTTGCTAAAATTTTAGAAAATTATAAACAAGGACGAAAACAATTAATCTTATCAGATCGACGTCAACAATGTTTAATATTACAAGATTATTTAAGTAATGAAAATAATGAAAATAATGAAAATATTAAAGATGATATTGGACTATATTTAGGTCAAATGACACGCGAACAATTAGAACAAAGTAATAAAAAACGAATTATCCTTGCAACCTATCAAATGTGTGCTGAAGCATATGATTGTAAAACGTTGGATACACTGGTTTTTGCAACTCCAAAATCATCTATTGAACAAAGTGTTGGACGCATTTTGAGACAAAAAAATACCTTTACACCATTAATTATTGATTGTTATGATGATTTTAAAACAAATGAAACAAAACAATTTGAACAAATTGAACAAATTGAACAAATTGAACAAATTAAAGATGTAAGCACTTATCTTCGTGGTCAAAAGTATAAACGACTACGTTTCTATAAACAACAAAACTTTAAATTCATTTGAAAAAAAATATACGTAAAAATCTCATATTTTTTTTTATTTATTATCTCATATCAGAATCTAAAAATAATTAATTACGTTAACTTAAAATAAATTTAATTTAAAGACAATGACGTGTCCCATTTTAAACAATCCCGCATTATTATCTCTTTTATCATCATTATCATCATCATCTTCTTCTTCTTCTTCTTGCCCCTTTTTAAATTTCAATGGTGGAAATCTCAAATGTTTTTCGTTGAATGGTACAAAACAAGCAAATAATACTATTACTCCTAATGGTTGTGCTACTCTCTCAAGTTCTTTCTTGAAAGAATTTATGTATATCATACTTTTCCTAATATTTGTTATTTTGTTCTTTCTTTTTCTACAATTATCGGATTTTAGTTTTAGTTTTAATCCTTATGAACAACGTTTAACGTCTTCCACATTGGATGTTGTCGATACACCGACAATTGAAATCTGTTCACAATTACCACCAACGGCAGATTTTTTTAATATTTCACATCATCATAATAATAATAATCATAATACTAATAATCATAATAATGAAATTCTTTCTCTTCCTCGGGGAACACAACTTCTAAAGAAATCTTCATTTTTTCCTTCCTGTTCACCCTGTCCAAAAGACATTGCGGAAATAAAACGTGAAATGGTATCTTTACATAAATTGATTGAAATCAATCGTTGTAAATGTAAAAAACCCGAAGAAGACGAAACGGTAGAAAAAGACACAAAAGACGAAAAAGACACAAAAGACGAAAAGGAGACAAAAGACACAAAAGACGAAAAAGACACAAAAGACGAAAAGGAGACAAAAGACGAAAAAGAGACAAAAGACGAAAAAGATACAAAAGACGAAAAAGATACAAAAGCCGAAAAAATAAAAAAAAGATAAGATAAGGTAAGATAAGATAAAATAAAAATAAAATTAAAATTAAAATCAAAAAAAAAGGAAAACTAAAATGTTGCATTTCAATCTTGATTCTACTGCATTTCGGTTTTGTTTTGAAGATAAGTTGTATACTATCGCAAATCATATTTATCAAAATGTGGGTCGCGATTATCCAACAAAATTTTACAAAGAAATGTTTGGTATTGAATTACAAAATAATTTTATACAATATGAGATCGATTATGAATTTGATATATATTACAAAGATAGAATAATCGGGAAAGAGACAGTAGATTTTTTTTTACCAAATGATGGTGTTTTTATCGACATTAAAACAACAAGAGAATTACCCTCATTAAGTGATTTAAATTACTTTAAATGTAAAATGAGACAATGTAATATCAAACTTGGAATTTATCTTCATTTTGCTCCTTCACATCATTTAAGTATGACACCAAGTCAAAATTATCCATATGTTATTAATGCAACCAGAACAAATTTAAATGATACATCAATCGTTGGTTTTTATTGTATTAAAATGGAACCAATGGAACCACCAATGGAATCACCAATAGAACAAATAGAACATAACGAAAGCGAATTAAATCAAAATCAATAGAATTAGAATCGACGATGAATTGATAATGATAAATTCACGATATTTAAAATTATATTAACAATAATAATCAATACAAGAAATAATAATAAATACTGAAATGGTTTAAAACAACAAAATAGAAAATCAAGAATAATGGTTTGAAATTTTTGTTTGTTCTCAAATTTTTCTAATTCTTTTTGTATTCCTTGTAATAATTCTTCTTCAATATCATCAAACATATTTGTATTGTATTTGTTTATTTGTTTGTTTATTGTAACTAAAAAAAATTAATTATGTTATGTTAAATTAATTAATTAAAGAAGAAAAAAAGATCAATAAAATGGACGATGAAGAAAAAGAAACAACAAAGGATTTTACAATATTTATAATTACACCACCTGCACCTAATTTTATGTGCGATGAATTTGAATCCAAATATTATCCACAAACATTTGATGATTTTTTGGAAAATGAATCCGCAAAATCATTATTATTGTCTTATGAAAAGGATTTTATTGCATTTAAATATCCACTTGTTTTATTACAAGGTAAATATGGAACTGGAAAATCTGCATTAGTTTATTTATATGCGAAACACACAAATCGTCAAATAATTGCATTTGAAGAAAATGACATTTCAGACAAAAAAACATTTCTACATCGACTTCAACAATTTTTAAAATTCAACGGTCGACACACTCTAATTTTATTTGACAATGTTGATAAAATCTTTCAAGAACAATTTTGGATAACTGTTTACAAATTAATCTTGAAAGAATTTACTAACGTTTTTTTACCTTCTTATCGTAATAAACAAGAACAAGAACAAGAACAAAAACAAAAACAAAAATATTTGTTGCCACAAATTACGTTCCCACGAATTATATTAACAAGTTCACAATTAACATTAAAGAAAGCATTTATAAAAGCAAATATACTAAATATCCCATTAGAACATCCTTCATATAATGCCATTTTATCTTATCTTCATATTATTTTGGCTAAAGAACAATTAACATATGACGAAGCTGCAATTGAACTTTTGGTAAAAAGAGTAAAATGTAATTTAAGACAATGCTTTACAATATTAAAATTATTATCAATTAAAACGCAACATATTACTTGTGAAATTATAAAACGCGCTTTACAAACATCTGCACAAGATGAATTTTATACTTCATCGTCTTATTTGTATACATTAATTCATGATTCATCTCAACGTCAATCAGCGTTTCAATATTTAAATACAATGAATTGTGAATTAAATTATTTTTCCGAATTACTTTTAAGTAATTTACCATATTATTTCATTGAATGGACCAATTTTTTTCATATTGTAGATGATTTATCTTGTGGAAACACCTATATGTCACGATATTACATTACATATGATTTTATCAAGTATATTTATTTTTGTCAAGTCATCTTTCAATTTCAAAAACTCGAAGAAGAAGACAAAGACAAAAACAAAAACAAAAACAAAAGTGCAAAAAAACAAAAATCAAAATCCAAATCTAAACTCAATGTGAAGAAAAAACGACAAACATTGAGAAAGAATTTATTGAATAATCTTGGAAATTCAAAACGAAAATGTCATGAAGAACTAAAGCAAATACAACGAGATAACCGAGATTTATATGATCAGCAATTTCATATTCCACCTGAAGAAATGTTTTATATTTCTACTATATTTAAGGAGAATACAAAAAAGAATACAAAAAAGAATACAAATAAAAATACAAATAAAACTACAAAAAAAGAAAATTTAATAATCGAAAATACTTACTAAGATAAAAAAGATAAAAAAGATAAAAAAGATAAAAGTATTAAAGAAGATAAAAAAAAACTATGCCGTATCGTAAACGACAAGTTCCGTTAAGTAAAGCTAAAACAATTCTAGATATTAACAAATACATAAATTTTATTTATTCAAATGAGAAATTACAAGGACATAAAACAGCACATGATTTAGAAGAATATTTTCAAGATAATTTCCAAAAGATTCAACATCGTTTTCTTCGACGATTACATATATTGTTACAATTTTTAATTGAAACTAAAATTTATGTTTATAATAGTGAAGTCCCTTGGGGAAAACCTAAAAACTTTGATTATGTTCATTTATTTTTAATTGCATTAGCGAATTATGAAGGTATGACAAGTGATCAACAAATAAGGGATCGAAGATCCTATTTTATGCATTTCAATACAATATTTAAAACGACAAATATTATTGATTATCCATTTTGGGAAGAAGTCAAATTAAACCCGGCTAAAAGACAATATTTTCATGAAAATCCATTACCAAATAATGAATTTGCTTTATGTTTATACATGTATAGTCGAGCGTATTCGGAACCACAACGACGAGAAATATTAAAATACTTCTTTGTTACAGATGTAATTAAACAATCACGAAAAGCAACCTATTATCAACAACTTCAATTACAGTGTTTACCTTATAGTAGAAGCCAAAAGATTAAAGGAGCACAAGAAGAAGAAGAACAAGAAGAACAATTAGAAGAAGAAGAAGAAGAAGACGAATTACGTCGAAAGAGAAAGGATGATAAAGGTAAACGACCTAAAACACCACAATTATCAATTGAAGAACGTCCAGAATCATTAATTTTTCAATATTTACCACCAAGAACACAACAACAGCAACAACAACAAGGTAAACGAAAACGTCAAGAAGGGGAAACTTCAACTACCAGAAAAACCCGATCTACTCGATCTACGCGATATCAACGAAAACGAGGAAAATCTATTGTTCAACCTCCGACAATCTACCAACAATATCGTCGAGCTAAAAAACGAAGATTGAACAAAGAAGACGAAGACGAAGAAGAAGAAGAACAATTTGAACAAGAACAAGAACAAGAACAAAATGAAAATGAGAATGACGAAAGTGAAAATGAAAATTAAAATTAACTTACAAATAGTAAATGATGATCAATTCTTACCTGTTTTATTGAATTACTAAAATTATTATAGATTTGAAATGTTTTAGTAAATTCCCCTTTTTCATTATCTAAATAACGATTCGCTACACCATCTAATCCGTAACTCTTCAATATATATTCTGTTATATATTTATACAATTGTTTTTCTTGTTCAGAGGATAATTTAATTATTGGCAAGGAATAACGTAATTGACTTGCATATAATATTTCACTTACCAAATAATCTCCTAAACCACTAAATATAGATTGATCCAATAAGAATGATGCAAGCAATTGCTGTTGATGAATACGTCCTTTTCTACGCTTTCTCAAAATACTACAAAATTCATCCTCCGTGACATTAATATATATATCTTGAATTCTTAAATTATCTTCCTTCTCCTTCTCTTTTTCCTTTTCCTTTATTCTCGTCGATTCATTGTCATTATTGTCATTATCATTATTGTCATTATCATTGTCATTATCATTATTATCATCATTATTATTATTATTTTTGTTATTTTTGTTATGTTTAGATTTATATTTACAAGAATTGATGGAAGAAGACGAAGACAAAGACGAAGAAGATGTAGTAGTAGCTGTAGTATGATCATCATCATCATCATCATCATCGTCGTCGTTCTGACCATGTGGGGAATAAATTAACCATGATTTACCAATATGTTGTTTCATAAAATAATCTAATACGCTTTCCGTTGATTCACAAAAGTATATTTTAGTAACATCGAACTGAATAAAATATAAATAGTATTTATTGCTAAAATTAAAATAATGTGTATATTGTTTCAAACGAGAATTACGACTTAATCGAACACTTGAATCTTTTCCAAGTGGCATAATAACATAAACATGCTGTAATTCATTATAAGGATGTTTTCCTTGTTTTATTCTTGGATTAAAATACGATTCACAAGTAAACTTAAAAATAAAATAATTTCCATTGAATTGTATTCCTTGCCATTTGACTTTTAAACTTTTTTTTCCTTCTTTCTGCTGTAAATTTTGATATAAAGGTAATGTATGTCCCTTGAATGGATATGGAATATTATAATGCTTTAATGTATAACGTTTCACATTAATTTTATCACATAATTGACTTAATTGTGTTGTATAAACTGCAATTTCAGGAATTTGATTACTCATGCTTCTTGTGTGTGTTTATATTATGTGTGTTTATCTTATGTTGTTATCTTTTTAAAGAGTATTTTATATATAATTAAGTTGACGCATTTTCATTTCTCATTTTTTATCAACAAAAATTTGTTTTAGTGTTTCACGAATATTGTTTTTGTATTCCAATTCAGTTCGTGGATTTTCAACTTTATAATCAATTAATTGATCAGGAAATTTATTTTCGGTTTCATCGCAATTATTATTATTATTATGATCTTCTCCTTGTATTTTTAAAAATGGATTAGTTACTGAATTGTTGTTACTTCGCACTATTCTTATTGTTCGCACAATACAATAATTATTAATATGGTATAATTTTGGATATTTCATAATTTCATTATATTCATTTTTTAAACGCAAATCAGTAATAAAAATAATAGTTATTGGTGGCTCCTGATAAGAAGAAGATAATGAATCATTTTTGTTTTCAAATTGTTCAAAAACAAATTTTCGAAATTCATTTGTTAAAAAATTAGGGTAGATTGGTCGTATACAAGCACCAACTTTACATAAAATATCGCGAAATGAATGTCCATTCAATAATGTAGCATCATCCTTTAAGTGTGGCATATCTAATTCAGATCGTTTTAGTTTAAATATATCACAACAAATATCTTTTAATCTATCCGCAAAAGCGAATCGCATAACATTTATATCACATCTTAATTTTGATCGTAACGATTGGAAAAAATCATCTGTTGTAATTAATTCCTTAGCCAATCGAAAAAACGTATCCTTACCTACTTTTTTCTCTCCATGTAATCCGATAATAACAAGTTTTGTTTCAGGAGAAAAATCATACGTATTCTTTCGAAATAAATCACAAGAATAATAATTATAATTATAAGTATCCATAACTTGTTCTTCTTGTTACTCTCGTTGTGGTGTATAAAATATACAATTTTTTTTTTATTTTGTTTTCGTTTAAGTAAATTAAATTAAATAAAATTAAATAAAACAAAATAAATTAAGATTGGAGAATTGAACGATGAATAGAAAGAAAATGTCTATGTCTAATTTACCTTTACCAGCAAATAATATCTCACAACAATTATTTTATAAACAATTACCCAATTGTATGGGAAATCAACCTGATCCATGCTGCACAAATGATCTTGAATTACAACATTTTTATCGTAAAGTTCCCGTTAATTTATGGAATACTGGTTCAAATTTTCAAGGGGGTCCACCTTTTTCTGATTGCACAGAAGATGCATTTTTTCAACAATGTATGTTGTCTCAATATTATAATTACTTATCTGGAAACAATCGTTTAAAATAAAATAAAATTAAGTTTATTTAAAAAAAAAAATATTAAATCATAAACATAACTTAAGATAAAATCATAAAATCATAATGTCAAATTCTTCCAAATCAAATCAAAACATACAAGAAACTGCGATACATTTACATCGTGATAATTTAGTCAAAGAAATTGGTTTAATATTACAAAAATTAAATAATAATAAACTCAATATACCAAAAGTAGAACAAGAACACAAACAATTTATTAATGATTGTCCACGTATTTGGCAAAGAATAATTGATGGACATTTTCGACGAAGTGACTTTCAACAATTACAAATTCAAAATATACAATATAAACAAAATTTCTTAGCCAACGATAATAATGTAAATAATAAGGTAAATAATAATGTAAATAATGTAAATAATAATTATGATTATGATGAATTAAAAGCTGAAGCAGATTTTGAATTAAGCGAAAATATTGCTCAACGATATTTATATCCTCAATTTCCAATTGATTCTTTACCAACAAAATCACAAAAAGAACATGCAAAATCTATAATTCGCCAAAAAATTAAAAAACAAAAAGAACAACGTCAAAAACAAAAATAAAAAAAAATAACTTTAATTAATCATGTCTTCTTCTTCTTCTTCATTATTTTGTTCACATTGTTCGACGGGATTACATATTGTGTATGATGATACACATGGAGTCGATGTTTGTTCAAATTGTGGTTTTGTTATTAAAGAAAATCGATTAATTTCTACAGTTGAATCTTATCGACAAGTTAGTCGAGCAGGATATCATGGTGATGTACGAAACCCACATTTACAATTAGGATCGTATATAAATGAAAAACAAAAATCAAAAGGATTTTATCGTATGCCTCATGCTGAAAAAATGAATAATTTAACGTATGCTCATGCTGTTGTTACACAAGATCATCGTGAAAAGACAACATCAGAAATTTTTAAAGTATTTGATGAATTAAAAGAAACACATGGATTATCTGAACTTTGCATTAGTATTGCCAAACGTATTTGGAATTTAATGGGAAGTTCACAAGATATAATAAAAGGTTCAAAACGAGAAGGCGTGAAAGCGGCTTGTATTTATTGTGCATGTCGTATAACAAAATTTTGGTTAAAACAAGATGTTGTAAAAATGTTTAAAATTAAACATAATGTATTATTAGAAGGTGAAAAACGAATATTAAATAAATTATTGCTATTAGGAGAACATCAATTATACAAAGAAATTACTCAAAATGCTTGGAAAGTGCAACAACAAGAAACAATTACTCGAGAAGCAGAATTATTGACATCACAATTAATTAAACTTGAATTGGATTTTAAAAAATACAATAAATTGTGTTTATTAATTTTGAATACATGTCGTGATGATTTATTTGCAATTGAGACAACTTCATTAATTGCCGGAGTTATTTCCTTTATTGTTCATGAACATTTTAAAGAAAAAATACCCTCTAAGAAAAAAATTGTAGAATCATTAGAAATTACACCACCTACTTTATCTAATGCATTACGTATTATTCGATCGTCTGTTCAAAAACATCATGAAGAACTTGGTAAATTATCTTCTACTTGAGTCTTGATCCATTAAGTCAAGTTGAAATTTTTCAATCTGTTCAGCGTATTTTCTGAACTCAGATCTCAAATTTGCTAATTCTTCTTCATTTCCACCACCAGATGATATACTAATTGGTACCAATGGTGTATCTTGGGCGTTTTCGGTGTATAATGAATTATTTATTTCATTAAACACACTTTCTACATCATGTTTAATATTTGATACTACGTTACTTAAATTCGCCAATTCCATTTATACTCAGTGTGTTTAAATAGAATAATTCGAAATTTAATATTTTGTATTTTAGATTTGGTATTTTATTGTATTTTGTATTTTTGTATTTTTGTATTTTATTGTTTGTTTATTTTTACGACAATAATTTTTTTTCATGTAAATTAAACAATCTAATTTAATAATAATCAAATGCATCACTATTATGATAATATCGTCGATGACGCGAATGACGACCAAAGGATGTTGTTCCTCCTTCTACAGAAATTGGATCACTTTTACCACCAGCAGCTGACATACTCATCATTAAGGTCAAACATCGCGCAAGACCATTTGCTTGAGCTAATTGTGCTTTTAAGCTAGCCAAATCTTTGTTATCACCATCACCACCACCACCACTATTTTCAAGGGCCTGTATGTCACTTTCTAATTGTGCAATTTGTTGGTTTAATTTTTCTTTTTCATCTTCTAAAGCAAGTGAAAGATCTTCAAACTGTTCAGCGTATTTGTTGAACTCATTTTGCAATCGTTTATATTCTGGTGTATCTTCAACATTCATGATTATTTGTATTTCTAACCTTTTTTTTTCTCCAAAAAAAATAAATTAGATATTTATTAAGTTACAACAATTTTTTATTTTCAAATTAATCGTAAATATTTTTTTATTCGCCGGCGTAGTTTTTTTAATTTCTATTTCTATATTATACTGATCATAATATTTTTTACACCGTTCCAAAAATAATGGATTCTCATAAAATCTTGAAACAAAAAATTTAATTGGAACCATTTGATTTGTTAATTTATCACGTTTTCTAGGAGTCACAATACCAGCATTTAATGGAATTAAATCATATTGTTTAGATGATAAATCATGCGTCCAACTAAATGACCGTAAACTATTGTAAATTTCATTATTTCCTAATTCTTTGTCTTTATCATTATTATCTTTATCTTTTCTAAATTGAACATTAAAGGCTTCACATATTTCCTTTGGAGTCATACATATAATTTTAAATACTGTATTTTCTGCATCTTTCCAAGCTTTTTCAAATATATCATTTTTTGCATTCTTATATCCTTGATTACGTATACATAATATACGTGACATGAAATTTTGCATTTCCTCATTTTTCAAATGAGCTAGTTTTGTCTTTAATTGTGATTCTCTGACTTTTAATACATCCAATTCTTTCCTTAACTTATTGTGCTCTTCCTCGTCATCTTGGTGTAAAAGTAAATTTGAACATTGCTCAATTTTTGATTGCACTATTGTTAATTCCGATTCAAGTTCTTCTTGATTTTGTAATTGTAATTGTGCTTGTGTATTAGTATTCGTATTAGAATTAGATGCTTCCATTTTTCTTTTTCTTATTATTTTTTTTCTTATTCTTATTCTTATTCTTATTCTTATTCTTTTCAAAATAAAGCAACTTAAACAAATTGTTTTACAAAACAATTAACAAATTTTAATAAATATAAATTCTACTACATTTAATTCTTTTATATTAAAATACATACAATGGAGACGACTACTGCTATTCACAACAATAATATTAATAACAATAACAATAATACGAAATATTTCAGAGGACGTATTGTTGTTTATAATCGTCAAAAAGGATTTGGAAAAATTATGAAAACGTGCAACACACCTTTAATTGAAGGTGCGATTGGTTTAACGACAGAAAATGAAACAAATTTAACTCAATATGAAAAATCACCATGTTTTAATATTCAATATCGTCAGATTATCGCAAATCCACAAATTCCAACTTATTGTCGATATTTACGTTATGGTGAATATGTTGATTTTCAAATAAGATACAATACTTATCGTGATAAAAATCAATGGATTGCAATTAATGTTCGAGGAATTGATGGTGGTCCACTAATGTATGAAAATCAGTATTTTAATCGACAAAATCGTCAACATAAAATTCAACAACAACAGCAACAACAACATTTACATTTACAAAGACCATCATCATCATTGTCACAACCACCACCAATACAACAACAAATGGTTTATCCACCCTCTCCATTAATGCCACCACCACCATTATCATTTTATTCTCATTCGCCGTTTCATCAACATCAACATCAACAACAACATCATCATCACCAACAACAACAGCAACAATATCAACAACAAGAACAAGAACAACAATTTTTTAATGATGCATTTCGAAGAGAACAAGAAGAAGAAATTCGACGTGAAATACATGAAATGATGAGGTGGGATAATAATTATAATGACGAAATTGATGAAGAAGAAGAACAAGAAGAAGAACAAGAAGAAGACCAAAAAGACACAAAAGACACAAAAGACAAAAAAGACAAAAAAAATCAAAAAGAACAATATTATATACCAGCATCTGATAATGATGAAGATGATAAAGATGATGAAGATGAGAATGATAATGATGACAATGATAAAACAGAAAAACAAGAATCAAAAAAAGAAAAATAAATTATCAAAATCATAAATTTAATTCATAATATTTACTTGCTTAGCGTAACGTTGAAGTAATTTAACTGCAAGATCTTCTTGTTCCTTATAATTTGTAAACATCTTAACATAATCGTTACAATTTTCAATAATTTTTAAACATCGACTAGGATGTTGTAAACACCAATTGTATTGATCAATTATATCAGAAAAATCATCTCGTAATGGAATATAATGAATATATGGACGTAATACACCTTCCATAAACCAACTTTCCATTGTGCTTTCTGGTCGAAAAACAAGACTATTACTTGCCATAACCCATTTTAAATTACTAGCAACATCATTTCCCTCTACACTAATTATAAATTTATATTTTAATTGATCTTTAATTTCCATTTTAGGTTTTATATATTGTGGATTTCTTGTTCCCATATAATTATTTACATAATGCGTAAATCCAACATCTATAATATCATCAAATTTACTATGTGCATATTTTTCCACTAATGGTATCCGTTTAGAACGTCCAGTTGCTGCACCACGCCATACTATTTTTGGTTTCTTTTTATCATACGATAATTTATCTTCACGAACAACTTCTTCTATTGCTGCAAAATGACGATTATAATTTAAAGGTAATAATACATTATATCCAGGATCACCAATTGGTCTTGTTTTCACTAATAATGGAACATCATGACGTGAAAAATTAACATCACCTGGAACAAAAAAAAATCGCTTTAACTTAAATTGTGGTGAAGATGAATATAATTTTACTAATAAATGATAAATTTCATTAAAATATATTTCACGAACATCATTTTCATATGATGAAGAATTAGAAAAACTAGAAGAATTAGAAAAAGGAGAAAAATATTGTTTTGGAATACTTTTTAATCCTAATAAAAAAACTTGCACATTATGAAATGCAATTTGTCTTCGCGGTAAATAAAATCTACGTTCGTATTTTAAATTTCCTAAACAATAAGCGAAACGATCAGAGGCACTTAGCATTTTTTTTATTCTATTATTTTATTAATACAAAGAAAAAAAGAAAAAGATGGATTTAAATTTAAATCATCATGTATCTTATGATTATGATGCACAAGTAAGGAATTTTTCAGTATGGTCAAACTTTATGTATTTTATTGCAGCCATTTACACATTCACATTATTCCTAAAACTACATAAATTTTATTTATATAAATATATTTTCTTAATATTGTCGATTTTAATATTTCTAGCTGGAATCTTTTCTATATTATACCATGTTCATACACCTAGTTTTACTCAAAATCGCAAAATTATTGATACTGAAATTTATGATCAATATTTAGATCTTGATCAAGGTTTTGCATTAACAGTATTGATTTTCTCTCTTTTTGCCCTTTTTATCATTACTTATTGTAAATGGCCTATTTTTCGAACAATAGAAATAAAATGTTTTTTTAATAATTCCAATTTATATTTTGCTGTCTTATTTGTAATCTTATCCACAGTATTCTATGTTCTAGGAGGTGCATACAATAAACAAAGTTTAAATTGTAAACGACAAAAATGTTTTGAACGAAGAATTGATGGTTATGATATCTTTCATTCAAATTGGCATATCTTTACTGGTATGACAATGATCTTCTGGAATACATTCTTATATTATCTTATTTTGTTAAAATTAAAATCTTAAAAACCTTAAAAACCTTAAAATCCTTAAAATCCTTAAAATAATAAAATAATATTATTTAATATATAGATCAAAATGGATGATGATGAGTTTTATGTTCAACCTAGAGAATTTACACAAGATGAAGAAGATGAATATCAATTAATTTTAGGAACAACTAGAGAAGTTCTGTATCCAGCTACTGTAAATCGTTTTCTAACTTCTATTAATGGTCAATGTTATAGTATAAATTATAATCAAGATGATGCTATTATTCGACGTAATTATGAAAATACGTTAATTAATTATCGTAATATAATGCGTGAATGGAATCAAGATCAAGATACGGTTCTTCGTAATTATTATTTACAAGTTTATCGACCATATGCATTAGAATCAGAAGATGCAGAATTATTAATTAAAATACATAATAAAATGCGTATAGACTCTCTAATAGATGAAATAATCGATAGTTTTTGGAGAACACGAGAACACACATTTTTTAATATGTATTTTACACTAAATGATAATGATGAAAATTACTTTAGAAATCTTATATACGATTACATAAAGATAATTTTAAGTAATTTAGATACTACATCACCAATTAGATTTCGATCTATATTTACGAGAGGTATTGGCTCAGAAGAAACTGCAATAATAATTACTTACAACCCAAATATATTGACACAAAAAGATCTTAATACTTTATTTTCTACAATGGAAAGTTATTTAAGAGATGTTCATACAAAGCATTTGTATCTTTTCAAATAAAATTAAAATTAAAGTTAATTTAAAAAAATTAATTTAGTCTTTTTTTATAAGTATAAGTATAAGTATAAGAGTTATAAAAGTTTAAGTTAAGTTTATAATATGTCGTTACCATCATATACATATAATTATACACCACCAAACCAAGAATATAATATTTCATTACAGTATGAACAACCCTCATTATCACTTCCTCAGCGATCTCAACAAAAACATCATGAAAATAATACACATGGTATAAATATAAAACGTGAAGAAGAAAATGAAGAAAACGAACCTTCACATTATTATTATAGTGGCGGTGAAGAATATACAGATCAAAATGAAAAAACATTACGTGAAATTTTAGAAGATGCTATAAAAAATAAAGAAGCACATTATAAAACAGCAAAAAAGAAAAAATTTTATCATCGTGTATTTGGATTTCCCGCAATTGCTTTACCATTAATATATTCTCCTCTTTCCGCATTTTTTCGTGAAACACCAGGTGTTGATATTGCTACTGTAATTATTTTAATTTTATCCGGACTTTTTAGTGCAACACATCAATTCTTTGATTTTTCAAAAAAATCACAACAACATTTTCATTATGAAGGTTTATACAGTGATTTAGCAACAGATATTAAAGTTGAATTATCAATTTCAAGACGACGTCGTATTCCAGCAATACGATTTTTAACAAAAATAGAAGGTAAATACGATCATCTTGTTAAGACCGCTCCCGATTTGTAAAATATAATCCTAAAACTATTGCTAATACAATCAAACAAAACAAAAAAATAAAAATACCTGCATGTATTAATGATGTCTGCGTTTCTAATTGCTCAACACTTTCTATTCGTAAATTATATGGATTACTAATTGTCTCACCGGTTGTTGTTGGTGGTGCTGACGTTGTTGTTGCTGGATCAGTTGGACTTGTTGGCGCTGGATCAGTTGGACTTGTAGGTGCTGTATCAGGGCTTGTTGGTGCTGGATCAGTTGGACTTGTAGGTGCTGTATCAGGGCTTGTAGGTGCTGGATCAGGACTTGTAGGTGCTGTATCAGGGCTTGTAGGTGCTGGATCAGGACTTGTAGGTGCTGTATCAGGGCTTGTAGGTGCTGTTGGACTTGTAGGCGCTGTAGGACTTGTAGGTGCTGTGGGAGCCGTAGGCGCCGTTGGGTCCGTTGGAGAACCTGTAATTTCATCCTCGATTTTAACGATACGACGACATTCCGCATTTTGTGATGCCAATATATCACCACCAACATAATTTGAATCAAATTGATTTAACATTACTTGAACACAATCATTTCCGCAATTTTGTAAATTACGACGTTGATCACTTGTTAATATACCACCTGCTTTACATTGAGGATACATACATTCTGGTTCAGTTCTTACACTTGCAATACCTTCAACATTATATCCACCAGCTTGGAATTGTTTAAATACATCATTTACATAATCTTGATAAAATTTAGTATCTAACATACAACCACAAAAATCACCATATCGTTTACCCGTAGTTCCAACAGGTAAATCTAATTTATCCTTTTTGTCTTTACAATAAATATTTTGTAAATACGATTCACATAAATCGGGTTGGTCTTTACAAAAATTAAAACAATAATTACTTTCCATATTACTTTGATTTTTTGTGCAATATTCTTGACGTTTACCATCACACCAATTTTTATCAATATCTAAATTACCACCACGACATAATGCACCACAACCATTTCCTGTTGTTATATTTTCATCATTAGCTGCACTAGTTAATTTATCACTACAAGCTTCATTCATATCTTGTATTCGACGATTAGATTTCCAAAAATCATAACAATAAGGTTCTGCTTGTGGCCAAAATGCTTTTGTTCGACAAAAATTAGCTTTATGTTGTTGACATAATGGTGAACCCTCTTCTTGTGCACCACCACAATATGAAATACAAGATTGATCTGTTATCCAATTACGATCTGATTTAATTAATTCACCTAAATTATTACGTTTAACATCATCTAATGCAGTTTTACCACATAAACGATCTAATGCCCAATTACAATAATTACGTTGATGATCTGTTGAACGAGAAGGTACACATTGTTGTTTACATTGTGGAATTTTACCTGCATAATCACCTAATTGACATAAAACAGGCCAATGTGCACCACCACGTAAACAATTTTCTTGATCTTTATTATTCGCATTTGGTGTTCCAAAAAAACATTTACCGGTCATTTGAGATGTTTTATTCCAAAATTTACCAGCCTTTTTACGATCAGGATATGTATTATATGTCATATCAGAACCACCTGCACAATCAACTGCAATATCTTCAGGTAATTTTTTAGGTAATTCACTAAATTCACCTTCACCATAAATTAATTTATTTGTAAATTTATTACTGGAACATGAACCATCAATTGTTGTTGCCCATCCACCAATTGGAACACGACCACTTTCAAAATAACCCTTTTGATGACAATTACGATTACGAAATCCACTACAAACACGTTTTGTATGTTTATTTTCATAATCTTTTGCATCTAAATTTGATACATTATATGTTTTACCAAAATTTTCACCTTCAAAATTAATATTTCCATAAGCATCCCATGTTTTACGAATAGTATTATCGGGAACAGCTTGTAATGAAATAGCGTTGAAAGGTAATGCCATTATTTTTATTATTATTTTATAATAGCAATTTAATTTTTATTGCTCTTTTGTAAATTAAATAAGAAAAAAGAAATTATGGAAACAGGAGTATTACTCTATCAAGTTTATTCGTGTGTTCTTGTTGGATATACCATCTATCAGAAATACGAACAAATTAAATACTGCTATTCATGGATTAAATATTTTACGAAACGGAAATTATTTCATCATCATCATAATAATAATAATAATGACAATAATGACAATAATAACAATAATAACAATAATTACAATAGTGACAATAATGAACATGATGAAACAATTGTTGAATTTTACACTTCTAAAGAAAAACAAATGAATGATGATAATAATGGAATAATATCATCATCATCTACATCATTATCATCATCATCATCGTCATCATCATTTGAAAAAATTGATACCATCTCCGATTCGGATTTAAATTCAGTAACATTACCACCATTTGATAACGTATTGATTACTGCCCCAAATTCTCCATCCTTTATTGTAACAGAACGTCGACATAAATATTCTATACTAGAAGATGATGAGAATATATTTTATATTGAAAATAAATCGCATCAAGAAAAAGACAATGATAATTGGATGATTATTTCCGCATTTGATCGTTTGTAAGTTGAAAAAAATATTCATGTAAAACATTTTCAACGTCTTCGCGTCGATTTCCTAATGAGTCATATAATTTCTCAATACTTTCATAATCAAAAAAAATCTTACGTAATGCATAATATTCCATAAAACAACTCATTAATACACTTATAATTCCCTTAATCGCTTCTGTGTCAACACATTTACGATAAATTGTATATATTATAACATAAAGAATAAATAAAGATTTTCGGTGTCGTATTTCTTGCTTTTGTAATTCATGAAAACAAGAAAATGATTTAGTTTGAATAATTGGTTGATTATTATTTTGATTTGGATTATTGTTATTATTATTGTTTAAATTCTCGTATTGTTCAATTAATTCAACATTACTATTATTATTTTTAAAACGTAATATAATGTTCTTTAATACAGAAGGACGGTCAAATTGAATCTCATTTTCCATTAAATGTAAAACACAGATCTCGTTACTATTACTATTACTATTATTATTATTATTCTCATTCTTTCTTTCAATAATTACTATTTTCTCTTGTTGCAAACTATTAATATATGGCCATTCTATTTCATAAGTGAATATATTATTGTTAGTCGTAAACGAAGAAGCCGGAAGACGAAAACAAGAAAGAATATTATTGTCTTCGTTGGTGGTGGTCATGCTTATTTTCTTTTTTTTGGATCTCTTTTTCTTCGTCTCTTTCTCTTTTTCTTTTATATACTGTAAGATTGATTTTACATCATTTTCCCAACGAGTTTTTGTGTCCATTAAACACCTTTTATTATACTCATATACATGAGAAAAATTATATAAATATGTAAATTCATTTAATGTTGCAAATTCCATCTTTTCTTGTCTGTGTTACCTTTGAAATATTTTTTATTAATCAAACGTATTATTGTATCGACCATTATCTTCATCCGCCTCATCACAAAATCCATAAGTCTGAACTCCATCTTCATATGGTGTTGTAAACCCATAAGGATTTTCACGAACTAAATATGTAATTCCATTTGGATTTGATGCACATCCACGTGTTGGTGTTGGAATAAATGAACTTCCACTAATAGATTGATTTGCTCCAACCGGTAATGCACGAGGCATTTTGATTTCACTGCGATATTTACTATACTCTAATTTCTTACGAAAATTTAAACAATTACGATTAGAACATTGAAATCCACAACCAGGTCCACATGAACCATAATGAGTAGTAGTAGTAGTAGTAGTAGTATTTCCGTTTCTTTTATTTGCAAATGAATCAAAATTATAACGACTATAATCCACAGGTAAAAAATTCTCGTTCTTTTTTGAAATACTTATTTTATCAATTTCATAACGATTATAATGAGAACAAAAACCAATCATAAAACCAAATAAAATAAAAAATAAAAGAATAATTAGTAAAATCTCACAAGCAGAATTCATTCTTTTTATTTTTATATTATATACTTTGAAATTATATTTTTTTATTTTTTATTGTTTATTGTAAATTCAATTTTGCTAAATTATAACGCATTCGTCGTTTACATAAATTTGCTTCAATCCATTCTAATATCTGATTTGATTTATATAATGCATCCTCTTCATCCAATTCATCATTTGTAATAAAATATTGAGATAAACTATTTGGTAGTGTCTTACGTGACAAAGGATTTGATTTCTGAACACGACGACGTAAAAAAAATCGCTGATTTACATCATCAACATCTGCATTTGGTAAATCATATTGTCGCATTAATTTTATACTCTCTGATGATAAAAGCTGACGTTGTTGACGTAATGTCTTAATTGCATTATGATAATCTTGAATTTCACTATCCAAACGACTTATTTCAACTAATGCATGTTTTAATTTGCGTTTTGTTTCATTTGGTAATTCAACTTCTTCAACTTCTTCAAGTTCTTGTCTCTTTTTATCTTCTTCATTTTGTTCAAATTGTTCATTTTCTTCAAATTGTTCAAATTGTTCAAATTGTTCATTTTGTTCATTTTCTTCATTTTGTTCATTTTGTTCATTTTGTTCATCTTCATCATTTTGTTCTTCTGTGTTTTTGTTCATTTTGTTCATTTTGTTCATTTTGTGCTTTATCAAAGGTTGTTTTCCCGAACGATTATTCATTTCATTTCTAACCTCAACCAACGAATTAGTATTAGTATTAGTATTAGTATTCAAATTCATCATTGTCTTGTTTATTTTTCTATCAATTTATTTATCCTCTTAAGTTTATTTTTTATATTATTAAACCAATTGAAAGAAAAAAAGAAAACAATGGAGTCTGTTCAATATATTGATCAAATTCCTTTAACATATTTAAAATCAATTGATTTAACAACATGTTCATATACAACTAAACATATTTATAATTTAATATTTCATCCCGAAATATGCAAACCAAGTTTTCTCTTACAGTTTTTTGAACGACATCGAAGAAAAATAAAGTTTATTATTCTATTAAATAATCCTTGTCTTTCAATAACTGATCTTTTTTACCTTTTAATTAAATACAATTATAACCTCAATCCAACAAGGTTAAAATGCATACTTCAAAGATGGGATTTACAAATTATTCATTTGGAATTCCTATTACAATTTGTATACAATTCAAATTTATTCCGCAAATACAAATCTACTTATAACAACAAATTAGAATATAATCAGACTTTTTTTTCACAAAGCTTGAAAATTTCATTTGAAGCATTAATTGAATTTTCCAAAACATGGAATAAGTTACCATTTGTTTATCCTTTAAAAATGAACATTAATGCAAATACAATGTTTCTTCATCACCAAATTAATTTACAATATGTAAAGCAAATAATAAATAATAATGATATTGAAGAAATACATTTAAATCCCTTTTATACTTTTTATTCGGATTCAACAAAATCAATACATTGTCTTAAGGAATTTGTCGAATCAAATAAATATAATCTTGAACAACTTAACGAGAATGATTATTCTTTTATTAGTGATACCGATATTATGATAATAACAACGAACAAACAAAAATTATACCCACACTTTTTACCTTCTAATACACATACACCTTTGGAAATTATTGAATATTTAATTGAAAAAGTGTTTTATTTTTCAATTTTTAATCAAAACGTCGTAAATGTGAACAACGACGACTACAATTACTCGTCTTTATTTCCTCATTTAAAAGCAATTTATTTTCGTCAATATAAACTTCCCTTTACACAATTTCATACTTTCATATATGCTATCAATGAAATTATTTTATCTATAACAGCTAGTATGAATTCAAATATAACTTTTGAATATATATTACAACATTGTAAAGACTATTTTCACCCAAATACGGAACAATATACATATTTATATCATGGTTACAATCTTTCTTACCAGGAAGCAAAAGATTTAAATACAATATTAAAGCAACCAAATCCTCGTTCAGCACATCCACTTGCATTTAAACCAAGTCGTGATTTAAAATTCGTAGAAGAAAATTATATGAAGATACCATATACATTTCTTCTTGAAACTTCTGATTTATCTGTAATACGACAATTATTACCAATAATGAAAAAAAAGAATTTATTGTATCACGATCAATTAATTTGTTCCTTAGCGTATAATTCAAACGTTACAATCACATTTTTATTTCAAAATGGATTCACAATGAAAGATAAAGCACTTTATTATAATGATCATTGCGTCCTTAAAAGATTCCATCGAATAAAATATAATGATTCCATAGAATTAGAATATTTGAATCAAGAAGTCGATTTAAGTTTTATTGAATTAAGTCATAATAATTCATTGTCATATACCTTTGTCGAAAAGGCTTTAAAAAAGACAAAGACAAAAGATAAAATTCATAGGAAAACAAAACAATGGAATTGGAAGGTATTATCAAGCAATCATTTTAATTTATCAAGACAATCAAATGCCTTATATTACAAATACATGTTAATAAATACAATTAAAAAAACAAAGAATTTACAGGAAGGTGTAGATGAGATAATTGCAAAATATTTAGCATACAAAGAAGATTATATGTAATATATTTTTATTTTTATTTTCATATATTATTTCATATATTATTTCATATATTATTTCATATATTATTTCATATATCCTAATGGTGGATTTGATGGTCCTACACCATAAATACTATTTGTAGGTACCCAAGCATCCAATGGACGACGTTGTAAATCAGGTTGAATACTACTATTATACCATGGGGAAACAACATTAATTGGATTTGGAATTGTAGATCTTGGATCTAAAGATGCATTTTTTCTTGAGGATCCAATGGTATCGACACCTATTTGTTGAGTTGCAGATAAGAAATTTTGATTGGCTAATGCAACAGTATCACCTACTTGCCACGATGGAACACCAGGTAAATTCATTGTTGGTAATAATTCACTTGCAATTGCAGTAGGTGCATTTTGAGCACATGGACTTATTTCCTGTTGTCGTCGATTACCAAAATTAACTGCCGCAAAATCGTAAAATGTATCTTCACCAGAAGGTGGAACTATACCCGGAGCATCAGGTGTATCTATATATCCATATCCACCTCCAGGTTGATTTGAAATCATTTCTAATTGATTTAATGTTGGTGTAGCTGCATTTATTGCTTGTTGATATAATTGATATGCTACACTTTGTGTTCCTCCTATTGGAGGTCCAGATGACATAATTTGGGATGGACGATCTGCTTGACCACCCCAATACCCCCGAGGAGCTTCATAATTTGAATAATTCATATCATTATTCATTGTTGACATCGTAGCTGTTGACATGATTTGATTATTGTTTTTGTTTTTTTTTTGTTTCTTTAAAAAAATTACAATGGGTTTTCTTTCTTTTTCTTTTTCCTTTTCCTATAAAAGCACTCAATAAAAAAAATAAAAAGAATTGACTTGAAAAAAATATTTACGATTATTGATTATTTTTCTTTGCTATACAAGAATTTATTTTTTCTTTTTCTTTATTTTTTTGCAGTATTTTTGTATTTGTATTTTTATTTATTATTTTTTTTTTCTTAATCAACTAACATAATTTTTGGGCGCATTATTGTTGTTGAGGTATTATTATTGTTCTTTTCGTTCATTTCGTTCTTTTCGTTCATTTCGTTCTTCTTATTTTTATTTTTATTTTTACTTTTACTTTTACTTTTATTCTTCTTTTGTTTTATAATATCATCTTCGCTCTTGTTATCATTATCATCTTCATCTTCATCTTCTTCTTCATCAGCAATACGCAATTGATTCAATAATTTTGCTTTGGAAATATTACATATTTTAATTTGCGCAATTCTCCAATTTACATGAGCTTCATATTTTGTAATTCGAATCTTACTTGCTTGTAAAATAAATATCGCTTCTCCATCAATGAGTATATCTGATAAATTAATCTTTTGACGAATTGTATTATATACTTCACAATTTGATAAAATTGGACAACATAAATAAAAATCCGCCTCAAGTAAATTTAAAGGAGGATGAATACAAGATTTGAATAAATGATCTTTTATTGTTTGAGAATCAACATATTCTTTAAATCGAGTATCGGAAATTATACTTAATTTTTCGCATATTTGATCTTCAATGCTTTGTAAACAACAATAAAAATGATTTAATTTTTCCTTTGATGAAATTTCACTATTAAAATACATGAACAATTTCTCATTCTGGTTATCGTAATGATATTTTAATCGCGGCGTCTGTAAATAAAAATGCTCCGTTTGCTCTTCACTAACAGTTATATCACATAACAAAACATCCTTTTGCTTGACTGGATCATCCACATAAAATTCAATCTCCTCGTCAGTATATTTATAAACTGTTATTTTGTTTTTCGTTTCATTACCATTACTCATTTTTCTTTTAATTCGAATATAAGAATAATAATAATAATCCAATAATAACAATAATAATATAATATAATATAAATATTCAATGGGAAAAAATTTCTTTGCAAATTTCACGCAGTTTTATTTGTCTGTCTTCCTTCTTTCTTTCTTACATTTTGAATAAAATTAAATAAAATTATTATTCTTATTATTATTATTATAGAATAATTTTAAAAAACAGAAAACACAAAACACAAAACAAAAATGTTTCGTTATAATAGGTCTGGTAATGATGATGATGATGATGATGGAGAAGATTATATTCCAGATGATCTTCGTGCTTTACGTTTTAATAGTAGAAAAGATAGACGAAGGGAGTATCCTACAAAATTGTTAGATGAAATATTTCAAAATATAACAAATGCATAATTAAACGAAGCTGAACAATTGATTAATATAATCGATGATGCTTTTGAAGGACAACATTATGCTTTTCTAAACGATGAACAAAGAATAGGTCCACATCCAAAGATTATTTTAGATTTAATGGTTACAATTGAAAAGTATATTAAAAAACAGAAATTAAGAGGAAGAACCAGTGTGCGAAAAATATTTTTAGAATTTGAAAAAGGAAATCTTAATTTAAAACCAGAAATTGGAGACCAAATTGCACGTAAAATAACTTCAACAATAAATCGATCTACAAATAGAAATATAACCCAAACAATTGAAAACGATTGGAAAAAGAGAGATCAAGAAGAATTGAAAAAATTAAAAAAACAAAATGCCACATATAGTAGTTTTCATAATTATCTTGTCAAATATTCTATTCCAAAAGTAATTAATCACATTTTTGATATTAAAAATTCATTAATGAGTAATGTCTATAGTAAACAAGAAGAAGAAAATTTTAAAAGACAACATCCTAATCTTGAAATTGATGTATTGGATAATATAGTTCGAAAATTACGTGACAAAAATACTAAATTATGGAAATTAGCTTATTTAGTATTAGATTTTTTATATAGAGTTTATTTTAGTGGGGTTACTGGTATAAATGATGAATCTGATAATGATGATGATGATGATGACGATAAATCATTAATATAAATAAAAATAATTCTCTTTCTCATTTTTTTTCATGATTATTTTCATTTTCGTGCTTATTTTTATTTTCATGAACTTTAATTTGTATTACTTTCCAATTTAAGCCTCCACGTGGTGCTTTGGATTTATCCTGTTGTTGTATACACCATACACTATCCAATTCCAATATACAAGAAACAAGTGCTTTTGGTTGTATATCTTCTATTTGTAACATTTCACGATATCCATTCTCATCTTGTTTATTTCCATGAAATATATCTGGTATGGCTTCACCGCTATCTCTGTCCAATAATACTTGAACATTTAATCGTGAAGAATATTGTTTAGTTGTTCGTTGAAAGGAATTAAATGATGACATGTTATTTGTTGTTGTGAAACTAGAAGAAGACGTTGATAAACTATCATAATATATAAAATGATCTGTGTTTAATACTTTTTTTAAACTTTTTTGCACGTGTATATCAATTTCCCTTATCTTTTTTGCCAATTCTTCTATCTCCTTATCATTTCTTTCTCGTTTTGTACTACGACTAAATGATACCGATTCACAAGATAATGGTAAAGTATACATAAATTTTTGTTTTGTTGTAGAATTTTCTTTAGGTTGTGGTGGGAATGGAACAAGCATAATTGGGGTTTTTATAACCAATCGTCCCCCTTTTGAATAATTTACTTTTAATTTAGTTCGTATTTTTGGTCCTAAATCAATGCAATTAACATCAATATCATCTACTCTAGTAATGTCCATTGTCCCTTAATAATTCTTTGTTTTTTCTTTTTTAAATTGTTACTATTACTATTATTAGTATTGTTAAAATTGTTAAAATTGTTAAAAGAAGAAGAAGAACACGATGATGATGATGATGGCAAAAGCGAAGATGATGATAAAGAAGAATTTGCTTTTTCTTCTTGAACTTTATTCACAACAGTTTTTATGTATTGATTTTCTAATTTTAAAAGTTGTAATGCAGTATAACGATAACTATATGATCCGTTATGATAAAATACACCTTTAGTATATAATAATCCAATTACTTTATTGCCGTATCCAATCTCTAGACAACTAATCTCATCCTTTTTTTGATTATATATTTTGGTTTCTTTATTCAATTTAACTTGTAAAGTCATCGAAGAATCATTCAAATCAATTGAAGAATGAAAATCGCGTGAATCATATAAATTATTGTTCTTTAACATTTCGATAAAAAATTGATCAACAGAACAAAAAAACATATAAGGATTTAAATTAGACAATGGAAATTGAATATGAATATTTTCAATAAATGTACCTGATGGCGCAGAATGTTCAATATATTTTACCGTGCATATTGGCGTTTGAAAATAAAAGGGAGTATTCTTGTAAAAAATTTGAAATTGCAATGGAGAAAAACGACGCTTTTCATTATTATTATTATTATTATTATTATTATTATTATTATTATTGTTATTATTTGTAGTTGTGTTTGGTAAAGCATCAGATGGAACCAATTGTTTTACACAAAGATATTTTAAAAAATAATTACTAATATCCAATTCTTGCATTTGATTTATAATTTAACCTCTCTCTATTTTTTTTAATTACTTAATTACTTAATTACTTAATTACTTAATTTATAACATTATGTCTCATATTAAATGATGCAATAGATTGTGAACGCCCAGAGGTTAAACCAATATTTGGAGCCAATACACGACTACCTTTCATACTCATATAAGTTGGTTGACTTAATGGTATAGGTAAACTAGAAATATCTTTATAATATGTTTTATACATATTCATTCCAGATAAAATCTCTTTAATTGCTTCTTGTAATACAGCTTGATTCAATCTTGTTAATCGTTCAATCATAGAACATTGCTTTTCACCACGAGGTGCAGCTAAATGAACAACACTTGTAGATGGTAAGGAACCAAATAATGATGCATTATATTTATTTGTCATAATTTGTAATAATGCAGGTTCACTTTGTGGTTTAATATCAATTCCTGTAATTTGTTTAATGTCTTGTAAAATACGATGTTGTAAATATTTGACATTAATTTCATGAAAAAACAATTGCAATAATATCGTTGGTGTTGAATGTGTAACTTTTAATCCAAAATTTTGATAGGCATCACCCAATAAATTTTTATTTTTACCAGATAAAATCTGATCCCATTGTGTATTTTGATAATCCGCTACAGGTGATAATTCAGATAAATTCCAATACATTTCACTTCCATAAGTTGGATAAACTTTACTATTTAATTCTTTTATGTATTGTGAAATGGTTTTTGGTTGTTGAGTTTGATTATGCTTTGGAATTGGCCAATTACTACTTAATGGAAAATTTGTATTCCATTTTCCTGATCCACGAAGTTTTGCAATTGCTTTTGGTAAAGTACTTACATTATTATATTGTCCTGATAAAATACTAGGACGTTTATCAATTAAAGATGACATTCTATTCTCTTCTTTTTTTTGTTGTGATGTGTATAATTATAATTTATACTTATGAAATCGCTAAAAAAAATATATAGATTTTATAATTTATAATTTATAATTAGTAAAGAAAAGAAAGAAAAAGAAATTCTCTAGATGTCCCTACCACTGAACAAGAAAACATATGTTAAACACAAGAAAAAAATTAATGAAATAAGAGAAACATTTGAAGAATTACATGAAAATACATTAAATGAAATTGAGGAAAAACGACAAATTGAATTAAAAAAACTTCAAGAAAAAATAAAACGAGGAGCAACTTCACTATCATCAACACAATTAAATTCAATACAAAAAAGAATTAAACAACTGAAAAATAATGATGAATTAAGTAATTATCTATTAAATATACATGATGTTCTTATTGAAAAATGTCAACCATCATCAAATAACTCAAATAACCCTAATAATAATAATGACGAGGAGAAGAATAATAACCCTAATAATAATAATGATGAGAATAATAATAATGATGATGAGAATAATGATGATGAGAATACTACAATTACAATTGAAAATCCAATTGATCTTAAAAACTTTTTTGCCGTTCGTCGAGAAGAGAGTAATCATGGCACTCTTGTAACAAAATATTATCGAATGAAATATGATCAATGTATTAATGATTATTCAATTTCTACAAAAGATGTTTATAAACACTTTACATGTGATAATTGCCAAAATGATTTACATTCTAATCACGATGAAGCAACAATTGTTTGTAAACAATGTGGATTAAGTAAAGATTTCAATGATCCATTTCAACCACAATGGAGTGAAACCTGTCATATTCAAAATGTATATCGTTACAAACGTTTGTTTTATTTTATTGAACATTTAAATCGCTTTCAAGCAAAAGAAAATGCAAATATACCTTCTACTTTAATTCAAGAATTAATGGTTGAATTGAATAAAAGACGAATTAATGATCCAAATAAAATTACACCAAAACTTATACGAACAATTTTAAAGGATTTAAAATACACAGAATATTATGATCATATTAATACAATTATTCGCAAATTAAGTAATAAAGAAATTCCAATTATTTCGGAAAAATTACAAAATACATTAATTTTAATGTTTAGTAAAACTCTACCCCCATTTGAAAAATATAAACACCTTATTCCTAATCGTAATAATTATTTAAGTTATCCTTATGTAATTCGTAAATTATTGCAAATTATTGCCGAACAAACAAATGATGAACAATTAAAATCATATATTTCGTATTTTTCACTATTAAAATCAAAAGAAAAACTACAGGCACAAGAAAGGGTATGGAAGAAAATTTGCGAGGATACTGGCTTTACATTTTACAAAACAATTTAAATTTAAATTCATCTCATCACTTTATTTTTTTTTTCTCTTGTAACAATATTAACTAAACTAAACTATTTGTAAAAACGTAGAAAAGAAAACATAATAACAAAAATGGTGAGATTTTTATTTTTTTGGAATACAAAAGAGAAAAAACAACAACATCAACCAACAAAAAGTGAAACTATGGTTCAATTTGAAAACTTTATCGGTGATGAAATTCTAACACCAAGCGAATTTAATACATTATATACTTCATTTCACATGGAACTTAAAGGCCAAAAAATAACATTTCGTAATATTATTCGTTATACCATTTTTTTAATGCAGATTGTGGGTAAGATTAGACGTCTTCCGGGAGAAAAGAAAAAGAAAATTGTTCTTCATTTTATACAATGGATCATTCAATCTTCGGCAGACAAAGAAGAAACTAAAATAAAATCGTTTGAAAACAAATTTGGTGATTTGCTTTTTGAGGAATTTTTATCAAATGTTATTGATACTCTTATTAGTGTGGAAAACAATAAATTAAAGTTCAACAAAAAAGGTTTCATGGATTACGTAAAAAAACTTAAAACAACATGCTCATCGTGCAAGGATTTATGTTGCTGTCTAAATTAAATTAAATTAAATTAAATTAAATTGAAAAACAAATGCGTTAATAATTGTAATATAAAGATATAATTAAATTAGTAGTACTACCTTTATAGATCAAAATATCAACCGAAAAAAAAACAAAACAACAATGGACAATAAAAAAGAAGATCAAAATAAAGACGATGAAGAAAATAAAGAGCCTATTGAACAACCGTATGCAGATATAATTACAAAAAATAAAGTTAATGTAGAGGTACCTGAGCACTTAATTGGTCAATTAAACGAGCCCGTTAATCCTCAAGGATATTTTGGTATTCATGATAGTTTGAATATTGATGAAATACGAGAATGTGAGCGTAAGGCCCGAGAAGAAATTGAGAATGAACACAACGAAAAACGTATAAATTTAGCAAAATGTCAATTTGAAGTTCCGGGACAAGAATTTGCATTAGTTAGTTTTATAGGTAAAGATTTACCTCAAAAATGTAAAGCAAATTTAGGAATGAGAATTTACGGTTGTTTTCCCGATTTGGAATCTGCGAAACAACAAGCCAATATATTAAATCATTCGGAAGAGAATAAATACTTTAATATCTATATTGTAGAATTATATAATTGGGTAATTATTCCTCCGGATGATGATGCAATACAAAACCAAGAATATCGTGATGAACGATTAAATAATATGATTAAAGAAGAAAAATTAGAACAAATTAAAGCAAGACAAGTATTTGATTTGCGCAAAGATAAATTAATAAAAAATCCAGATGTAAATAAATTTTTTAGAGATTCTTCTTCTTCTTCTTCTTCTGCTAATAAATATTTCCGAATTGAAAATAAAACCAATAAACCCAATGAACAAAATGAACAAAATGAACAAAATGAACAAAATGAACAAAATGAATTTAGAGTATTTGATATTAATAAAATTGAAAATAAAGAAGCTTATTTAAATGTATTTGGTTTACCAAAAAAATTACCTGAATTATCTGTAGAAGTAGAAGAAATAAAAGACGACATAAAAGACTCCGACATAAAAGACTCCGACACAAAAGACTCCGATGCAAAAGATTAAACTAATCGAATACCGCTTTTATTACTAGACAATGTTGTTGTTGTTGTTGTTGTGTTTTTTCGTCTCGTTGTTGTTCTTATTCCACGTCCACGACCACGTCCACGTCTTGTTATTGTTGTTGTAGTATTTGGTTTTGGTCTTGGTCTTGGTCTTGTAATGTCTTCTTGACTTGATAATGATTCTGTTTCACTTACATAAAATTTACTATGAACTTCCCATAATTGTTCTGAGCCAACTCTAAAATTTGTATAAGGTGGATATTTTGCACGATACCAAAATACCGTCTTTTCCAAATGATTAGAGTGTGTTGTGTTATCAAATAAAACACATCCATAATTTTCGGTGCAATGATCCATTATATCATTAAATGTTTTTAAATCCGGTATATTTCCACCAAAATCTTTCCAAATTTTTTCACGTTCAATAAAAGAAGGTTGACGCATAATAAAGACATAATCTGCATTTTGACGCATTGCCGGAGGAATACTTTTACAATATTGAACGGCCATAATTAATAAAATATTCCAATGTCGACCATTCATAAATATACCATTTATTATTGTCTCCTTTAATATTTTATTATCATAACCACAATCATCAAATAAAATAAAACAAGAAAAATCCTCTGTTGTTCCTTTTTTTCGTAATTTACGTTGAGTTTTAACAATCTTTTTAAATCTCATAATCATGTCTTTATTCACTTCATTAAATATACAACTTTTAGGGAAAAATTGACTAAATACTTCACTACTACCCTCTGAACCAGTAATTATTATACCCGTTGGTATCTTACGAATATAATGCATTAAATCACGTATTAAATATGTCTTACCAGTTCGTTTTGATCCAATTAAAATAATACTTGGTGGACCCTGTTTAGGATCTGTGCGCTTCGCTTCTATTACATTTGGATTAAATTTATGTAAATCGTAATACTGACATTCACCATTACCGCTACTACTACCCATTATTTCTTGTTTTTTATTCTTATTTTTCTTATTTACTAATTTATTTATTTATTAAATTATGAATTAAACGTGAAGAAAACAAACATCAATCATTAATCATTTCATTAATCATTAATCATTAATCAAAATAACGTTCATTTAAAACAACTTTTTCTTCCGGAAATATTGTAAAAGGAAGACGAAAACGAGTGTAATTCACAATAATACCCAAAGCTACTATACAAAAGAAAATAGAAGGTAAAACACTACGAAGAAATATTTCTGTTGAAGTTTCACGTTCACGCTCACGAATACTCTTCGTATAATATAAAGTCAATGATAATGCACTTCCAAATAATAATAATCCAATTATAATCTTCATCCAAAACATTTTTTTGAAGTTTTGAAGTTTTGAAGTTTTGAATTTTTAATTTTTAAACATTACTACACATTTTTTCTCAGCCAAATAAACCCGTTGAATTATCATTGTCATTATCATTATCATCGTCGTTATTATTCTTATTTCCATTCCCATTATTATTATTCTCCTTCTCATCATTATCATCATCATTATTATTATTATTATTATAATCCACAAAATAATCAAATGAATGATCAGCCGTATTATTACTGTGTTTCTGATGATCCTCCTCTTCTTTAAACGTATGAATATCAAATGAAAATTTAGTATCTCTATCTTCATCTCCCTCTTCTTTTCCTATTTTCTCTTTTTTTCTTTCTCTGTCCCTGTGATATTGATATTCTCTGTGATATTCTTTATTATGCTGTTGTGGTGATATGTTATGCTGCTCCTTACGAATATAATCATCTATTGTATCATCATCGTCATTTTCATTAACGTTACAATTATCATAACGGCTACTTTTACTCCCCATTATAGGATTGTTATTTTCATCATATGTTATCGCTCGATGAGATAATGGTAATAATGGTAATACTAATGATTTATTTTCATTTTCATTTTCAGTTTTAATTTTAGTTTTATTTTTGGGGTGGTAGTGGTGATCAGTGTCTTCTTCTTCTTCACTATCTTGAGTATCTTTAGTATCTTTAGTATCTTTAGTATCTTTAGTATCTTTAGTATCTTTAGTATCTTTAGTATGTCGAGTATCTTTAGTACGTTGAGTATGTTCATCTTCTTTTTTATGATGACGTCTATTTTTTGTTCTTTTATGATTATGATGATGATGATGACGATATTTTTTTTCGTTTGTGATTGAAGAAACTACTGTATCATTATCATTATCATTTGAAGAATCATCATCAGAAGACGAAGATGATTGTAATGGATCTCTCAAAATATCTTGTAAAAAAAACAAATCATGTATTGTTTCTTCTACGGCTTCTTCAACAATTTTATTAAATATTCTAAAATATCTTTGTTGATTATGTAAAGGAGCATTTTGAGCAAATATTTCGGGTTGATAAAATAAACGCTTTGCAGTGTTAATATAAATACGATGTATAAAAGACGTGCATGTTGGAATTTTTACTCGAATCTTTTTAAATTCTGATGGAGTACTTACATTTGCCAATAAACGAACCTTCTCTAAATAAATTACACGAATTAAAATATTTAAATGAGGAACTTCCTTTTCTATACGATCTGTCTCTTGTTTAACAATCAAATCAGACCAATTTCGTATTGCTTTTAAATATATTTGAAATTCTTTTAATATCTCATTACCGCGTTCTTCCTTCATTGTCTGTTTTTCCGCTTCATGAAAAATTGTATGATATGCCATCATCATTCTTGGTTGTAAATTTGCAGTTAACTCCTTTTGTAATAAATTTAATACATCAACATTATTTGGACGATTCTCAGGATTTTTTAAATACTTTAAAATAGGTGATCCACCTGTCATATTTTATATTACTTGTAATTGTATTTTTTTTTCTTTAGAAGCTATTAAACTTCATTTTAATTTTATTTTTTTTCATACTTTATATCTATAGAATATATTGCATATACCTTTACCGCACCCACTTTATTTGGAGTTTGGTTGACGAATTTTACAATTTTTTTTCTCTAATTTATCTTATTAAGATAACTAAAATTAATATAACACAATATACTATTTTTTATATATTTTTTTTTCACAATTCATCATAATATCTAATTTTTCTTTTCTTTGAGTATTAAGAAAGGTGTAAATAATAATTTTTTTCCTACTATTGTTGATCTTTTTTTTTCTTTGTTATCTTTCAACTAACGATAGAAACTTTTTGGGTGATTCCTAAAAAAGAGAAAGAATTATATTGAATTGATACATTAAATATAATTATAAATACAACCTAAAAATATAAAAAAAATATGCCACGTAGACGATCACGTTCAAGATCCAGATATAGATCCAGATCACGATCAAAGAAAAAATATTGCGTGAAACGAAATAAATCAACTGGTAAACTTTATGTTACCACAAAATGCGCTGGTGCAAAAAAACGATTTAATAAAAAACGAACTGCAAAAAAATATGCGTCTGTTAGAAATCGTCGTCGAAGTGGCGGACGACGTCGAAAAAGCAGCGGACGCAGAAGAAGACGACGTTCAAGATCTAGATCCAGGTCAAATTTTGGACGATCATCTGTAAAAAGCATGAAACGAAGAAAAAGTAGTCAATACAGTAAAGCAAAAAAAGCTTTATGGAATAAAGTAGCACCATGTGAAGGACAAGACGGTTATTTCACTTTATGTAGTGCTGCTCAATTTGGTTTTGGTGATGATAAATATACAATTACTCAACAATTTAAAGGTGAACCCGGAAATATGATTTGGAGAACAGATGAATTAAATGATATGACAATACCTTTTGTAACTGGTAATCCGGAAACAGGATGGAAAGTTGTAGCAATATTTAATGCACTAGTAGATTATGGTGTAGATCCACAAACAATTTTATTAAAATTACAAAATGGTGGTGTTATCGATGATGTATTTGAACTTGTACAAAGTGGTGATTCAAATGCTCTTTATCAAACATTATATGGAGCCGGATTGATGCATCGTGTATCACCTGGTTCAGCACAAAATCCTGAAGTAATGTCTAAATATGTGCGACCAAATTCAAATGAAAATGATATGTTTAATTTATCTTCAATGTTCACTTTAAATGATGATGGAACAGGATTACCTCCATATACATCAGGAGTTGATAAGCGAGGAAGAGGTTATTTTAGTCCACGGAGAAATAATAGATCCTTATTAACCAACCCAAATGCTATAAACCAATTAAATACAATTATGGGTAGTGCCCCCGATCGTCAATCAGCCAATTATACGCCACAATTTCAACGAAGGATGAATAGACAAATTAGATTTGTAGGTGATGAAGGAGGAGGAGGTGGAGGTGATGATAATAGACCCGAAGTTAGTTTTGGACGTAAATATAGACGACAAAATAGATTTGGACGTTCTTATAGTCAATATTTTTAATTTGATTCTTTTATTTTTCTCTCGTGATTATAACAAAAAAAAATTATACTCTATTTGGTAAAATGATAAAATGTTTGAGTCAACATGTCAATTAAATTTAAAACAAAAACGAGTGTGGGAGATCTTACCGGATGTTATGTGTAAAACTACTGATCCAAATGGATTATGTTTAAAAGGTAGTATGTATCATGATGATGAACATGCGGCAACATTTCTCATTACACACGAAATGGAACAAAAATGTGATCAACAAAATAATTGTCGATTGGAAGCAAATGTAAAAGCAACGCTTGAAAAAAAGAAAAAGGGGAATGGATCTGCGGTTAAAACAGATCATAGTTTAATTAATTGTCATACACATCCATTTAAATGCTATTTAGATGAAAAATGTATTTGGGGATGGCCATCTGGTGAAGACATGAGAGAAAGTATTTTATTCATGATGAATAAAAATTTAGTCCATTTGGTTTATGCTATGGAAGGTATTTATACTATACAAGTCAATCCACTTTTATATTCAGTTATGATAAATTTACCTCAAGAAATAGCAGAACATCAACAAACTTTAAATTCAAATTCAAATTCAAATTCTAATAACAAATTAAAATTTACTGAAAATACAATTCGTGGTTTAATTGTGCTTTTAGTTGAAATTATTTTTAAAGGGACACATGCATTTCGTAATTGTTCTTATTTAAAAACAATTAATCGTGAAGATTCGTATATTACACCATTAGATTGGATAGAATACTCTAATCAATTTAATTTATCTTGTCTTTTACCAGAAGAATATGAACGTAATTATAAACAATCTTCACATACAAATATACCAACAAATCACATTCCAGATTTAAAATCCAATCGACCGCATCTTCTTACATTACCAGAATATTTACGAAGCGCATTAAATGATACAATATATGAAATTAATCGTAATGGATCCTGTTATTCTAGTCAACTAGATCCTTCACGAGAAGAAGTAAATGAAATGATGTTTGAATTTTATCATGGATATTTAGCAATGATAATTGATGCTATTAATACACAATTAAACCAAGAACCAAAAAACAATTGGTTTTTTAAAACAGCCTTTTATCCAAATACAATTAATGGAGAATCTATTGTAGATTGTTTTATGAGATTTTCATTAAGATCACGTGTCCAAGAAGCATTTAAATTAATACGACAATTATATAATCAAGGAAAACAAAAAAAACAATCATCTAATAAAAAAATAAATACCAAAAACATTCATAAAAATAAAAATATTAATAAAAACAAATTAGTTTTTCATTTTTATCCAAATGTCATTAAAATCTGCGGATACGAAATTACAAATCAAACTTCCTGTAAATTACGATAATTATTATAATGATGAAAATAATGATGAATATAATGATGATAACCACCACGATCATAATAATAATATTGAATTTGATCGATTTGCAATGTTAATTCTTTTGTATCGCCTTGTCGTTTCTTTATGATTTATAATTTATGATTTATGATTGATCATTTTTCCATATACCACCTTTTGCTGTTTGAGGATTGTTTGTCAATCGACGTGGACCCCAAGGTAAATTACTTGTTTTAGATAATGGTGGATATTGCACATATTTATCCTGATTGATTTGTTGTGTTATATTATAACCCGGAGTAAAATGATGTAAAGCTTTATTTTTACATTGATTACTTTCTGTTAATTTATTCGATGGAATTGGTTGTTCTGTAACATTTGTTATATAATTTGTACGATACAATGCTTCCGCATAAGGTTTAGCAGATGCCATATCATTTCCACCATATGTCTTTCCCAAAAATTCAGGTTCTGTATTTGGAACACTACGTAACCCTAAAAACGGATTAGATTTAGTTAATCCCAATATATTAATTTGTGGATCTCCATCAATTGCTTCTTTTATTGTAGTTGCATTTACTGGTAAAGAATGAACATTTTTATAAGTAGCATAATTATCTGGACGAACATCTGTCATAAATGCAGGAATATCATTATTTACGGCTTCATCAGTTACAAATATACTTAATGGATTAATTCGTAAATTATGAACACGCGTTGGATCAGTTGAACGATAATCAACAAATTGTTGTTTTTGTCCAGTATAATCTACTCTTCCCATTTGTAATTCATTTTTTATTACAGGAAATCGACAATCTAAATTACTGGAAAATAAAGTTCCTGGACCAGCTGTTGATGCACCTGCTACTAATTTATTTGGACTAATTCGATTTTGTCCAATAGAGGAAATAACATTACTTTCAATTGAATCTAATTTACGATAATTATCGGGATTTAAAATTAAGTTTTGTCTTGCTGCACCTGGAAAACGATTTTGGACTTGTGCTGCTAAACGTAATCCAGTTGTTTGATAACCACCTTTACGCCAATAACCATTTTCTAACATTTGTTTCCATAATGGAACTTGTGTATATTTATTATAATCACTATTATTTGTAATTGCCGCTGCTGCCATATTTTATACTTTATTTATGGAAAAAAAAAATAATGTTTATTTACATCTAATAAAAACAAAAAAAATAAAGTTGAATTTTTTTGTCATATAACATTATGACACTAGACATTGAATTTGAAAATGCATTATGGACCTTTGTTGCCATTGCAATTTTCTTTATTTTACTCGGTTTTGTTTCTATGTATTCTACTCGTGTAAAATTAAGTTTATTTACATATATTACAACATCAATATCTGTTACTATAGCAGCTGTATTATTTGCCATTGGATCGGATTTAAAAGAGCGCGCACGTTCAAAACCAAAAGATTCACGTGAACAAGATGAACAGGCAGCGGCAACAGCTTTTTTATTTGGCGCATTTTGCTTATTTTACTTTGTATATTTCATGTATTTTTTCTAAAAAAATAAAATCAAGTTAACGTAACAAAGCAAAAGAATTATTCATTCATTAATATTATTATTATGGGAGGCCTTTTTTCGTCGTCTTTTTACAATACCAAATTAAATGAGCAAATTCAGGAAATTAATAAAAAACTTGGAATTGAACTACAACAAAACGAATCGTTTTATTATTTCCACAAAAGTCGCAATTGGAAAAAACAAGAACTCATTGAAACTTTCTTTGATTTAATTAAATTAAAATATATCTCACAAGAACGTTTGGTCTCAGATGGAAAACGACGAGCATCGCCTTATCTTTATTTTAAGGGCCGAAAACAAATTGAAAAGATATACAAAAATTTACCACAATATCAAGTCTTAAGAAACCAACAACGACAACGGGAACAAAGAATGACAAGGTTTGGTTCAAATTCAAATTTACGACAAAGAAGAAGACAAAAACAAATTATGAAAAATTAATTTTATTTTCTTCATTATAAGGATAAAATAACGATAAAATAAAAATAACCGGACAAACAAAAATACATACAATACAATGGCTGATACGTTTGAAAATCCTGTTACGCGTGAACCCACAATTACCATTTTATTTTTTATTGGTTTAGAACTTTTATTCTTATTACACCATAAATGGAGACAATCAATGGGGGCTAATATATACATATCTAGTGGATTTATTTTGTTTTTATTGTTTTTTATGAGTTTATGTTTAGTTGCTTATGGATCATCTATACTTGCTGAACATGAAGATGGGGATAAATGCGATTGGTATACCTTTGCGATTTTCATGTTGATATTTGGCATTCCTTCTATATTAACCTTTTTTCCGATGTATCTGAGTTTAAATATTTCGAATTCCACAATGTAATCATATTAATATTAATGATTTGAATATACTAAATAAATTTTCTATGGATATGTCTAAAAGATTAAAAAAAAAACCCGCTGACAAACCAAACAAGAATGATTTACGATGAAGATGAAAATGTAAATACTTTAATGCAACGAACTACAAAGAATTATATGATCAATCTCAAAAAGAAATTTGATATTGATGGTAAACTTTTGCGAAGTAGGATTGATACTGAACGGGTTGATTCAATTCCTCACAATAATTCAATTCGCGAATGTTTAACTAATATTAAAACTCTCAATGAAAGATTAAAAGATGACAGAACAAATGATATTCTTCAAAGCGGGAAATATTTTACAATTGCTGCGCATGGACTAATTGAAAACGAAATGTTTGTTGTTCCAAAAAACGTAAAAATTGTACTTTGCGGTGCTCTTTTAATGATAACACTGAGTACACTTTATCTTCAAAATAATGCATCTTTAGCAATGGCAACCCAAATGGAAGAAATTAAAGATATTATTATAAATAATTTTAGTAAGAGGCTTTCTGCTATTGAATATAAAAATTATTTAAGTAATTTGTATTCTATGCATGAATGTGCTATTAGTTATCATTGCTTTTTAGATTATATATTACCTAAATTAAAGCCACGAGAATATGAACCAAAAAGAGAATTTGTTGAATTTGATGAATATTCTCTTTGTCCTAATTGTGCATTTTCTACATGGCAAACTGATCAAGCAGATACAAATTTTGAACATTTTGCTTGTTTAAATATTACCACAATACTATTGAAAAAAAATGGAACATTTAAATCGTATGAATTTAGTGTAACTCGTACCGATGATAATAGTCCTGATAATTTGATTTTTTTGAACGAGATTATAAATACAATCGTTGAAAAACAAATCAATAAAGAAGAAAAAATTACAATTATGGTTTATTGTTGTTTGGGACCGATGATTTCATCATCACAATTTAGATATGCACAATATAATTCACATTTACCAACTTGTTTATTTTCAGGTTGCTTAAATGTAAAAACTGCAATTAACACAAAAGCAAATGTAAGTCGTGATATTATTGTGAAAAAATCTGTTATTAAACGTATTGAATTATTTTTTAGTATTCAAAATAAAAATCTAACAGCATTAGTTGAGGCTAAACACCCTAAATATTACACACAATATCCACCAATACCAATCAATGATGTCAAAAATTTATTTGAAGTAGAAAAAACATTTGCTAATGTAAATGTAAATCGATTAACACAAATATTTAAATTAGATCGTCCGTTAGAAGAGAAATTATCTGAGTTTTTTTCCGATATTGAAACAGAGTATAAGATACCAAAATTATGTAAGTTTCGATTTAATAAAACAAAGCAAATACTTGAAAATGTATCTTATCGGAATTTATTTAAACGTAAGACAAGCGTTTCAATTTATGTTACCGTAAAAGAAATTATTTATAATATTCTACTTTCTTATATTCCATATATAATAAAACTTGCAAAACGTTTTAATATTACTGAAGTTACAGGAACGAAAAATTATTTACAATTACTTGGAAAAAAACAACAAGAGCATGGAAATCGTTTAGTTACTTTTGAAAATTTATTAATGGAAGCTGGTATAAAAGAAAATGAAAGGAAAATGTTAAATTTAATTTTATATTGCGATGTAAAATATTATAAACTCATGTGTGAAAGTGAAGAAAGTAATAATCAGAATCAACTTAATTTTTATAATCAAGTTGGAATTTGTCTTTTAAAGGACCTTCATTCAATATTCTTTGATCAAGATTATAGGGATACATTAACGCCACCCATTTCAACAATAAAAACCACTTGGTTAATAAATAAGAAATATATTGTTCCATTTTATAAAATTGCGAAATTAATCTATATAAACTTTCAATATGGTCTATTTGAACATTTAAATAATTTATCAAGAGAATATGAGAACGCAGAAAATATCATAAATAATGGAGGGAAAATTACAAGATACAAAAGAGTTTTAAGACAATTTGATGATGAGATTCATGAAAGACAATTTCCGTATTTGTATCATTATTATAATTATTCTGAATTAATTCCTTGTGTTTTAGTTTTATTAGATAGTTCATATAATTCACGAAATAATCAATACAATATTGAATTACTTGATAGAGTAATAAAACAACGAATTCAAACAGGTAATCTTCCTCTTAAACATTCTTATGCAAGACGATTGTATTATGCAATAGATTGGGTTATTTATAGTCTTTTAGTGAAATTTTAAATATAAAATTTACTTCCCTTCATACATAAAACGATTTGCAAAAGAGGTATTTGTTGGTCCAATATTACCAAAATTAGAGTATGAAGTTGTTTCCTTTCGTGTAACATCCGTTGGTTGTTGGTCCATAATTTTTGTTTGAATAAGACCTTTATTTCCTAAATTACCTAAATAACTAAATTGAGTTGTTTCTTTACGTGTAACAGGTGGAGTATCATTTGTTAATTGTGTTTGTCCTGATTTAGATAATGTATTTATATTACCTAAATAACTAAATTGTGTAGTTTCTTTTGTTGTAACTCTTGGTGATTCTTGTGAAGAATTTGGACTCCATAAACCACGTTGACCTTGTGCCATACCAGTTAAATTAATAATATATGGATTTATATCACCACGATTTGTTAAATTAACATATGTTCCAGCATGTGCACCCAAAAAATGTGGAATTGGTCCAGTTGTTATACCAATTAAATCAAAGCGCTCATCACCTTGTGATTGATCTTTAGATGGACATTCCCAATATCCTGATTTTTTATTCCATCCAGCAGCATTTCTACGAAATCTTTCACGAATTGTTGTAAATGTATCAAAATATTGTGTTGGAGATGGAACAACAGATTTCATTGTTTTACCTACAGGGGCTTCACCAAATGTTACACAATATTCTTGTTTTGGATTCTTTTGTAAACTTGGTAATTCACCTAATTTTGTCTTTTTCATTGATAATTGACCAAAACCGGCACCTTGTTCTGTATCTGGTCTTGCTTGTTTTCCACGATTTACAGATGTATAATATTCTGTTAAACCACTAGTTGTTGATGATGGACTATCTGTATAAAATTTAGTACGCATCATTGGACGACGAGATTGTGGTATATATGTTTTTGGACGATGAGTTTGTAAGCCTTCTGTAAATTGACTTGTAGGATGTTGTGTAAACCAAGCACCTGATTTAACACGTCCTTCATGTTGATTACGACGATATGCATTTACATTATTTGGCATTACACGTGTATATTGTTGAAATCCACCTTGTGCGGGTTGTGAATAATCAATTGCCAATCCTGGACCTACATATTGTTTTTCTACTGGACTTTCATGATTACGATATTTTAATGATTGTTCATAACGATTTAAATCTGGACGAAATAAAGGTTGACCATGAACCCAACTTGTTTGTTGTTCTGCTGGACTAAACATTGGACCAACTTCACGTTTATGCATATACATTTCCGGACATCCTGTATATAAATCCAATTTCTGTTTTTGTGGTGTCTCACTTGCATATCCATTAGTATTTAATAATTGACCACAATCATTTAATTGTTTACTTGACATTGAATCAAATTTATCAAATGATTGAGGAACACCTGTGCTAAACATATTTTGAGTTGATTTTTTTAAAAATGGTACCATATTATTATGTGAAAATTGACTAACCGGTCGATTTTTAATATTTAATAAAGGATTATCATCAAATGATGGTAAATTACAATCTTGATATTTTATTTTTGGCATGATCTCACCAAATCCAGTTTCACTAGATGGATCTGTTAATTTTGTATCTTTAAAATCTTCTACACCTCGATTTTGTAAATAATTAAAATTTTCTTTGTTCTCATCATTATTATCATCATCATCTTCCTTATTATTGTGAATCATTTCTATTGGAGGATACATTGTAACCGTTGGACCATATTGTTGACAATCCATTGCATTTTGTCCAGATTGATTTGGTGGTAAATTCATGAATAAATGTATTGGCATGGTAGATAAATGAGGATACATTTCTTGCGCATTTTGTTGTTGTGACATATATTGATTCATTTGTTGTGGTGTAATTCCTTTAAACGGCCCCGGATAATGACCACTCGTTCCATAAGGAACACCTTCTAAATATTGTGCACGAACATCTTCCGGATTATGATTAATTACATCAAATGGCTGACTTTGTTGTTCGTTTTGAGATGACATCGTTATTTTTATAAAAAAAATAGTTTTAAAATATTTTACATATATTTTATATTTTATACATTAAGAAATAAAAATAAAATAAGTTTTGAATCACGTGAATTTTTTAGATAAAGCACTCATTTCCTCAAACGTTAGTTCTTTTGTGTTTTCACAAAATGGAGCAAGAATAATGTGCAATAAATCATTACGTTGGTGAAATTTTTTTTCACGCGCCAAAATAATCTTCACCAAACGATACAATACTTGAACACATAATTCATTAATCACCTTGCGATTTTTATTACTATTATTTTTATTGTTGTTTTCGTCTTTTGAATCTTTTGAATCTTTTGGATCTTTTACAACAATTACCACTTTATCTTCTTTATCATGACATTTACTTTTATTCAATTCTTTAATGATGGCATGAATATCTGATGCTAATGACAATAATTTATCCATTTCAATTTGTTCTTGATTATCAATAATAAATTTAGCTTGACGAACAAATACTTGCACAAAATAATCCGTTGGCGTTTCCAATAAATGTAAATTCTTCTTGTTCATAAAAACAGAAGATGATGATGATGAACAAGAAGATATTGGTCGAAATAAATTAGAAAATAATGGTGGTTTTTTCTTTTCTTCGGATTCATAAATTTTTTCATTTAATTCATCCGATGTTGACATTGTTGTTGTCTTTTTGGAATTTTCATCCGCACTTAATAAATGTTGTTTTCCATTATCATTATTCTCATTATTATCATTATTCTCATTATTCTCATTATTTTCAATTCCTTGTAACATATCATCTTCTTTTTCGTTTTCTTTTGGTAATTTACGACAATTATTTCCCATTGTTTTAAAATTAAGATACTCGAACAGTTGTTCCAGCAGATCGAATAGCGCGTTCGTAATCTTTAATGCTTTCAGGTAATTTACTTTTGTTCCAACAAATAAATTTTGCAATTGTTTTGGCATTCATTAAATCATCTGGGTTGTATTTCATATTAGAAAGAACAAAACTTTTATAATTATTGTCCGGATTTGTTAAATAATCTACAATATTTGGATTGCCAAAGGGAATAACACGCAATTGCTTGGAATTTATATTCTCAAATACTGCTTCAAATTTGTATTTAGGACTCTTTGAACGTTTTATACCTTTAAAAATATAATTATTATAAACAATTTTTCCTTTAATGTTCGAATTACCAAATTTAGTTTTTGTTGAAGAAGATGTTGTTTTAGATTTAGATGTTGGTGTAAGTTTTGTTTTGGTTTTGGTTTTGGTTTGGGTTTTGGTTTTGGTTTTGGGTTTCGTACTACCTCGTGTTCCTGTTGAATTTTTAATTTTAGAAAAATTACGATAATGTGGTGAACTTTTAGCTTTGGTCTTTGGTTTTGTTGTTGTTTTAAAAGTAGTTGTTTTCTTTGATTTAGTTTTATTATTATTTACTGGAGTTGGTTTTCTTCCTCGTGTTTTTCGAGTAGTTGAACTTCCTTGTAAAGCAGAAAAGGGAGACGAATGACGAGAAAATAAACTAAAATCCGATTCTTGCATATCTCCTTTTCTTTTTTTTTCAAGTAATAATAATTATCATGGAGTTTTTTTCAATAAGTTTCACCGCAATTCTTTTTTTTTCTTTTTCTTTATTGAGCAAATAATGGTTGAAATGTAGTAGAATAATAAGGTTGATGAGTAAATGGATTAACAGCAACAGGAGGATTTGCATATGGATTTTGAATTACAGGTAATCGACGTTTACTTGTAATTGATCCCTTTTTAGTTGGAACAACATACATTGGTCCACTAGGCGCTGCACCAACACTTACAGCTAATTGTGATGTTAATGGCGTTAATCCTGCGGCCATACCAATTTGTGTATTTGTTTGAAATGGACTTAACCATGATTTATTAGGTAAACCTTTTGGTAATTTTCCCCATTGAGCTTCTGGTTTATCTGGTGAATAAGGTAAACGAGTAAAATATCCATTTGTTGCACTACATTCTGGACCACAAAATCGTTGTGGATTTAAAAAATATTCACATGAATCACTACTCCAAGCAGCTTTAATAATATTTGATGTATTAGCACCACCTCGTTGAGCTTGTCCAGCAAATACAATATGATTAATATCTTGTGGTGGTGTTGGAAATTCCGGTTGAAAAGTTAAAGGTAAATATGATACAGCAGATAAATTAACCGCTGATTTTTTTTCTCTTGTATAATTTGGTTGTAATCGATTTGAATTATTTTCATTTTGATAAACCAATGGTGCTTCATTTGCTTCATCTAATGTAGGTATAGGTGGATTACATTTAGATAAAATATCATCACGTCCTGATAAATATGAATCAGTATTAACTAAATCTGGACGAACACGATTACTTGTTGGAAATATACCTACACTTCCAATAGCAAATGTATTTTCATATTGTCCTTTTTGTAAAATATATTCTAATGGTGCAGCTGCTTGGTTATACAAACAAAAATCATCTGATTTTAAATCTGTCTGAGCCATTAAATTTATTATTTTGTAATTATGTAATTATTATGTATTTATTATTTATTATTTATTAATGAAAAATATATTTTTTTTTCGAGGAAAAATTCAGACGCGAAGAAAAACAGATAATCATCGTTTAATTCTCTTAAAAAAAAAATCTTAAAGAATGATAGTAAAAAAGATGAAAAAGAAAATTCACAAGCGAACAACAAAAAAAAGTAGTCACACAATAAATAAAATAATCATTGATTTTTCTTTTTTCTATTATATTCTGAATCTTGTATGGAAAGTAGTAGTAACGCAACAATAAAACCAAATATTAGAACAACACCACCATCATCGTCAACATTATCTTTACCATCTTTACCAAAGGCTACAGGATATTATGATGATAAACGAAAAGAATGGATATGGGATGAAGTAAAATGGACTAAAACAGAAGATGGATTATATCAATCAAATCGTCAAATTCCACCACAATTTTTTAATCAAAATTGGCAAAAGGAAAGAAAACGATCTGCAGGTGTTGTTTTAATTCGACCAGGACATAATGGATTTCCTGATATTTGGTTAGTTGAATGTTATAATAGTGGATGTTTAGGATTTCCAAAAGGAAAATGTGAAAAATTTGAAAGTTTTCGTCATGCGGCTGAACGAGAATTTTTTGAAGAAACTGGATACAAAATTGTCATACCAAGAGATTGTCCAGAAATTGAAATTTACAAAGAAAAAACAATTATGGTGTTTTTCATTGTAGAAGTGCCGCGAAATTTTGAAATTAAAACTTTTCCAATTACAGATGTTGAAATTACAAAATTTGGATGGGTAAATTTAAAACAAATATATAATAAATCGATTCGTTTAAGTGCAACGACAAAATCAGTTCTTACAAATAAAAATACTCCAACTAAAAATTTATTAACATATCATAATAAATATGATAATGGAAATAAAACTACTACTACAACTACAACAACAACAACTACAATTGCATCACAAAAATAAAACAAAAAAAATAATATTCCTGTTAATTTAAATTATTTTTTTCTTGTTTTTTAATTACCGGAAGATAAATTTATACATACATTTATTTACATTTAATTACATTTAATTACATTTATATCTAATAAATTACCTCTTTTAAGTTTAAGTAATTAAGTGATTATACATACACACACATACACACAAACAAACCAAAAACAAACTAAAAACAAAAACATTATGGCAACTGCAAATTTAGAAAGTCTTCGTTTTGAAAATATAAATATCTTAACAAGTTTAGTCATTGATGAACATAATAACGCAGAAACAAATGCAACAACTAATACTCCAACAAGTGGTGTTTTTTTAACTCCAAGCACTGTTGCTGGTCGTCCAGCTGATATTAGTGGATATGTTGCTGCAGCTGCAACTGAATTAGGAAAAATTGAATGGATTTCACCTGCTACATTAGGTGCAGGAATTTCATTAGATGATTTAAGTGATGTTGAATTAACTGATCCTGCTGATACTGAATATCTTGTATTTGATGGAACTAATTGGGTAAATGCTGCATTTCCTACAATTGCATTAGATGATCTTAGTGATGTTGAAATTGCTGGTGTAGCAACTAATGATATTTTAACTTATGATGGAACTAATTGGGTTAATTCAGTTAATATGACCTTAAGTGGTAATTTAACTGTAGAAGGTGCAGTAAGTTTAGGTGATGCACCAACGGATACACTAGGATTTTATGGTGCTACACCAGTAGCACGACCAGCAGTTAATACAAGTGCGGCTAATTTTTCTGCAGAAGGTAGTGGTATAACGGACGGAACAGCTACTTATGAAGGATACACTGTTGGAGGTATTGTATTAAATCTTCGTGAAATTGGTCTTTTGACTTAATTAATTAATTTTATTTTTAATGATTTATTTTTTTTCTTGTTTGTATAAGCATAGAACTCTATTTTTTTTCCCCTCAAACGATATTTTAACATTTACAAAACAGAACAAAACAGAACAAAAGAGAACTAAAATAAAATTGAATTATGGCGACTGCGAATATTCAAAGTGAACGTCAACAGAATATAAGAGTAAGTACAAGTCTTGTTACAGATGAACGTAATAATGCTGAAACAAACGCGACTACAGAAACAAATTTAAGTGGAATATTTGTCACACCAAGCACTGTTGCTGGACGTGCTGCAGATGTAACTGGTTTTCCTGTAACATCAGCAACTAGTTTAGGTAAATGGGAATTCACTACACCAGAAACTTTATTTAACACTGTATCATTAGGTGATTTAAGTGATGTTGAATTAACAGATCCATCTACTGGTAATTATTTACAATATGATGGAACTAATTGGGTGAATGCAAGTGTTTCATTAGATGAATTAGATGATGTTATCTTAACAAATCCAACTACAAATCAAATTATTACATATGATGGAACTGATTGGGTTAATTCAAGTGCAGTAACGTTAACAGGTGATTTAACCGTTGAAGGTAATACAGCATTAGGAACAAATTCAAGTAGTTTATTTGGTATGTATGGTGCAGCTGCAATTGGTCGTCCAGCACCAAATACAAGCGGGGCAAATTTTGTTGCAGATACATCTGGTATTACAGATGGAACAGCTGAATATGAAACGTATACTGTTGGTGGGTTAGTTTTAGTTTTACAATCATTAGGTGTTCTTTCTTAATTAATTTTTTTTTTAAAGAGTATTAAATAAAAAATAAAATAGTAACAATTAAAGTGAAATTACATGACAACAACAATTTCACAATTAGAGCAACAATTAAATGTTGATGCAATTTTTGTAATTAGTTTACACAAGGATGAATTAAGACGAAAATTTATGCGATCATGGTATCGAGATTTTCCTCTTCGTTTTTTTCTTGTTCATCCCAAAAAAAATCGAGAATATGGGTGCTACGATAGTCATCGAAAAGTGATTTATGAAGCTAAACAAAAGGGATACAAACAAATTTTAGTTTTAGAGGATGATGCATTTCCACGATTTAATTCAAATTTTATTGTTCAATTAACAAATCAATCATTACAAGTATTAAATACATATGATCCAAATTGGAAATTATTAATGCTAGGATATATTCCCTTTCGAACGCGAAAAACAAAATTTGATTATTTATTGACCGTTCAATGTTGTGTTGATGCTCATGCATATATTGTTAATGTAAATAATATTACTATTCCCGAATATGATGGAATACCAATTGATGTTCATTTATTTTGTAATTCAAATCAAAATCTATTAGTTGGTAATTTATTGGGTTCACCCATTATTTATAATCGTAAACAACAACAATTTGATAAATTACAAAATTTTGGTGTTTACGCCACCAATCCCATGTTAATGACACAACGTAATATTTCTGGACAAAGCAATATTGATAATGCACATTTATTACAATCAAAATTTATTGAATTATATGAAAATGAAGATCGTTTAACCGAATTATCTACAAAAGTAAATACAGTAAATTTAGGTATATTTATTCTTGCAATTACAATTATGGTTATTATTGGACTTGGATTATTTATTGCCTGGATCTTTGGACAGAAAAATTGTGGATATTTTAGTATTGTAAGTTTTTTAATAATTATTATTCTTATTATTGTATTTACAACAACATCATTGTAATTTTTTTTCAAATCCAACAAATATTGCATCGCGGGGTAATCCGTTTTCCAATAATTCTGTGCTTACCCATAATAATGTATCACCAATTTGTGGTAAATCCTTCTTATTGTATTTTGAAGAAGATATAATTTGAATTAATTTTGTCGCTTCAAAACAATAACATTTTCGTATTTCATCCGGAATTTCTTTACCACAATAAAATAAACCATTACGACCATTACATCGTGCACGACATTGAAATTTACCCAATTTACCATAATTACAATTTATACCTTCATGTAATCCAATAATTTCAGCTTTACCCGAATATTGATTAGATAATTCATAAAAATCTCTTTTAGATTCTGATTTTGATTGTAAATAACTATCACTGCGTATTAAATAAAGTCTTTCATTACAATTTAATTTTAAAAATTCCTGTGCAATTTTGTAAAATTCACGAAATACATCATTAACCGGACTTTCATGAAAATTACAAAGTTTAACATGACTACCCAATGCACTCTTTTTAAAATTTCGTAATTCTAAATTTTGTAATTGTTTATAACGATTCACATAAATTGTATTTACCACTAAATGATCAAATACATGATATTCAATTTTTGACGCATATTTTTTCCATAAATCAATTGAAGATTCCTCAAATAATAATTCCTTTAATAATGCATCATATGTAGATACACATTCATCGTCTTCACAAGATAATGGAGAGATTGTTATATATCCATCCAAAGCAATACCAATAGGTAATGGTTTAGTAAACCAAATTGGAATACAATCAAATGGAACTAATGTGGTCATACATAAACGATTACCATTCCAAATGGCACGAACAGAATGACGTGGTATAGTAAAATAATGAAATTTTCCATATAACCCAATTTGTTTTGAATAATTATTATTATAAAGATTTATAGATTCCTGTTTTTGTTTTGTTGTTTTTGAATTTGATGCTTGCTTTTCTGTAATTGAATTTATTAATTTATTTAAATAATCTTTGCTTGGAGCAATCTTCTTAGGAACTGATATTCGTCGAATTGTTAATGCTGATGATGCAGTTTCCGTTTTATAATGACGAATTGTATTGTTCTTAATTTCATTTGGTGTATGACAAGAAGATACAGATACTTTATGATGAATTACAGGTGATGTATAAGAAATTACCTTCTTTTTCTGTATCGTGTTCATTTTTATTGTATATAAATAAACATCGTAGAATATTTTTTTTCCACTTACCGTGCAGATAATAATAAGAAGAAGAATATTATTAATATTATTAATACATCTTGGTCATTTTTATATGTTCATCTAAAGTAAAATTATTTCGATCCAATTTATATTCTACACCATATTCCTTAAAAGTAGAACGAAATTCATCAATGGTCATAATTCCACCAAAACATTTTAACCATTGACGAGGCGGTGCAGATTTTACATTTATCGTTCGACCCATTATCTTTTTTACCATAGATGTGAAATCGTGTAATTTTGTGCAAGGAAAATAATTACCCTTATCATTCATTAAATAAGCTTTTGCGCATTCCCATGAACAAAAATTACCTTGTATACAATATCTTTGACGTATATTGTCGTATTTAGTTGGTATAAATCGTGGACTTCCCGTAAAAGAATGACAGCACCACCAACACAATATATCCGTTGTAGTGGGATAAACTGTTGTCGTGTTCTTATATGTATACAACACACAATTTTCTTTTTCTTTTTCTTTTTCTTTTTCTTGATAATCTCGTTCTTCTCGTTCTTCTGTCTTTTTTCTATTATTACGATGAATTACAGAAAATTGTTCCTGTTGTGGGTAAAATGAAAATGACGAAGAAGAACAAGTCTTTGATGTTATTGGTATTAATTTATTTGCATCAGATTTAAATAAACTTTCATCGTTCAAAAATTCTTCTACTTTTGCGTTAATTGCCTTCTTGCTCATTAATACATTTCCCTTCTTTTGCTCAACGGTTTTATTCACATAACACTCCTGGTAAATTACCTCATCTGTTGGAATTTGAATTCGACAAATCAAATTTATTTCATTACGTGAATAAACTCGATTATTGTTATTATTGTTATTATTATTATTTTTATAATTAATCTGATGATGATTATTATTATTATTATTATTATTACTGTTTATGACTTTTGTAGATGCTTTTGAGTTACAGTTACCTTGTTTGTTAACAGAAGAAGAAGAAGAAGACGAAGGAGGAAAAAATACTTTATTGTCGTTTTTCCGGTAAATTGTAATTGGACCAAATTCAATTTCTTCTACATTGTCACTGACAACCATTTCATCTCCCAATAATCCGCCTGTTGTCGTTAAAATTTGATCCTTCTCTTTGTCTTTCTCTCTGTTCTTGCCCACTTCTCCTCCTTTTTCTTCCTTATTGTTATTATTATTGTTATCATTATCATTATCATTATCATTATCATTATCATTATCATTATCATTATTCTCGTCGCTTAAAATAGTAAATACAATTTGATTGTCTTTCGTGTCAATTAACATGCCATTTTCCACATACCCACTAATTTGCTCATAAGTTTGGACATCTAATTCACATTTTTTCCGTCGACCACGACGTTTCTTATAACTTGTAGTTGTTGTTGTTGTCGTAGTCGTTGATGCTGAAGATTGATTTAATTGATTTAATTGATTTGATTGAACCGATTGAACATTACCATTATTATTATTATTATTACTAGATGAAACAAGAGATTTATTAGATTCTAATAAATTATTATTATTTTTGGGTTTTCGGCCTCGTTTCTTAGGTGGCTCTTTCGTTTCAATTGTAATCATTTTTTATGTTGTATATAGTTTATATTTTTATTTATGTTTAATGTAAGTTAAGAATAATGATTTTTGCTTTATTCGTCTTCGGTGTTTTTTCTTCTTATTTGCTTTTTTTTCAAATCCAACATTTGAATTTTAAAGGATTATTTAAGTTTAAAAAAACTCAACAAGATAAAACAACACAGACATATCCACTCATTTCTCAAACAAAAATACAAATACAAAAAGAAAAAGAAAAACAAACAAAAATAAAAACAGAAACAAAAATAGATTACATCGAAAAACTTGTTCAAAATGAATACGAAATTCTGTTTTAGATTTTAGAGTTATGGCGGTTAAAATTTAATTAAAAAAATACGTCATATTTATTAAAATTTGTTTTTGTTTTTTAGTTTATCAATTTTTCAATTTTTCAATTTTTTACTATTATTATAATTCATTTTTTAACATATGAAAATGGGCACATTGACACCAGGAAAATCAAAATGGGAATCAAGCTCTGCTGTGATAAATGAACCTGATCAAAATGAACTTGATAAAACTGAACTTGATCAAAATGAACAAAATGAACCTGATAAAAATGAACTTGAACAAAATGAACAAAATGAACAAAATGAACTTAATCAAAATGAACTTGATCAAAATGAATTTGGTAAAAATGAACAAAGTTCACCAATAAATAATACAAATACAAATACAAATACAAATACAAATATAAATACAGGAGTAATTTTAGATCGAAAATCGTTTGAATTATCATCAAAAGAAAAAGAAGAGTATAGTGTTTATTTTGCGACAACGCAATCTCATACAATTCGAACATTAATTGAATCATTAAAAGATATTATTCCTGATGCAACATTAACGTTTACAAAACAAGGATTACAAATACTTAATGTTACACCAGATAATTCTGTCGTGGTTCATGTTAAATTACTTGCATCAAAATTTAATTATTATTATTGTTCAAATTCTTATCCGAATAATGTAGAAGAAATTGATTTACATATGCGATCCCTGTTTTATTTATTAAAAACAGTTGGTATGGGAGATGTTGTAAAAATGTTTATTCGCAAAGATAATAAAACGAGGTTGCACATTATAATTGAAAATAAAGAACGTAATGTTTGTGATATAAGTAATTTAAAATTATTAGACATTAATAATGCTAAAGTTCAAATGCCAAATGTGCAATTTGATTGTGAAATTACAATGAACTCTACAAATTTTCAAAAAATATGTAAAGACTTAGCTCATATTTCAAATAAAGTTACAATTAAATCTAGTAAAGATAAATTAACATTTGCGGTAAAAGGTGATATAGGTGACAAAGAAATAACATGCCAAGAAGATCCAAGACGACAAAATGGCGGAGATACAAATGAATTTAAAATTAAAAATTGTGAATTAGATAACACAAAAGAAATTAATGAAACATATAGTTTAAATTATCTCTTAACATTTATAAAATCAACTAATCTTTGTTCTACAATTGATTTATATCTTCGTGAAAATTATCCTTTAGTTTTACGATATAGCGTTGGTAGTTTAGGTAGTCTTAAATTCGCATTATTACCATATATAAAAGAAGATGAAGAAGAATTTTAATTTTTAAGTTTTAATTCTTTTATGTTTATGTTTTATTGTATTGTCATCTTTGAAAACAATTCGATTGGTAATTCATTTATTTTTGATGTTTTCATTTCATTACGAGTGCAATAATGATTAGCATCCATTAATCGATAAATTATACCTAAAACTATTGATTTATGTTTATTTTCATTCTCTTTTGTCAAAGTATTATTATTATTATTATTATTATTATTATTATTATTATTATTCTTATTATTATTATTTTGAGATATAAAACCAGCATTTATAAATTCTACTTCGTATTCATACAATGTTTCGCGATAATTATTTTGAGGATGTTTTTCATGAACAATACTTAAATCAAAATAATATCCATCTAAAATAAAACGACGACGAACTTTTTCTCGATAAAAAAAATGTTCTTCTAAGTTTTTTAAATTCTGAAAATGTGATTTCATTACTTTATTACTTACTTTATTTTCAATGTTTAGTTGTAAACGTATATCAAATGATTGCAATTCAAATAATAAAACATTTGTATTTTGTTTTTTCTTTTCAATACAAACAGGATTAAAACGCATTCCTATTTGCTCAAATTGACCCGTTTCCTTATTCATCTTTTCTGTCATAATATGCTCCGTTAAACGATATTTAGATGTAAAATAATCACGACTTGTAACAATAATTTGTTCTTCCCATTGATTACAAGAAACTAACATTGATAAAATCTTCTCATAATTTTCTTTACCAATATTAGTTTCAAAAAATGACAATTCTTGTAATGATGATGATGATGATTGTTTTTGTTCATAACGACCCAAACGTCCCTCTATTTCAATATTATTATAAGCATTTGGATTTAATTTATGTTGAAAAAAATAAGCTTGTAAATATTCCGCAAATTTACTTATAACGGGTTCAAATATTACATGTGCATGATTTACATTTACATTTACATTTACATTTACGTCTTTATCTTTATCTTCTTCGTTTATTGCTTCTTTTCTTTTCTTTTTAGTACTATTTTGTTTTTTCACTTTTGCTCCTACTGCTGCTGCTGATGATGATGATGACGATGAAGACATATAGTTTGTTATTGTTATTGTTCTTTTTGATGTATCCATCTTTTACTTTTGTTTATATTAACGAACACAAGCAATTAAAAATCCAATTACTAATGCAATAATTGTAACTACAGAAATGACAAAAATACTCATACGATTATTATTTTCAATAACTTTACAATTATCATAATGTTTGTTTTTCTGTTTTAATTGAGAAATGTAATTGTTCAATTCATCAACAGCTTCTTCCGATGAAGTAGCTTTTGCAGTTGGATGAGGTAAATCACCAAATTGTTCTATTGTTTCACCATCATTATTATTATTATTATGATCCCTGTTATTATGATTCTTGTTATTATGATTCTTATCATGACGATTTACAGGAATTGGACGATATGGTATTTTTGCTAAACGACGAACTTCTGCTGCAAGTGGACTATTACTTTTTACAAGGATATTTAATATTTCAGCTTTTGTTTGTTCTGGTATTTTATTCCATTGTCTAGTAAAAAATTTTAAATACGTTAACATTGTAATAAAATCATAATTTGTTATATCACCCGTTACATATTTATTCATAAAATCATTTAATGTTGGACCATATGATTCACGGGAATATTGATTACGATATAATGTTGGCCCCGAACAATCATCTTGTGTCTCAATAAATCCAGCAGGAAATAATTGAGGATAACCAGTCGACATTTATTTAATTTTATGAACAAAAGAAAAATAATTTACTTATTACACAACTTCAAAGAAAAAATAAAAAATATAAATAGAACATTAAAGAAGATTAATGATTGATTAATGATTAATGATTAATGTTAATCTCCTGTATTAAATGTTAACCCACCACTACTTGGCCAACGGACAAAAATTGCGAGAATATATAATAAAAATACCATAAACATCCAAATAATTGTTTCACGAACAAATGTTCCAAAAAAAATGATATTTTCATTACTTGGAGCTTGAATAAAATCTGTTGGATTAATTGGATCCGGAATCATTTGTGGTGGACTTATACCAATATCAGGTAATTCAACCTTCATAAATTTAAAAGATTCCATTGGTAATATATATCCTAAAATCTTATCAAATACATTTTCACGAAAACTAGCAATTAAAGCAAATGTAAATATACTTCCAATACTTGATAAAGTAATAAAATTCTCACGATAAATAAATTCAATTGGATCTTCGGGTTGACCTTGAAAAATATCTTCAAATTTCATTCTTCTTTATTATTTTTCTTCTTGATTATTTGTTTTATATTTATTACCTAAATAAAATTTTAAGTTATTATCCTGCCCGCGGAAATATAAATCATGATTGTGATACAACACACTATATGATTCCGGAAAAAATACCTCACCATTTATATCTTCAAAATATCGTTTACTTCGCCAATCATTGTCACTTGTTGGATTATCCAAAAAATAAAGTAATGTTTTCTTTGTAATTTTTTCCGGAACTTTAAATTGTAATTTTAAATCAAATTTTGTAAACATATCCTCAAATAATTTATGATTTCGTTTTACATTAAACAGACGAACAGATGAATTATTATTATCAAATTCAAAAATTCCATTATCATTATCATTATCATTTTCATTATCATTTTCATTTTCATTTTCATTTCTTTTGAATCTTTTTCTTTTTTCATTTCTTTCCTGTTTTCTCTTCTTTTCGTTCTTTTCGTTCTTTTCAATTTGGTCAATAAAAGTTCTTTTATTTTTCGTGTCTTTAATATTTACAACCGATAATTGATATTCACATTGTTCTTTCAATTTAAGATATTGTTCTTGAATTATATTTGTATATGCCACACACTTTGAATAACAAACATATATAATACAAAAACAAAGTAAACATGATATTATAATTAACAAAACGACATAAATATTCAATTTTATCATTTCTTTTATTTACTTTATTTTTTTAATTTTAATTTTAATTTGTGGAAATCTACCGCTTTGATTTTATATTCATATTCATATTTACCTTAACGTTTGGTCGTTTTAATTTTAATGGCTTTTTAACATCTTGTGCAATTTGTTCTTCTTGTTCTTCTTGTTCGTCTTCTTGTTCGTCTTGTTGATCTTGATCTTCTTGTTCTTCTTGATCTTCTATTTCGCTTTCTTGTTCTTCTTTTCTGCTTTTCTTTGCATTTACTTTTTCGTCACTTTCTTTTTCGTCTTCTTGTTCGTCTTGTTCGTCTTGTTCTTCTGTATATTCATTATCATCGTCATCATCACCTCTAGTGTCATCATCATCATTATCATCGTCATCGTCATCGTCATCGTCATCGTCATCATCATCGTCATCCCCTTCTGTGTCATCTTTTTCATCGCTATAATAATCCGAATAATCATGATCATAAACACTAAATCTAGCTTCTTCTTTTGCATTCATTCGTTCTAAATATGCTTCAACGGAAGAAACAGATGATGATTTAGTTTTAATTTTAGATTTATTTTCTTTTGTTGATGGTGTTGATGATACGATTCGTTGTTTTTCCATTTCTAACCAATCCTTTTCCCCAATGAAATTATTTTTCTCCGGTGGGATAATTTCCAATAATTTTGTAATTTGATCGTCATTTAATTCTTCGGGCCAACGTACCTGAAAGGCTATATATAAATTACCACGTGTTTTACCCGTTGGATCACGATAATCTGGCATACCTTCCCCAACAACTTTACGAATATAATTTGACGGAAATAATACATCTCCTGGATGTAATTTTAAATGTATTAAACGACCATCTAAATGACGCAATGTTGTACAAAGACGATAAACTTCACCAATACTTATCTCGCAACGACATAACAAAGAAATATGATCATTATCACGTTCAAATATTGGATGTTCTTGCTCATTTATTGTTATAATTACATCACCTGGTCGATAATTTGGACGATGATCAGCTTCACCTGGAAATATCATTGTTTCACCACTTCGAATACCTGGTGTTATTGGAACATTTAATTTACGTTTTGCTGTATAATATTCATACCCACTTCCATCTGATTTTTTACGATATTCTTGACGAGATAATGTTAATCGTTTAGTTTTACCACTATATATATCTTCTAATCGTACATTTAATGTATAATGTATATCATCTGTTCTAGGTAATATTATATTATTATTATCTGATTCATCTTGATCAAAATCTTCAATATCCGTTTCCGGAATAATTTTATCTTCCGAATCTGCACAATCTGCACAATCTGCACAATCTGCACAATCTGGATCTCGTTTTGAAAGTTCTTCTTCTTTAATATTTATATTCATATTCATCTTTTTCTTCTCCTTTTCTTGTTTTGTACTTTCTTTCATAATTTCTTCAATATTCTGTAATACATCCGGACGCTGTATTGTACTCATTGAATTCTCAAGAGCTTGCTTTAAATCAAAATGATTTTGATCCTTAGAATTATTACTATTACTTTGATTACCATTATTACCATTATGTTGCTTTTGTTGTTTTTCAATCACTTCAAATGCAAGATTTTGTGCTAACTGCATTATATGCTGAAAGGCATTTGGATTTAAATTTAAATTAAAATCAGCTGGTAAATTTTGTGGTAATGATGGTGGTGGTGATGATGATGATTGTTGTGTAATTGCCTTTTTACTACTACCTCCTGTTGCTGCTCCTTTCATTTTTTTTTTACTTATTCTTTATTCTTGAGTTTAAAAAAAAAACACGAAATGATAGTTTTTTAATTATTATTATTATTATTATTATTTGTTAACTGAAATTAATTTTTTTTGCGTCTTCTTCCGCACTTTTCTTGTAACTTAAATTAATAATATAATAATTAACCATAATAAATCTGTTGAAGTTTTAAATATTCAAAATGAAGTTTTCGCATTCGTTCAACTTGATTTTGATATGTTCGAATCTTAACACAAAAATGTTGATGATTTTGCCAATTTCCTTGATTAAAAAATATATTGTAATCTTTAATTTTCCAATCCTGACAAAAAGATTCAATTGTCATTAATAAATTTCCCATTTCTTCATTAGAAGATTCACTTAAAGATTGAAAATGACGTTTTGGTATTGCAATAATACAATTCGTTTGTTTTATATCAAAATGAAATTTTACATCATTCTTTTGTAAAATAAAGTATCGTAATAATGAATTACGAGGATGACAAGAATAACAACGTCTCTCAGTATTTTGTTTTGATTTTCGTTTTCGTCTATTGTTATTATTGTTATTATTCTTCTTCTTCTTATTATTATTATTAACATGAATATGACGTTGTTGTCGCGGAGGAATACCTTCAAATCCAGGAGGAACATCAGGTAAAATAATATTATTTTGAAGTTCTTGTTGTTTTTGAAAATAAGCGTTATTCACATCTTGATTTACACGAATATATGTATCAATACTATTATTTAAAGAATCATTAACTCTTTCTTCTTGATGATTTAATGGATAAATAATTTTCTCATGAATTTGTAATTGTTTTTGTAATAAATCTTCAACATTTTCTGTTATAGGCGGCATAGAAGAATAATATACAACTTCTTCTTTTGCTCCACCATCTTCCTCATTTTCTGTATGTTTAAACATTTTCAAAATGGATTGACTTTAAAAGTTGATTGAATTTCACTCTTACGATTATTTGCTAATTGTTCAACTAGACTAAGTGCATTTTCTTGTGACATACGACAAGTATCTTTAACCTGTTGAGGTTGTAATTCCTTTGGTAATGGAGGTGAATTTTGTTTTTGTTGTTGTTGTTGATATTGTTGTTGCTGCTGAGGAGGAGGTGACACATATCCTTGTTGTTGCATTAATTGTAATTGCTGAGCTTGTTGACGTTGTATATCTTGTTGACTACTCATCATTTGTTGAGTTGAAGGTTGTTGTTGCTGAGCATCATTTACACTTGCTGGTTGTAGAGATTGAATTGAATTTGCATTTGTGTTATTATTACCATTAAAATCCATTGTAGAACCTAAATCAGTAAATCCAACCTCATTTTTTGTAGCAAAATCATCACCACCAATTGGACTAAAACTCATCTTGGCATATTGTTCCAACCATTCAAATGCTTGACGACCCGGTTTTACCTGATTATCTACTATTATACAAGGTACTTCACGCACATAATTTGGAATTTTATAGGAATCAATATTGTATTTTATAATTCGATTACTCATTGTTGGAAATTCTTGTAGAGTTTGTAAAAATCTAGTACTATACGGACATCGTGGACTATAAAATAAACATGCTTGTTGAAATTCATCTGTATTATTATTGTTATTATTAATATTATTATTATTATTACCATGTCCAAATTGTTGTTGTTGTTGCGGCAAAGGATTAGTATTGTTCATCATATTATAATTCATCATTGTTGAATATTGTGGTTGAGAATTTCCAGTCAATTCCTGTGGAGATGGACGATAAGGCATAGAAGTCATTCTTTTTTTTTCTTTTCTTTACAAAATAAATAATTTTATTTATATTTTTCTATATTTAAACTGTATAGAACAACGCAAAAAAAAATGAAGTTTATCTCTCAACTTTTGTTTTTTTTTATTGCCGCATTAATTATTACATTAATGGTATTGTATATGTTATTTACACGTATCACTAACCACCCTAACACTAACCAAGTAGATTCATTTAGTAATTTACGTAATGACAATTCATCATATGATAAATTATCAAAAGCAAAATTTACATTATACGATGCAAATTTATCAAATCATGAAAAAGTCGATTCACTTTATACACCAATCATTTGTCGACCACCAGAACAATCAGGTAAAACATATGCTGGACAATGCACAAATGAATTATATCCAAGACAAACTAGTCCATATGGTAAAGGTGAAATGACATCTCCTTGTAATCCGGAAATTGAAGCAAAATATTATGCACAACGACCATTAATAGCTCCTAAAACTTACCATGATATGTTAACATTATTGTTTCGTCAAATGAAAGATGATGTTCCAAATCATATTCCTAAAAATAATTTAAGATTTCCACAAGAATATTGTAATGATAAAATGTATTCTAATGTAATGAAATATATTATGAGAAAACTTAATAAGACAATGGCAAATAATAAAGTATTTCAAGATTATGCTAAAGCGGATACATGGGATGGTGAATCCTTTGCATATTTATATCAAAAAGTTTTATTATTTACAGCACACGATATGATAGATTATTCAGATGCAAAACAAGCTGAAATTGTTAAACGCAATGAACCATTAGGTGCAAAAAAATTAGTTGTATCATTTACATTATATAATACATTACGTAATATTTCAACAGATGTTGTTGCAACATTGTATTTTAAACATGGTAAATTTTATTTAGAAAATATTCGTTTTGCAACACTTGAACCAAATGATGAAGGTGTTCGTCCTGTAAATATTCCGGGAAATGCACGTAAAGAAGAAATTAATTTAAATAACACAGATTTACCATCCAATGATGCCGGTCCAATTTGGATCTATGGAAATACAATTGAAAATCAATATTTTACACCAGAAGGTTATCATAGTCCACATCAACAAGATAATTTATTTATTGTTGGTGGTGTTCCTTCGCAATTTAATAGAATATTAAGAAAATTAGATCAAGGTTATTTATCCAAACCTTCAAATGGATACAATCGATTCAAAGGTGGTCCATTATATCCATCTCATGTCACAACACAAACAACAAGTAAAATTACACCAAATTATCCACAAAATAAATCAAAACATCTTTCTGTTTATGTTTAATTTAAACTAAATAACATAAAAAAAAAGAAAATACAACTACGTATAATTAGGTATAATTAGGTATAATTAGGTATAATTAGGTATAATTAGGTATAATTAGGTATAATTAGGTACTTTAAAATGGAGACAAAAAATGATAATGATAATGATATTACTTATTTTAATGACGATACTTGTATAAATTATCTTAAAAATATGTATGATAAAATTTACAGAAGAATAACACCGGAAGACACTAACGATGCTTTAACCAAATATTTACAAAACGAAATATTGGGGGATGACGACAAAAAAATAGGTTTTGAGGAACATCATTGCGAATGCGCGTCATGCGAAATGTTTCAAATTATCTACAATGATCAAAAGTATGATGTCTTAGTTCTATACTCGGATAATTGTGATCTTCTTCTCCAAATGCTTCAAATGATTCAATCCTTATTGTCACCACCAATAAATTCAACTGATCCCGTGGATCTAAATCTAAATAATAATTGTAAAGATGATGTTTGTGTATTTAATTTGATGAAAGATTACAATAATAATAATAATAATAATAATCCTATAATATACTTATTTGACATTAATTTGTATGATGATAATTTAGAAGACACTTGGACGAATATATTGCCAATATCATACCACACATTTGACATGAGGATTTATAAATACAAGGACATTATTTATACTGCTGGACACAATAAGTCTTGTCAGTATTTAATTTTATTCTGTCTTATTTATCTTGATTTTTTAATGCGAATCTCAACAAATAATTTGACTACTGAGGAAAGCATCACATTGACGCGGTTTTTCTATGATCAAGACTTTAATTTAAAAGAAACAAAATTAATAATTGATCTAATGAGATGGTTTTGTGACTATTTAAGTTTCCCCCAAAAAGACAAAATCATGAATCATCAAAAACAAAAACAAAAACAAAAAATTGTTCTTTTTCCGTATTTTAGTTTTCTTTATGATAAAAAGAGCAAAGATGGCAATTATTAATGGCGACATAAAACAGTTGGATAAACTTCTTTTTTTTTCCTTATTAAATTAAAGATGGACAACGACGATTTTTGTATTTCTGCCCGCGATGGTGATTTACAGTATGTAAAAGAATTAATTCAAGACCTTCGGGTTGATCCTTCTGTAAAGGACAATCGAGCAATTCGTTGGGCGGCTAGAAATGGTCATTTAGAAGTCGTAAAACTATTACTTTCAGACCCTCGCGTTGATCCTTCTGCGGACGACAATTATGCAATTCGTTTGGCGGCTCATAATGGTCAGTTAGAAGTCGTTAAATTATTACTTCAAGATTTGCGTGTTGATCCTTCTGCAAAGAACAATGATGCAATTCGCTGGGCGGCTCAGAATGGTCATATAAAAGTCGTAAGATTATTACTAAAGGATTCGCGTGTTGATCCTTCTGCGGACAATAATGAACCAATTTGTGCGTCGGCTCATTATGGTTACGTAGAAGTCGTTAGACTATTACTTACATATCCATGCGTTGATCCTTCTGCGCGAAACAATTGGGCATTTCGTTATGCGGCTAGAAATGGTTATATAAAAGTCGTAAGATTATTACTAAAGGATTCGCGTGTTGATCCTTCTGCACAAGACAATCAGGCGTTACGTTGCGCGGCTGGAAATGGTCATACAGAAATTGTTAGACTATTATTAAAGGATTCGCGTGTTGATCCTTCTGCACAAGACAATGAAGCGTTACGTTGTGCGGGTGGAAATGGTCATACAGAAATTGTTAGACTATTATTAAAAGATCCACGCGTTGATCCTTCTGTAAAGGACAATCGAGCAATTTGTGTGTCGGCTCAACATGGTCACGTAGAAGTCGTTAGACTATTATTAAAAGATTCACGTGTTGATCCTTCTACGAGGTATAATTATGCAATTTGTTGGGCGGCCGCAAGGGGGCACGTAGAAGTCGTAAAACTATTACTTAAGGATTCGCGTGTTGATCCTTCTGCCCATAATAATTATAATTTCGCTATTATAAATGCTTGTAAAAATAATGATTTAGATATGGTAAAAGTATTGTTAAGTGATTCGCGGGTTCAGTCTAGTTTGACCAATAATAAATGCAAATTATTATTTGAATTTAAATGGAAATGCAGTTACAAGATTATTTCGTTTTTCATTTTGTTTTTTCTTGGAACCCTTTTTGGTGAAGATTTTAAATTTATGATGATTGGAAGAAGCACAAATGAAGAAAAAGAAAAATTTTATTTTGATCTTAAGGATAGACAATTACGCATAAAAATTAGTTTAATAAACTTATTTGAAAATATACTTTTTCGTGATATTATTGAGCACTCTATTATACCGTTTTTACAATACGAAATAAAATAAACAGTATAAAAAATAAACCTTAGAGCAGTAGGAAAATAAGATCATACGAGGAGAAAAAAAATGAATACAAGTGAAATATCTAAATTATACCAAAAGAAAACACAACGCGAGCATTTATTGCTTCGTCCAGGAATGTTTATGGGAAATATTCACAATACAAAATTACAAATGTATATTTTAAATGATGATAAATCTGCTATGAACTTAGAAACAATTACATATAATCCTGGAATTGTTAAATTATTTGATGAAATAATAATGAATGCTGCTGATCATGCACAAGAAAATCCAAATCAAGTAAATGAAATTCGTATTACAATAGATGATCAATCGATTTGTATTTTTAATGATGGTCCGGGAATTCCAATTGTAAAACATGAAGAATATGATATATATATACCTGAATTAATATTTACTCAATTTTTAACATCAACAAATTATGATGATAATAAGAAGAGATTAAAAGCGGGTATGAACGGTTTAGGCGCAAAAATTACAAGCACATTTTCAACCTATTTTGAAATTGAAACTGTTTATGAAAATAAAAAATATAATCAATATTGTTATGATAATTTAAATCGAATTGATTCACCTATTATTACACCAATTACACCAACTACATCATCATCATCATCAATCACATCAAAAAAAGTAAAAACTAAAGCTAAAAATTATACTCAAATTAAATTTATTCCCGATTTTCAACGATTTGGAATTCAATGTATTGATAATTCAACATTTAAAATATTAGAAAAACGATGTTATGATGTTGCTGCATGGATTAGTGATTTAAAAGTTAAATTATATTTAAATGAAAAAGAAATATGTATTCCAAATTTTGAGAGTTATATTCATTTATTTTTAAATCCAGAACAGCAACGTGAAAAAATAATAATTGAAAATGATTACTGGAAAGTTAGTTTGTGTTCAAATACTTCAGAAGAATTTCAACAAATTTCTTTTGTTAATGGTGTAGCAACAAGTAATGGTGGAACTCATGTAAATGTTATTCTACAATCTTTGTTTAAAAAATTAATCCCAAAATTAAAAAAGCGATTAAAATTAAATTCTACAAATGATCCACAAATTAAAGATTCTTATTTACGTGAACAATTATGTATATTTGTCTTTGCGAAAATTGAAAATCCTGATTTTAAAAGTCAATCTAAAGAAGAATTAACTAGTAAAAAACAAACATTTAAACATGTGATTGAATGGCAAGATCAACATATTAAACAAATTGAAAAAATGCGATTTATTTCACGTTTAATAGAATTAATTAAAGTTCGTGAACAACGAGTATTATCTGTTGGTGATGGTAAAAAAACACTTAAAATATTAGATATTGATAAATTTGAAGATGCTCATAAAGCTGGTAGCCGGGAATCATATAAATGCACATTAATATTAACAGAAGGATTATCTGCAAAAACATTTGCAACTGCTGGAATTAGTTGTATTGGAAGAGAATATTATGGTATTTTTGCTTTACGTGGTAAATTATTAAATGTTCGAAATGCCACAACAAAACAAATTAGTGATAATAAAGAACTTATACATTTAAAACGTATATTAGGATTACAAATGAAAAAGACATTTAATTCAATTACAGAATTAAAAAAAACAATGCGATATGGTCGAATCTGTTTGTTAACAGACCAAGATGTTGATGCATTTCACATTCGTGGTTTAATTATTAATTATTTTCATTATTTTTGGCCCCAATTAATTTTTGATGATACTTTTATCACTTGTTTAAATACACCCGTTTTAAAAATTATTCGTCCAAAACAAATTATTTCCTTTTATGATATTCCAAGTTTTGAACGTTATCGACAAGAACATGGTCCATTAAAAAATTGTAAAATTAAATATTACAAAGGATTGGGAACAAGTGATGCAAAAGAAGCCAAAGAATCATTCAAAGACTTTCATCAAAAATTAATTACTTATGAAAAAGCAACAAAAGAAGATGCAGAATATATTGATTTAGCATTTAATAAAGGACAATCAGAAAAACGAAAAGAATGGATCCGTCATCATACAGGTGATAATAATAATAATGATAATAATAATGATAATAATAATGATAATAATGAAAAACAAAAACAAAAATTAAGTTTAACTGAATTTTTTAATCAAGAATTTGTGTTATTTAGTATTAATGATTGTATTCGAAGTATTCCTAATTTAATAGATGGATTTAAACCTAGTCAACGTAAAGTATTATATGGTATATTAAAAAAGAAATCATTAGATGAATTTAAATTGGATCAAATTCGCGGATTTATTGCGGAACAAACTGTATATGCACATGGTGATCAATCATTAAGTGAAACAATTATTGGTATGAATCATGATTATATTGGAAGTAATAATATAAATTTATTACATCCTTGTGGTTGTTTTGGAACACGTATTGAAGGTGGGAAAGATGCAGCAAGTCCTCGTTATATTTCAACAAGATTAAATCCAATTACAACAAGTATCTTTTGTAAAGTAGATGAACCAATATTGAAATATGCAATTGAAAATGATGTTCAAGTTGAACCAGAATATTATTACCCTGTTATTCCAATGTTATTTGTCAATGGATCTTCAGGTATTGGAACTGGATTTGCATGTGATATTCCACCATATCATCCAATGCAATTAATTGATTATTTCTTAAATAAATTATCATTATCATTATCATTATCATACGATGATTTAAATTTGAATGAAAAAACAATACAATTAATTCCATGGTTTCGACATTTTAAAGGAAGTGTTGAACCAATTTATAACAATAATAATGAAGAAAATAAAAAGATTATGACAGGTTATATTACAAAAGGTGCTTTTAGACGAATTGCACCGGAAACATTAGAAATTTATGAATTACCAATTAAAACATGGACACAACCTTATACAACATTCTTAAAATCATTAATAGAGCAGCAAATAATTGATGATTATAAAGATTTTTCAACAGAAGCTGAAATAAAAATTGTATTATATGCATCGCGTTTACAAATTGAAAATTGGATTCATAATTCTAATATTTATAAATTATTCCATCTTCAATCACATCATCATATTAATTTCACTTGTTTTAATCATCAAAAAAAATTGCAACAATATTCCACTATTGAAGAATGTTTAGATGAATTTTATATTGTGCGATTACAAAAATATAAAGAGAGAAAAGAATTACTAATAAAACAATATACAGATCAATTATATTGGACATCAACTCGTATTCGATTTATACATTTAGTGTTAAATGAAACTATTATTGTATTTCGCCAATCAAAACAACGAATAAAAGAACAATTAATTGAACATGAATTTGATGAAAATGTGCATAAACAATTAATGGATTTAAATTTATGGCAATTTACAACAGAAGAAATTGAACATTTAGAACATCAAAAAGCGACAATTGAAAAGGAACGCGAAGAATTACAAAATACTTCAAAAGAAGAATTATGGAAACAAGATCTATGCAAACTACAAAATGATCTATTATCATCATCTATTTTGTCATAATTTATAATTTATAATGATAATGTTGGTTCAATTAAAGACAATAAATCAGACATACCAATAAAAGCGGTTTGATCCTTTTGATTATTCTTATATTGTCTAAACGCATCAATATAATTATTTAATATTAACTTTTCCGCTAGTTCTTCTAATTCTATACTTGTATATTTATTAATATTATTATCATTTGGTGAAATTCCATTTAATTTTAAAATTTCATAAGGCTGAAAGACATAACTTGGAAAAGTAAAATTTAATTTTTCATTCATGTTTAATGTTTTATTAAATAAATAAATATACGAATATTTGTATCTAAATTCATTTAATCCCTGTAGAACAATATATAAATTTGGAATTGGACGATATTGTGTTTGTGTATGTGTCGGTATTTTTCCATCTGAACCCAAATTGCCAAATGATTTTGCTTTGCATTCAAATGTTTGCTCAATTTGTTTTCCGGTTTTGAGATCTTTATATTCACAAACTAAATCAGGATGCATTAAATGACCTTGGGAATGTCGTATTGGTTTTCCTTTACGTATCTTTTCACGACCTAAACAAAGTAAACATTCCCAAAGTAATTTTTCCGCTTTAGACCCACCTGATTTACTTACTCCATTGTAATAACATCCCGTGAAATTAAACAATGGTAAATAAAATAAATTGAAAAAATCAGTATTCATTAATACAAATTTCTTCGTCATACAACATTGTTGTAAATATAAACGATCATTTAAACATGTATATATAAATTTTTCTTTGTTTTGATTTTTGTTTTTATTGTCTTTATTGTCTTTATGTTGAAATAACATAAATTTTTGATATATGCGCTCAGCTAATTTTGCATTTTCTGGTTCAACAAATTGAAAATAATACCAATAATGATATTCAACATTTGTTTCATGCTGTAAAAATTCTTTAGTTGTGTTATTTTCAAGTTCCTTCAATTTACTACAATATTCATCATATGATAAATTTAAATTATTATAATTATATTTATGATAGGCTAAATAATGTGATTGACGAAACGGATTCTTCTCATCAAAATTTTGTTTTAACTTAGTTTCCCATTTCTTGTATTTCGCGGTTTGCTGTTTTATTGCTTTTAACATCTTTTCTGCTATTGTCACCGTAATTTTTTCTTTCATATAATAAGATTGCATATCTTGTATATCCTCCATTGGTATTATATCATGTGTTTGTATTCGCATTTGCTGTAATTGCGGTAAAATATGTTGCTGAAATGAAAGAATTGAATTCTTTGAAGAGAAAAGTTTTTTCATAGTTGGTGTCACCATCATCTTATTATCTTTTATTGATTTCATTGATTTCATTAGTTATAGAGTTATAGAGTTATATAGTTATAGAGTTATCTGTTTCTTTAAATTAAATCCATTTTTATCTTTTATTTTATTATTTTATTATTTTATTTTTTGTGTTGCTGATGAAGTGCAATAAGGGATAAACATAAAATAATTGCTAATGCGGACAAAAACACCATAAAAAAAATAAAAATAATTTGAGTATTGGTTAATGTTTCACGAGAAGAAGATGTTGTAAAATGTTCTTTTTGTTGTTTATTGTGTCGTCGATAGGGTAAAGGTAAAGGAGGTATGAATTGTGTATTTGTTGGAAGAAATTGATTAGATAAATACGGTGGACTGTTCATTGGAACTTTATAATAATCATTCATAACTTGTGCTTCATGTATTTGTTGTGCTATATGTGGATAATATTGATAAGGATGATTATAAAATTGAGAAGAAATATATGCCGGATATTGCAAATAATTTGCGCGAGCATTGGGATACCATGGATATTGAGGCAAATAAGTATATCCACCGGGAATGGGGGGATGTTGCATACCCGTAGCAATTCTTTTTTTCTCTTGATTAAAACGATGATTTTCTTGGATTACATCATTGCAACTATGAGTATCATCATACATACAAGAATAAGGTCGACCGTGGTAAGTAATATTTGGATCATCTATTTGTTCGGAGTAATGATGATTTTGCCGTTGTCGTTGTCGTTGGTGTTGTTGTTGTTGATGATGATTTAATTGAGAGGATGAGGGTTGTCGACGCTGTTGTTGTTGTTGTTGTTGTTTTAATGGAGTATTTAACATATGAGATCCACTCATTCCACCCCATGCTTCTTGTATTGTTGCATAGGTCATTATTTATTGTAGGTATAATTTAAAATTCAAGTCGTTGTGTTTAGTTTCGAAAAAAAAACTTTTTTCTTAATTCTATATATATAAAATTTTTACAAAATTTAAACCCCCGGGAAAGTTTAAAAAAAAAAGAAAAAAATAAATGGGAAATAGTCTTTTTTCAAACACTTCTTATTCTTCCACCACACAAGATGACGAAAATTTACATGAACAAACGCATTCAACTTTAAATGATGATGATATGGAATATATACAAGAGACTAAATTAATGAATAATTATGTTGCGAAATTAAGACAGAATGTAAAACAATTCAAACGTAACTTTAAATTTGGATGGAAGAAAGATATGGATCATAATAATGATCGTTATTTACAGAACAAAGAAGTCGAACACATTAAACCATTTATAAGAGTAGATTTACAAAAAAAATTTGATCATGTTTTATTTAACCAAGGATCACTTAAATCATCTACTGTATGTTGTGTTTTAACGGCATTTTTGTATGATCATATAAAAGCTGTTCAAGAGAATTTTGTTCCTTCTATTTTATTTGTATATTATAATGCATTAAGTTTTAATGATCATCCAATTGTTGATTGTGGTGCAACATTTCGACAAGTATTTCGAGCAATTAATAAATATGGAATATGTAATGAATCAACTTGGCCAACTTATGCAACATATTTAACAACACCACCTAGTCGTCATGCATATCATCAAGCTGATTTTTTTAAACGTTCGTTAGTATTTCAACGAATAGATAATACAAATTTATTAATGTTAAAATCATTATTATCTTTGGGTCGTCCGTTTATTTTTGGATTTGCATTATATGATAATTTTTGTGATGATATGATTTGGAATCCAGCACAAGATAATATGCCTTATCCATCCAAAACAAATAAACGTATTGGTTTTGTTACAGGAATTGCGGTTGGTTATTCTGATAATCGTCAATGTATTATTGTGCAAATGAGTTGGGGATCATCATTTGGGAATAAAGGTCGATTTTTTATGCCATACAAATATATTACAAATAAACAATTTTGTGATGAATTTTATTATATTAAACGTGAAGCTGTAGATACAACTACAAATACAAATACAAATATAAATGAAGAAGCAATTACAAATAAATATAGAGTTCGTTATGAATCAGAGGGTGATGTAAATATGATTGTTAATCGCGAGGAAGAAGAAATACAAGAAGAAGAAGAAGATACTAAACAACATCATCATAATAATCGAAGACATCGTCATCATCATCGTCGTCATGAAGAAAAACAAAAAAGAAAGGGATTAAAAGTTCAAAATAGTGTGTTGCATCAAACAAATGTTTATCGTAATCAATCTTCATCTTCACCACCACCACCTCGACAACAACAAGAAATTATAAAAATTAAGATGAATAAACAGGAACAACAACAATTAGATGATCCAGTGGAATTACATTTACAACAGCGAAAAGGATTACAATTTATTGACGAAGATGATGAAGACGATGGTCAATTAAATAATAATAATAATGATCAGAATGATTACAGCGAAGAAAACTATTGATTATTATTTTAAATTTAAATTATTATGATGAAAGGAAAGAAAGGAAAAGAATATGAGTATTGATGTTCATAATAATAATAATAATAATAATAATAATCATAGTTCTCGTCATTTATTTACAATTAATGATGTTCAACGAATTAAAGCAAAACAAAAACAAAATAAATTGAGAGTTGTTGAATATCATTTTAAAAAAGCATATGCTAAAATGTGTTATGCTTATTCTAAGAATGAAAACTCAACAACTTATTATGTTGCTGAGTATATACCTCATTTACCTCGTTATTCTGCTTCTGAAATCGCCCAATTAGTAAAACGTTGTTTAGAACGAAAAGGTTATTTAGTAGAAGATTATCATATACATTATTTAAAAATTTCTTTTGCCAAACGACCAACTAAAGGTGATTATCTTTCTGTATTATTAAATCGTGTTAGTGAAAAAATACGTGAATCAGCTGAACAAGAAAAAGATTATGTAGTTTATCATATTCCAAAAATATTACAACAACATCTTGTATATTCTTATGATATGAATGAAGCTCGAACGAAATTAAAGAAACTTCTTGTTCAAAATGGTTTTTCGGTAAATACTTATCGTGACAGCGATGCTATTTTAATTTATTGGTCAAAACATGAACCGATGCACATTAAAGAACTAGAACATTTATATTCCTATTCATCTGATGATGATGATAATGATAATAATGACGATGATACCGAAGATGACAATAATAGTCTTATTAATGATAATAATGATAATAATGATAATAATGATAAGAATGGTTATATTAAGGATGTAGAAGGGAATAGTAGTTACGGAGAAAGTATCTCTTTGAAACGTTTGTCGCAATTTTTATTGCCCAAGGTTATACAAAATGTAAGTGAAGAAAAATTTAAAGAAATAGAAGAAAAATATAATAAACGGGTCCAAGAAAGAAAACTTGAAATTAACGACGACGATATAAGTCTAAGATCAAGATAAATTAATATAATGAGTAAAGAAAATATAAATATAAATATAAATACAAATATTAATTCTTCTTTGTTATTATCCATAGATATTGGTGTTAAAAATTTTGCGTATTGTATTTTGAATGAAACATCGCAGTCAATAGTTGCATGGGAATGCTTTACATTAACAAAAGAAAAGAATTTTATTTCTTTACTTAAAAGTTTAATTGATGGATTAAAGGAACGTCATTCTTTGTTTGAAAAATGCTGTAAAGTTATTGTTGAACGACAACCTAAATGCAATGTAAAAATGCAAAAGGTTGCAACGGCTCTTTTGACATATTTTTTAATTCATTATCCAGTTGTTCCAATTATTGAATATAGTAGTAAATATAAATTAAATAAGACAACTCTTATGAATATAAATCTTACAAAGGAACAAGAAGATAAATTACAACAGATTAAAACAAATTATTGTCGTCGAAAGAAAATGAGTGTTTTTTGTTGTGAAAATTATTTGGAAAATTCAAGTAAACAAGATCAAGATGAAAAATGGATTAAGTATTTCCAGCAATCTAAAAAAAAGGATGATTTAGCGGATTCTTATTTGCAGGGACGAGCATATATTCTACATTATTCAAAGATTCAAGATGCGTATAAGGTGTAATAATTTAAAAAGTCAAGAGTGAATAAAAGAATAATAAATACATAAAAAAAAGGAGAAAATAATAGATGGCATCGTTTACAATTGAAGAAGATCCAAGTGATATAAGTGATAATGAGAGTCGATCTTCTGCAATTCGTCCTTTATCATTAACTACTCAACAACAACAACAATCATCTTCTTCATCACCAAACGAGGTATCAAATTTGAAAGATATTTTTTCTAAACGTCGTATGATTTCTACATTGAGTGATGAAGAAGAACGTGCAAAAGAAAATCAACATCATTATTATAGTAGTAGTAGTAGACAAAGGGAAGATTCAAGATCAACGAAACATGGGAAAGAAAAAATTTATCAGACTCCAACGGATTATTTGCAAAATAATCGATTAAATATGTTTATTAATAATACAAAATTAAAAAGTCATATAAGTGATGATGATGATGATGAAGCACGACCTGATTATTTTAATGATTATAATAATGATAATGATATAAGTAATAGTAATAGTGATAAAAACAATAATCATCATCATGATGATCATGAATCAAGACGATCTCATCGTTCACATCGTTCGCATCGTTCACATCGTTCGCGTGATTCACGTCGTTCACATCGTTCACATCGTTCACATCGTTCACGTCGTTCGCATCGTTCACGTGATTCACGACGATCAAAAGATTCAAGAGAAGAAGAAGATCGTCATCATCGACATCGTCGTCACCATCGTTATTATTCTGATGAATCAAAATCACATCGTTCTATTGATGATGATAAAAATGATGTTTATGTCGCTTCATCATATGATCGAAGAAAAGAAACTACTGGAGAGCATGAAACAACTAATAAGAATACAACAACATCATCATCATCTTCGCCACCGGAATCTAAAAAATCTAGAATGTTGTTAAAAAAACAATTATTATATGAACTTAAATTATTGGAAGGATATGGATATGAACCATCTTGTAAATATTCATTAGATAGTCCATTACGAGATATTGAAGAAGAAATACAATTATGTCAACAAAATAAAACACGAACAGATTTAGCGGCTACATTTACGGATGTATTTTTCTTGTTATTTTGGGCGTTAGAACAATGTCATGAATTATGGAATCCTCTTAATTTGCAATTAAAGAATTTACATAGCACAATGGAAGCAAGAAAATCTGAAATTTCATATGATATAATGAGAATAGTGAAGGAATATTTTGGAGAAGGTGAGCAAATTCATCCGGTGTTAAGTTTAATGTCCGTTGTCGTTGTTTCTATTGTTACAACGCATATGATGAATACAGCAGAAAAAATGGTTGGAAAAACTTTGTCAAATATGATGAATAATAATAATTATAATAATAATGGAAATGATTCTGGAATGAATGAAATTATGAATAATTTAAGACCATTTGTAATGAATATGTTTAATAATAATAACAATAATAATAATCCTAATCATCCAAATTATGCTAATCATCCAAATCAAAATATTTTTAATATAAATCCTGGTGGTGGACCACCAACAACACCTAAAATGCCAACAGGAGGACCAATGGGACCAATGGGAGGACCAATGGGAGGATCACCAACAGAACCCCCAAAAAATATTATGACAGATGTATTTAATACCGTTCGTCAAATGTTTGGTCCACCAACAAGTAATACAAACAATGTATATCAAAAACCATTACATACACCACCTGATTTAGCAGCTGCATTATTATCTCAACCAATGCCACCATTACAACCATTTCCTCGACCAATGGCAACTTCTTCTGCGGATATACCGCAATCAGAACAAAAACAAAAACAAAAACAAAAACAAAAACAAAAACAAGAAGAACAAACAAAAAGTGAAGGTAAAATAATTGATGAAGAAAGTATAGCATCATCAGATATGGATTTTGATACAGGTCGAAGTGTTGTTATTCCAATACATCCTCCGTCTTCTTCTTCTTCTGGAAAAAATAAAAAAACAACTGGTGGAAATAAAACTAATAAAAACAATACAAATTCAACAAATAATTCAAAACGAACACGAGGATTTGGTGGTCGTGTAGGAATTAGATTATAAATAAAAAGAATGTTGTTGTTTTGTGCAATTTTTATAACGACGACGTCCAAAACCCGAAATACCAGAACCAGTTACAGTATTTAATGCATTTTGTATTTGTTGTTCTGCTCGTGCAACTGTTCCTGCCAATGCATTATAATCTGGTGTAATTCTTGCTTGTTGTTGACCAGCTGATGGTGTAATTTGAGTTGTAGCTGTTGTATTTTGCATTGGTTGCTGTTGTTGTTGTGGTGGTTGCTGTTGTGGTTGTTGTACTTGTTGTTGTGGTTGTACTTGTTGTTGTGGTTGTGTTGTGGTTATACTTGTTGTTGGTGCGGTTGCAGTTGCAGCAGTTGTTGTCATTGGTGTTGTTGTTGTTGCTGCTTGAATAATTGGTAATGCAGGATTTGCGGTTTGAGTTTGTTGTCCAAATTTATTCATAATTCTTAATACAGAACCGTATTTATTTTGATTATTTCCTGCTAAATTTTGTAAAATACTACGAACAATGAATGTTTTTACATGAGAATCATATTCTGGTAAAGAAGCAAATTCAATTATAAAATCAAATATTTCTTTAGCATCACGCCGAAGAACTGCTCCAACAGATTCCATAATTTCAGGTAAATTAATTGAATAATTACGATTATTGTCATCTTCATCCTCTTCTTCACTATATTCATAATCACCATATTCGGAATTATCATCACCTTCGGTGTCGTCATTATCATCACTATTACCACTATAATCACTATAATAATTACTATAATTACTATAATTACTATAATCACCTAAAGAGGAATAATCAGAAGAAGACATATTTAATAATGAATGATTTAATTAATTTTCTAATAATCGAATAATCTACTTACTCATTATCATATAAAAATAATTTTTTATTATTATTCATTATTATTATTTATGTTTCTTATATTTATCTAGAACAGCCTTTACAGTCTTGTAATCTCTTGCTTGTGTATATTTATACATTTTATTATCACGATGATTGAGCACAATTAATGTAGGAAATCCTTGAGATTCAACTAGTTTCATCAATGCAGGTGTTTGTGGGTGATCATCAGTTAAAACATAAACATCATAATCTTTTGATAATTTAGTCAACATTCCAGATTGTTTTAATTGTTTACAATACCCACACCATTTTGCTAAAATTGCAATTAGAGAAACATTTTGTGTTGGATTTTTACGACGATTTATTATAAATTCAAGATCCTCTGTTGGATTTAAAGCATAATAATGTTTACCTCCTTGTAATTTATTTGCTATTGTATCATTTTTATACATCATTAAATCCGTAAAATGATCACATTGTGATTGAACTTGATTTAATGGAAGTATTGAAAATACAATCATAATAATTAAAATTAAAAACACAAAAACAATACAGCATATACATGTAATTGTTTCTGTATTTGTTCCCATTGCTTCAAAGTTTCTTTAATAAAGTAATCTTTTATTAGTATATGACATAAAAAAAAAATTTATTAAGAAAGAAACACATAATCAAAATGGCAAATACAACACCACAGAAAAAGAAAATTAAGATTCTTTTGACGTCAGATACTTATCCGGAAAAGAATTTTAAGACATTTGATGCATTTCAAGCTCATGTATTATTTCAAATTCATAAATTTTTTTCACATAAACACAATATTTTAGAACATAAAATTATTATATATACACGTGGTCGTAAAGGAGATAATCAAATTTTGCGTTTAGTGCGTCCTAATTTTCCACAATTTACATATATTGAATTTTTACCTGATTGGAAAAAGGAAAAGGATAATGCTGGTTTAAATCGAAATCGTGCAATATTTGAACAAAATATTGATTTTGTTTGGCTTTTTTTATCACATGAATGGATTGAGGAAAATAGTGGATTAGATCATATTATATATTTATCAAATCTTCATCATGTTCCTATTAAATTTTTGTATAAGATCACACAGGAAACAACAAGTAAATTTGTGGAAACAATAGAAGTATTTCAAAGAATATCATCAGAAAAATATACGCAAAAATTGAGTGAAACCAAAGAAAATATAAAACTGAAAACACAAGTTTACCGAACACTTAATTACAATAAATCCATTGAAAAAAAGAATTATTCCAAAAGCAATATGTGCAAGAAGAAAAATAATTGGATGTATAATTTGGATATGAAAGAACTCGTAAATCCGCAACAACAACAATTACAATTTTCTTCATCAGAGAATACGACGACTTCTTCTTCTAATTCAAATAATAAAAAGAAAGTTGCGCCGCATTTAAAACGATTGGAAAAAAGTATTGAAATGTGTAAACGAAAACACAAAAAGGAACAAGCTAAATTAAAACACAGAAAGAAATTGTTAAAATCATCATCGTTGAATTATCGATGCAATAGTAGTAACGCTGATGGTTTGCCCTTAATGGTTTCAACGTGTTCAATTAATACAATATCTTCATCACAATGTCCCATTGAAGCAATTACAACAGATCACGATGACTCTGATAATGAAAATGACGACACCGAAGGTGATGATAATGATGATAATGATGATAATGATGATAATGACGATAATGATGATAATGCATTAGAAGAAGAAGAAGAAACAGAAGAAACAGAAGAAACAGAATTAAATCAGGACCAACAACAAGTAGACGACGATGATGATAATGATGATAATGATGATAATGATGATAACAGTAATAATAATAACGATGATAATGATAATGATGACGATGAGAAGAATATGGAATTGGACGCATTGGACCGATCACCTGATTATTCTTTTTTTTCAGATTCTCGCAATTTTAAGAATTCTAATTCTGATCATTTTGGTGATTATAGTGTGGATCGTGGATCGTCTCCTCTCGTTGATCAAGTAGATTTTAATTACGATTTCAATTTAAATTTTACCAAATTATCATTAGGAGGTGAAGATGATAATAAAGAAGAAAAACAAGAACCAACAAAAAAAGTAAAATCAATAAAGAAGGGCCGGGGTAAAACAGTTAAAATTAAAATTAAAAGTAAAATTAAAGATAAAGACAAAACACCAAAAGTAAAAAAGAAACGTGGTCGGAAGAAAAAGGATGCAATCGATGTCGTTGGACATACTAAAGATGAGCAAGAGCAGCAACGAATGAAGAAAAATGAAAAAGAAAATGATAAAAATGAAAAAGAAAATGATAAAAATGATAACGACGAAGAGGATGACAATGAGAAGAATAATAATACCGGGATTAATATTAATATTAATAAACTTCATTCTGTGTCATTACAATTTGACTCGTTTGATGAAGATATTGATATTGAATCACTTCTTTCTTGATTATGTTGTTGTTGTTGTTGATTTGGGGTTAGGGTTTTTGATTTAGATATCGTATTCATTGCAGCTTCTTGTCCAGCTAAAACTAATTTTAATTTATCATCTTTTGTTATATTAAATGATGTTACGGAAATACCATTAATATTTCTTATTTCACATAAATATGTTTCCTGATTAAACGTTTGATAATGTTGCAATTTAGTGCACTTTTCATACGTTCGATCATAAATAATCTGTAATAAATTAAATAAATACGAAAAAAAAGTTTGTTCCTTTTTAATTGTTTTCTTATTATAATGATAATTTTTAGTTTCTTTTTCTTTTTCTTTTTCTTTTTCTTTTTCTTCTCGCTTTTCTATTGAACTTAAATCTGTTGTAATAATCAATGTAGCTTTATTTTGTTTATCTTTATTTTTAATTAAGTCAAAATCTAAATATAAAGGTTCTAAAGGTAAATTATTAATTAAAGCACCATCAACATAAAACGTTTCATTAATTTCATCATATATAGGTGGAGTTAATATAGGTATACTGGTTGTCATAATTAACGCATCAATTAATGGTAAATTTGGATGTGTTTGATGTGAAATAAAAGTGTTACAGTGACGTTTTAAATCCGTAACGGCTAGATAAAAATCACAATGTGTCATTTCATATAATTCTAAAAGTGAAATATGTGGATTTCCTTTTAATTTTAAAATATCATAAAAGAAGCATTTTAGTGCATCACCTTTTAATAAACTATATTGTTTAAATATATTCCCAAGATCAATGTCTTTACATTGTTTAAAATCAGAATTCCATAATACATCCACTAAACTATCTGGTTCATATCCAATTAACAAACAGGCTGAAATAAAAGAACCAATACTTACGCTTGAAATTTTAGTAATTTGTCGTATATTAAAAAACTTATTTTGCTGTAAATAATAGAGTGCAGCGACAAAACTAATCCCCCGAACGCCTCCTCCACAAACACATAGTTGAGTTATCATTTGTTTTTTTTCTTTGTTTTGTTAATAATGAAAAGTAAAACAATAAAATAATTTACCTGTCATGAACGATAAATATCAAATTCAAAATCAAAATCAAAATCAAAATCTATCTTGGATAAGATTTAGTATATATGGATTAATTATCTTATTCTTATTTGTTATTTTTGCACTTTTACTTCATTCAATTTATGAGCCACCAATCCATACAAAAGAAATGTTATCTTATATTCCTCCAGCTAAATCCTTACCATTATATTCAACTAAACAATTAGAACAAAATTTGCGACCAGAAGATATTCTTGTTTTTATGGTTGCTACACCGGAAATTCGACAATATGCTTCATTAAGTATTGAATTAAATGAAACCTATTGTAAACGTTATGGTTTTGAATTCGAAGTTGTTCAAACAAATTTAAATCCAGAATTACCAATTAATTTTACAAAAATAGTAAAAACATTACAATGTATGAAATTGAAATCAAAATCAAAATCAAAATTAAAATCAAAATATAAATATAAATATATTATGCATATTGATGCAGATGCAGTAATTTATAATCAAGATTATGATCTTCGAAATATAATTTATCATTATTTGTATAATGGTAGTTCAATTCATTTTATTGCTGGTGAAGATTGTTATGACAAAAAGATTTGTTCTAAACCAAATCGCATGAATTCCGGAGTGTATATTGTAAAAAATTCATTCATTGGTCAACAAATTATGAACACATGGTTAACAAGTGTATTACCGGGTGGAGCTTGTGTTCATTTAAAAAATAAATTTCCAAATTGTCAATTGGTTTTTCAACAATGTGTGCGTCCTCGTTACTTTTTAGCAATACAAATTGTGCCGTATAATATTTTAAATGGTGTAGATGGTTTATTTATTCAACATTATATGCAAAATTTAGATACAAATCGAACAAAAAAAATGAGAGAATGGCGAAATCTTATTCATGGAGATAAACTTACATCAGAGTATGCATTAGGACGAAAACGATTAAGTGTATATTAATCTTTTTTTTTCTCTTTTATTTTATCCAAAGTAAAAAAATAAATAATACTAATAAAAAAAATAAAAGTAAAGTATGGGGATTGTTTTATGTAAAATAATTGATGCAATACAAACTGCAATAAAATGGTTTTTTGTTCCTAGAGATGATCAAGCAATTATTGGTTTTAAACAATTTTTCACTGCTGATAATGATAATTTTTGGAAATTAGGAGTAGATGATTGTGCGTTTTTAGGTCGAGAAAAAGTTGCAATTAATGTTGCATTATTTTTTATCTGTTTTTATTTAATCATTTATAGTGCACTTGCAGCTGAATTTTATGAAACAAATGATAATAATACTTCATCATTTTCTACAATAGAAATTATAAATATGGTTTTTGTTATTTTATTTTTTATCGGTAGTATTCTTTTCTTTTTGTTTTTTTACACAGGATTTATGAGAAAATATCCCAACTATCAATTACGTAATAGTGTTATTGAATATCTTCCAATTGCATTTATAATTTATGCTGGTATATTACTTGTTATGTTTACAACATCAAAAATATTGGAAAACAACAACAACAACAACAATAATAATACTAATACTATAGAATCATTATATCCTTTTCACCCAGCAATTTTTCTTTCAATTTTATTTGTTTTGTATTTATTTTATTATTTTCGCTATTATCTTACTATTAAACAACGAGTACCTAAATTTACAACAAAAACACAGCAACAAAAATTACCACGACAATCAACTAGTAGACGAATAAGTAATGTTCCAGTTCCAACAAATCGTGTTGCAACATCATTATAATGACAAAAAAAAATTCTTGTTAAACAAGAAGGTAAAAAAAGAGAGGAAGGGTAAAAAATGCATTCATATTACAATTTTTTGAATTATATGGAATTATTGGATGAAGATGAACTTCGAATTCAAAAGGATTGTCCATTGGAGGAAAGAAGTCGTCAACACAAGGAAAATTTAAATTCTAAAAGTAAGATTCGATTTTATCATACACCAAAATCCGGTGGAACAAGTATATTTAATTTAACACAAGATTGGTCAAATTTTCATCGAGCACATCGACAAAAAAACCATGTGCCAATGAAATTTTATCCTCCTAAACCAAACGAAACTGCATTAACAATTATACGTCATCCATATGAACGTTTTGTTAGTGCATTTTATCATTTAGTTGATGCATGTGATGAAAATTTTTATTATCGTTATGCAAAAGTAAGTGATTGTGAAACATTACAACAAAAACAAATTCATTTTGGAATTTTTCGAAATGATCCAAATGAATTTTTAATGGCATATGAAAATAAAACACATCCATATCATAAAGAGGCGCACATTGTATTTAATACGTTTAGTATATTTAAACCACAATTTTATTGGTTAAGTAATTTATTAGGAACAAATATACATGAACAATTACATATTATACTACATCAAGAACGATTACAAAGAGAATTTGATGAAGTAGCAAAAAAATTAGGACAACATCAAATAGAATGGCCTGATGATCGACGAAGTAATCGACGATTGACAAAAGAAGTGAAACAATTAAATGATTATAGTAAATCCATTTTACAAAATATTTATGTTGATGATTTTAAACATTTTTGTTTTATACCATAGGTGTAAATGTTGTATTTTTTAATGACCAAGCACTTGGTGATCGAAAACTTCCTGGTTGATTAAATGTTTGTATTCCAGGAGAACTAAAATTATTGTTATTGTTATTGTTGTTATTGTTATTGTTATTATTATTATTATTTAAAAAAAAAAATCGTCATCGGAGCTATGTGTTCCAAAACGAGATTTTGAGGACCGTCTTGATGTTCGATTTGAAATTTGATAATAATTTTTACCATCTGTAAATACATCTTTGTTTCTATTTCGTTTTCGACCAAATCCACTTCCGGGATCTAAATTTGCGCCTAATCGATAGCTGCCATAATAATTATTTGCTTGAGGAATATCTAAATCTCCGACAGTGTTATCATTAATATGATTTCTATACATTCTGGGAGAAAATCCCGTATAATCTTCCATCATACTATTACGATAAGGCTTAACAAATCCCATCATTTGATTCAATCCAATATTTGATCCAAAGCTGCTTTGTCCCATTAACTTACCTTTTAAAGGCATTAAAACAATTTGCATATCTATATCATTGGCACTTGCAGCTTTGTTTGCAGCTTCATTTATTGTTTTTTGAGCATCTTTAAGAGATTTATTTGATATGTCAGGTATTTTATCTTGTATTTTTTCGACTGTTGTTTTTTTTTTTCTTATAACTCTTATTGGTGCCAAGTGTGCATATTTACCTAATTTATTAGCCAGAATTTTAAGACCTAATGAATTTAATTCATTTATTACTTCATTTGCGTCTCCACTTCCAGTTGACGGAGATGCTCCAGTAGAAGCCGGTGGTGGTGGTGGTGGTGATGGACCTGGTCTTGGTGATGTTGGTTCAATAATTTCTGGTGGTGTACTTGTCGGTGTTGGACCACCACCTACACTTGGTCGTTTATCCTGTTGTCTTATTTGTCCAGGTAATATTCCCCTTCGTGTGCCAAGATTAATTGTTCTTGCATCTTGTCCAGGACGTTTTGTAACTAATGATAATTTTGTTTCCAATTGTTTTAATTCAGTTGTATTAATTGCTCCATAAGTATATAATGATCTTACCCAGAACCATGGATTTTGTAATACTAAATCAAATGCTTCTTTCATTTGCAGTAAATAATCTTGACAAGCAACTGTCTTAAAGAATCCTTGACCAGAAGGTAATTTTCGAACTTGATCAACTATTTCATAAATTGTTGGCCAACGTTCACCATATCCTTTACATTCCTGTGCCAATTCATATTCACTTTTAAATCTAATTTTATTACGAATTAAATTATCTAAAGCTTTTGGTGTTCTATTCATATTTCCATATATTGTTGCAATATCATATAAACTTGCTTTAGTTAATAAATGACCAACAGCTAATGATTTACCATTTGATGAAACATCATCATCCTTATATAATAAAATACAAGCCAATAAGCGACGTGCTTTATTAAAATATTCTTGTATTAATTTTGTATTTCGAACACTTTTTATACGTTTAGAAAACCAAGGAGGAATTTTTCGACGATATGTTACATAAATACATTGTTGCATTGTTGTAATAAATATAATTTTTAATGCTAATTCCTTATGTAATCTTGTATACCAATATCCAACTAAAACATTCTCAAGTGTTAATTTTTCATTTTCTAATTGACCACTATTTTTTAAATATAGATAAAGTTCAATCCATTTCGTGACGGGAACAGTATGCCATTCTGGATATTCAGGGATAACACGATCAGAAAAATCTGCAACATACATTTTAATAATACATTTTCCTAAATATGGAAAACCATGTTGAGGATCATAAGTATAATGAGGTGCTTTTTTACGATTTACACGACCAAAACGACTTGTACTTATTGGTGCAACAGTCAACATGATGATAAAGATCTCTCTTGTTTTTATTCACACTTTTTTTACTATTTCTATATAAAACGCTTAGAAAAAAAAGTTACAACAAATCTTGTATTTATTCCAACTTTAATTGTTGTTTTGATATAAAGATTATAAAAAAAATATTCAAAACAAAAAAAATAGAATAATAATAACTTTTAATTTACTTTTCAATTATTAGAGAGTTGGGAAAAAAAACAAAATTGTTACAAAATAATTATTTTTTATTTAATTATAGATTAAACCTTCTTTATTAACTACTCTTTAAAAAAATTTTCCCAAAATTAAAGGAAAGAAAGAAAGAAGAAAAGAAGAATAATGTCATTTTTTACATTTCATCATATTAAACAATATATTGTTCCTGGTTTTCTTTCACCTGGAGCTAGAACATTTTATTTTGTCCTTTTTCTTTTAATTACAGTTTTACAAACGTATACTGCATTATTATTAGAAGAACAATTAGCATATATGGATGATCTTTTACTTTCTTAATAAAGATTGAATACGAGTTAATGCATCTTCTGCGGCATTTTGCTCAGCTTTCTTTTTACGTTTATTTCTTCCTCTACCAATTTTATGACCATTAACAATTACAATTACATCAAATTCTTTATCATTTGATGGACCATGTTCACCTACTACCTTATATTCCGGAGGTTCTAATTTATAATGATGAAGTAAACGTAATAATAAATCTTTATAATTATCTTCTTTTAAAAATTGAGATTGATCAAAATATTCATGAAGTATATTTAACATAAATTCCTTGGCAATTTCAAAACCCTTATCCAGAAAAATTGCACCGATAAGAGCTTCAAAAGTGTTTTCAAGTAAATGTTCGTTTTCATGACCATTCATTTGTTTTGTTTGTTCTGACATTAATAATTTTCCTTGTAAATTAATTTTACGTGCAAAATAAGCAAGTGTTTCCCCACATACAATACGACTACGAAATTTTGTTAAATCACCTTCACTATGATTTGGATAAGTTAAAAATAAATATTGTCCAATAACTAAATCAATCACAGCATCTCCCATAAATTCTAATCGTTCATTACTTTCTAACATATATTCACATACATTCATATTATTTTGTTGACAACGTCGTACTTGTTGTAAAATACTTTTATGCACAAATGCACGTTGATAATTTAATACTTTGTCCTCTTCATTCATAAATGAAATTGTAGACAAAATTGATGAAGATGATTTTAATTTTAACATAACCGGATGAATAATCTCATTCAATATTGTTTCACGACTTATATGCTCATTACTAAGGTCAATAACGTTATTATTATTATTATTATTGTTATTAATATTATTGTTATTAATATTATTGTTATTGTTATTATTGTTATTATTATTATTGTTATTATTATCATCACTAGAACTAGAAGGAATAATGTAATCCTTGGTTCTTGATATTGGAAGTCGTCGTATTGGTATTGCTTTTGAAGACCTTTCTTCCTCGGTGGTTTGTTGTGGGACAAGAATTTCCATTATTATTTTTTTTCTTTGATTACTCAACAATAATAAGGAAAAAAAACAAAAACAACAATAATGTTAAGTTCTGAATCGCGTCTTTTTTTATTAATATTATTTATCCTCCTTGTTCTTTTTGCGGTTCTTTTATACTTTTTTATTACAACTTGTCAAATTGATAATTTTCAAGAAGAAGAAAAAAACGAAAAAAATGAAAGAAAAGAAGCAAATACAAATACAAATATATTAGATCTTAAAACAAAATTAAAAGAAATTGAATCAGTATTTTTTAACAATACTACTCTTGAAGCACATAAAAAAAAATATTATGATTCAGTTACAATAAATACATTAAATAAATATTATAAAAAAGGAACAATCTTAGTTAGTGTAGCAAGTTATCGTGATGAGCAATGTATTGATACAATTCGTATATTAGCTCAAAATGCTGATTTACCTGAAAATTTACATTTTGTTATTTGTCAACAAAATAATTCAATTTTAGATTCCGATTGTTTAAATTGGTGCGCCAATACACAATATAAAAATCATAAAGCTTGTGCAAAAGCAAGAAAAACTATTATTCGTTTAAAACATACTGAAGCACGTGGTCCAACATGGGCTCGTTTTATTATACAACAACAATATGATGGCGAAGAATATTTTTTACAAATTGATGCACATACAAGAATGATTCGTTCATGGGATACATTATTAAAAAATCAATTACAATATTGCCCAGATATTGATAAAGCAATATTAACACAACTTCCATGTGAATATGATATTGTATCTAAAACAAAACGTGGACAAGAAAATGACGAAAAATGGAGAACTGATTTATTACGAGGACCACTTTTCGTTGAAAAAATTGATCCCAAAGATCACTTCTTTCGTATACAATCCAATTATACAGAAAATGAAATTAAACGACAACCCTTTGTTTCAACCGCTTGGGTTGCAGGATTTAGTTTTTCAAAAGCAAATTTTATTTTTGATGTTCCATATGATCCGTATCTTCCATTTTTATTTTTTGGCGAGGAAACAGATATTACATTAAGAGCATTTACGCATGGATATAATTTTTATAGTCCAACACTTTCTATTGTATTTCATAATTATAAACGTGAACATCGTAATACCTTTTGGGAACATCCTGATCAACATAAAGGTGAATTATTAAGTCGTCTTCGATTATATGCTAAATTTCAATTTTTTGATCCAGATGATCTTGAACATCTTCTACCAAAAAAATATCGTTTTATACTAACTAATTTACATCGATGGAACTTAGGCACAGAAAGAACAATTGAAGAATATGAAAAATTTGCAAATATTAACGTAAAACCTTTAATAAATTAACTTAACTAGTTTTTGTTTTCAATTTTCTTTTTCTTCTTCTTCTTTTTATTATTATTATTATTATTATTATTATTATTACTATTATTATTATTATTACTATTATTATTATTATTACTATTAATATTATTTGTCACAATTTCTTTGTCTTTTTCTTTGTCCTTTTGTAACAATAATGACGATGAAACAACACACGTAAAATATGGATGAGATAATACTTCATCAATTGTTATCCGTTTGGTCATTTTTGTTCGTAACATTTTTAAAAGCAAATTACGTAATTCATTTTCAATATGTCGATTATATGTAATGGATTGATCCAATAATTTTGATGTATGAGTAATATCTTCTTCGTCATCGCGCATTGTTGCAACTTCGGGATCAATAACATATAACATCGCCATACCCAAACTAAATATATCACTTTGTAAAGAACATTTATAATCTAATGCAATTTCCGGTGCACGATATGTATCCGTTCCCTTTGCGTGCTTTAATGATTTTATTGCCATCTCATCCGGTAAATGCTCAGCAAATCCAAAATCAATTAATATTAATTTTAATGGATCAATTTCACGAACCAAAAAGTTTTCTAATTTTATATCCAAATGAACAATACAATTATCATGACAAGCCTTTACACATAAAGCCATTTCTTTAAAAACTTTACGACGTTGAACTTGATCATATTGTATAGGTAAACATTCCATTTTAGTTTCTTCATTTGTTTCCTTATCAATAAATATCTTTGGTTTTGCAAATTGATCATAATTATCAATATAATTAAATAAATCAGCATTCGGATAATATGGACAAACAAAATAATAATACCCAAGTTCATAATATATATCATTAAAATGTATTACACGTGTTGATTTTATTAATTCAGGTAATTTCCATTCATTTTCACAATACTTTTTTTCAGTTACGCGTTTACAAATAAATGTTTTATTTGGATCATTTTTACTTTTTATTAAATATATTCGAGACATATTCCCTTCAATATTGACATTATATACATGACATAAACGTCGAATAAAATTATATTTTTCTGATATTTTTTGAGTAGTATTCACTAAAGTTGTTATTGTTTTTTTCAAAAGAATTCGTTTATTATTGTTATTATTGTTATTATTGTTATTATTGTTATTATTGTTATTATTGTTATTATTGTTATTATTGTTATTATTATTCTGAACTTCTAACATGATGCTTTTTTTTTCTTTGTAAAAAGACTAAAAAGACTAAAAAGACTAAAAGGACAAAAAGATGCCGTGTTTTTATTTGTAAAAAGAAATAAAAAATAATAGGTAAAATGCACATTTCTCCTTTTATTTTTTTCAAAAGCAACATTTAAGAATAAGAATAAAAATAAGAATTTGAATAATAATAATAATAACAATAACAATAATAACATGAAATCTATTTGTAATCCATTTTACCAACGAGAAGAAGATGATCCAAAAGAAAAAAAACACAAATATCCATTCCTACAAGGACAATTTCAAAAATCAAAAACTTTAGACACTCGAATAAATGAAGCAACAATGATTATGCAAAGATATCCTGAACGATTTCCAATTATTATTGAATATACCCCAATTGCAGCAGAAACATTTAAAAAATTAACAAGACAAAAATATCTTGTTCCCGGAAACATAACACTTGGTCAATTTATCTTTATTATCAGAGAAAGATTAATAATACCAAAAGAAACTGCACTATTCACTTTTGTTGGTAATAAAACATTACCAAATATTACAACTACAATGGATAAACTTTATGAACTTTATAAAGATGATGATTTATTCTTATACATCATCTTTACAATTGAAAGCACATTTGGAAATACAAACACATTTGAATTGAATTTTAAGAAGAAAGACTCTAGCTAATTGATTTATGATCAATTTCTTTCTGCATATACTCTAAATTTTCCAAACTAGTCACTAAATGTTTTTTAATTTGTTTAATTACGTCAATAGTCTTTTTATCTAACTTTATTTTTGCTTTTTTCATACCTACATTTTCAAGTAAAACAGTATATGGCAATAAGAATATTGGTTTAAATTCACTATCTGGTAATCCAACTGCCTCATTTGGTAATGTTGCTAAATTATTGTATAATATAGATGTATGTAATAATAATTCTAATTTTAAATGAGTTTGCATTTCTTGAAAATTTTTTCGAGTTGCTCTCTCAATTAAATTTCGAATATCATCAAATGTCATAACCGCCTCACTTTCTTGCGGATAATCCTCTGTCCATATACTTTGAAATAATTCGAATAATTCATCATTGTATAATTCATTAAAAAATTCATGTTCAAAATTTGCTCGTAATTCTGGGTAATACACAAACATACGATTAAGATAATATTTTTCTGTTAAATCATTTAAATAAAATTCCCAAAGTAAATTTAATTTATTTCGAACATATTGTTTATATTCTGTATTATCTTCTTTGGGGCGACGAAGCATTAATGTTTCATTCTCTTGTTCCAATTCCATTAAATTTAAATTTAATGAAGACAATATTCTTTTTATCTCTGATTTATGCTTTTTAAACTCCTTATAAGAGTTTTCTTCTGTTTTCACTATATAATCAACCAAGTCTTCTGTAAACCCATTTTCTGAATGAAAAAGATGATCAGGATTCTTTTCATTCATATAACGTGATCGTAATATACCAAAACCGAAATTTGATCCAAAATGATTACCATCACTATTATTCCCCTTAAATTCATACATCAAAGAAGATTGATTATATCCGCCTCCTAAATTTCCTAAATAACCCGGAGTTGTATTCATTTTAATTGTTAGGGCGAAAAAAAAAAATTATTCTTCTTATTAAGACGCTAACAAAATTTATACTTAAAATTACATTGACTACAAACAACCATAACTGTCATTGGTTCATCCGCTGAACGAGTTTGTTGTTGAGTATACGTTGTTCGATGTGATTTGCAACGTTTACAAGTAAATAAACCAATATGTTCATTTTGTAATTTTTTCATACTTTCAGTTTGTTGTCCACGAACATAAATAAGATCCAATTTTTTTCGAGCCTTTTCGTACGTATCCCCAAAATCCAATTCCCGCTCCGATTTTCCAGCAACTTCTAATATTTTTAATTCTTTATTTCTAATTTTTTCTTGTATTAATTGACTAAATTGATCCGATGAAGTTAAATAAAACATTGTTTTGTGAAATATTTTGTGATATAATTTAAAATCAAAATTCACTCTTCTATTATTATCATTATTATCATTATTATCATTATTATCATTATTATCATTATTAAATTTAAATGTTGATGATGAAGATGATAATAATGATGAATATGAATATGAATAAGATAATTGTCGTAAAGTTTCATTATATATTGAAATTTCAACATTCTTTGCTAAAATATCCGGTGCTTTCTGATACATTGGAATTTCTTTAAATTTGGCACTTAATGCCGAAATTCCACGTAAACGATACTTACGTACTTTTTTATCATCATCATCATCATCAACATTTAAATTTAAATCTAATGAATTCATTTTATTTTTTTATTTTTTTACCACATAGATGATGAATACGAACGAACATTATCAATAGGTATCGGTATAGATTCAGCAGCTGTTGTTATTACAGGAGAATGATATTGATAGGATCGATCTAATAATGCTGGTAATTGATATTGGTTTGTAATTGTATTTGTAGTTGTATTTTCTTTATTATTTTTAAATTCAAGAAATCTTAAAAATGTTTGCACGCCATTTTCAAATTTACTTTGTAAAGAGGATGACGTTGATGATGATGATGATGAAGACGCTGAATAAATTTGTTCAATAATTTTAATCAATTGTTCAATATCTTCGTAATCCACATGCTTAAATACTGATTTATCTTTACCACCAACAAAATTAATGTCTTTCATAAAATGATTCATATTATCAACAAACCAATTCCACGCTAATTTATTTGTATAAGAATCATCAAAAAAGTAAACATTGCGATATTGAAAACCAGGCTCCATTACATGATTATCAATCATTTCTTCAATGTGTAACATTTTTAATATTCCTAATTGAAAACTTCCTTCATCAACATCATGATTGTGTTCAAGAAAACTTTTATATTGATCATAAATATGTGGGAAAAATTTTGATATTGTTAATGGACCTTGATCATCATCTATCGTATAATATAACCAACGTCGATGCTGTCTAGCTTTTTCATTACAACGCTCAAATCGATCAACAATAGATTGGGGTATATTGTATTTTAATAAATCTCGTTCACTTTTAAAATCCGATAAACGACGAGCAGTGCAAACATAAACCGGCCATTCATATTTTTCCGCAACATCTAATATTAAATCAACTTTCTTTCTAGGTGCACCACCCGGTTGCATACAACCAGCATCAACTGTTTTATCCAAATCAAATATTAAAATACAAAATGGACGATTTGTATTTGTTGTAGATGTAACTTCTGAAGATGATGTTGGTATCCAATTCATTATTTTTTTGTAATTTTTGTAATTTTTGTATTTTTGTAATTTTTGTATTTTTGGAGAAAAAATTTGGAAATTTATTTGATTGATTACCTCATTACCTAGAATATTTTTTTAATATATTGAGAAGGTTTAAACGATTGACTTGAATTGGATTTTGTCGATATAAATTTAAAATTGCTTGCATTAAATAAGATTGTTTACAAACAAAATGAGTATGACCAAGTGCTTGACTTGTTAATTTTATTGCATCACTGATATTCTTTTCAATTTCCTTTTTTTCATCCGGTGAGGGATAATTTAATTTCTTTAAATTCGTTAAAAAAATAGCATTTGCATTATATGTACGAATGTCCTTACAACTAAATATTTTTTGACCTCCCATAGCTGCATGAATATAATTATTTACCATTTGAGCACTTATACGAAAAAATTGACCCATATAAGCCGCTGATGTAGATTCATAACAAAATAACCATCCTTCTGTATTATTATTTTGTTTAATTAATTCTTGTAAAAAGAGATATATTTCCGCATTTTTAAATTGAATATGATGTTCTACTTTATGTTTTCCAGTAAATTGAAAAATAATCTGCTGTGGTCTTTTTAAATGAACATGATGCATCATTAATGTAGCAAGTCCATGTGATCCATATTTATCATGATATTTTTTATTACCAATTCTTAAATTTGTAATTTCCATAATTTGTATCATAAATGCAATAACGCGACTTGGTGTAAATCTATTTGGTAAAACACATTTTTTGTCTCGTTGAATTTGTTGTATTAAATAAGGAATACGAAAAACCATTTCATATAATCTTTTATATTTTTCATCGGTTTTCTTTAAGATCCATTGATTATCGTAAAAATATTGTTTACGATTTTGTGTATCTAACGCAATTGCCCTTAATCCGTTTGTTGGTTGAATTGAAATCCAAATAGTGCGATAAACAATTGGAATTTTTAATTGATGAAGAATTTTATAAAGTAATTTATTTTTTACTACCTGTTTGGTTTTAGAATCAATCAATACATTATCCTTTTTGCGTCGATAATATTTTGGAAAAACTTGAGTAAAATCTAAAATTGCCGACATTCCAATCAATAATTAAAACCAAAAAAAACAAATTATCTTATCTGATTATCTAAACGTAAAAAAATATCTAGTTCAAATGGCCTCATTTTCATCAAATAATCCATTACGTGCACATGATGCATACATTAAAAATTTATTTGTAGAAGAACAACAACAACAACAACAAATATTATCATCGTCCTCCTTATCATCAACATTAACATTAACATCTCCACCACAATATAATCCTAATCTTAATGATAATAATAATAATAATAGAATATCCCAACAACAACAACAAACTAGAAAAGTAGTAAAATACATAAATATTCTAGATTTAATTGAAAAAAAATTGAGCGATGTGTCATCTCTTTCACGAGGTCTAGAAGTAAATTTACAAAAATGTAATCAAGCCGTTGAAGAATTAAATACATTAAGATCGGATTTACGAGATGAAGTCTCTAAGCGTATGGGAGTTTATGATCAACGTCTTGTTAAATTAGAAAATCGTCCACCAATAGCTGGACCTCCGGGTCCACCAGGTCCTCCAGGACCAATTGGAAATCAAGGAAGAACCGGACCAAGAGGAATTGAAGGAAGACGACGTGTTGAATTAAAAGATATTGAAGATATACAAATAGATGAAAATCAATTACAAGATGGATGTTTATTAATGTATCGTTCAAATATTCGTAAATTTATTCCTGTGCAATTAGAAACAATTGCAAATCTACTTCAGGATATGATTATAATACAAGAAGAAGAAGAAGAAGACGTAGACGTAAACCAAATTGACCAAATTGACCAAATTGACCAAATTGATTCTATAGCCCAAAAAGACCAAAAAGCCCAAAAAGACCAAATTGACCAAATTGACCAAATTGACCAAAATAAAAGAGAGAAAGATGTTATAAAAAAGAATAATAATAATAATAATAATAATAATAATAATAAATCATCTCATCATAAAAAGAAAATATCAACAGCAGCAAATCACCATCAATCATCGTCTAAAGTCAGGTTATGAGTGTTAAATGCAATTTGTATAAAGTAATGAAATAATAATAAAATAAAACAATGATTAAAAGTATTTGTGTAAAACATAAGAATATTTCGATAAACAATATATCTTGTTCCTCCTCTTCATCAAAGATGTCGTCGTCATCATATTCATCTCCAGTGTCATCTTCATCGTCACCACTCTCCTCCTCAACCGTAACATCAAAATATTTCCCATCCTCTACTTTATCCATATCTTTGTCCGATAATTCCTCCATTGAACAAAAAGAACAAGAAGAACAAAAAGAACAAGAAGAACAAGAAGAAAATATTCATCCACAAGTAAAGTATCTTTTAAGTTTACCACAATATGAACAACGTAGTGAAATGTGGTTTGCTCAACGGAAAAATCGATTAACTTCAAGTGATATTGATACAGTTTTGGGTAATAATCCTTACGCAAAACCGTATGAAGTTCTATTTAAAAAATGCAATATGGGAAAACCATTTGAAGGAAATGAAGCTACTTTACATGGTCAAAAATACGAAGACGAAGCAATACAACATTATTGTCGTTTATATGGTAAAAAAACAAAGAGTTTTGGTTTATTACCTCATCCGACAATTGAATTTTTAGCTGGTTCACCAGATGATATTACAACAGATGGAATTGTATTAGAAGTTAAATGTCCATTAAGACGAACTATACGTATGGGTAAAATACCAAAATATTATTTTGCACAAGTTCAAATGAATTTAGAGATATGTGATTTAGATAATGCTGTTTTTATTGAATATCGTCCTGCACATATGAATGAAACAAATCAAATGCTTTTAAATATAGTAGAAATAAAACGTGATCGAAATTGGTTTAAATATAATTATGAAACATTGAAAAAGTTTTGGGATGAAGTTCTACATTACCGAAAAGTTGGAATTGATCAACATCCCGAATATTATAAATTTATACTTAAACATTTCCCACAAACAATACCATTAAATAAACGCAAAAAAGATACTATTTGTCTTTTAGATGATGATGATAATGATAATGACGATAATGACGATAATGACAAAAGAGAATAAAAAAAAATATATAATTATAAATTCAAAGAAAAAGAAAAAGAAAAAGAAAAAGAAAAAGAAAAGATGTCAACAAGAGAACAATATATAACTAATTTATTAATTGATTTAAAAGCCTTATCAAAAGTTGGACCAGGATACAAATTAAATACAAAGGGACCATATTTAGCATTAGATCATACAACAACTTTACAATGGGCTAAACGATGGTATAGAGGTGATTCAAGATTTGCTACAATTGAACGAATTAATCAATTAGTTAAAAGCTTATTGCAAATTGTAGATGAATGTCAAGTAGAATATTATAAACAGAAATCAGAAGATGAAATGAAAAAACAACAACAAATTGAAATTAAAAATAAAAATAAAAATAAAAATTCGTTTGCACTTGCTCAAAAACATTATTTACATTCCGAACCCATTGTCTTTTTACAAAAATTATACAAACAAATATTACAATCAAAAATTGGATTACAATATTTGCGAGATACATATTATGAAGATACATTAATGAATATTCAATTAGAATTACATATTCAAACCATAAATGATATTATTGATTCCATTCATGAATTTTTACAAGAAGAAAATAGTTTACCAATAAAACTTGAACAACAAAATGAAATTGCGGCGCGGTTAAAGGTAAATTCCATTATTTCCAAAAGTGAAAATGAAAAATTATTAAATTTAAATGATTATTATGACAATGACAATGACAATGATAATGATAATGAAGGTAATAATGATAATGATACCGAAGAAGGTGGTAATGAAGGTAATGAAGGTAAAGACAATGACATCGAAGGTAAAGACAACGAAAATGAAAATCGAAGTGATAAAACTACTGCGACAACTGAATTTTACTTTAATTAAGGAAAAAAATAAATAGAATTATAAAAAAAATATTTTCTATTGAATTTGAGTAAAGGAGGTAAAAGAGAATTTCCGAAATTTATCTTATTTTAAAATTTTATTTTATTTTTGTATAATTAAGAAAAACAGAAGATTTTGGAGAAAATTTATTTCGAACAATTAATTTTCTTCCGCCAAAATTCATAATTTTTTAAAGTTAAGTTTAATTTTTTCTTCCAGTTGTGTGTCTTTCTTTTTTTTTGTTTACAACCAAATTAATACATCACATAACACATAAAAGTGAGCATGGTTCTTGATGAATTCATGTCCTTATTCGGTCGAAGGCGTAGACGTCGTAGACGTTCAAAATCAAAATATCGTCGTAGAAGACGTTATTCTTCAAGACGAAGAAGACGTTCAGGTTCAAGACGTTATCGTCGATCAAGATCAAGATCAAGATCAAGACGTCGTTCTCGTCGTAGTAAATTAAAGGGAACTATTATTCCAAATGGTAAACGACCTAGTGCAAAACTTGTAAAAGATGCACAAGCATTAAACATACGAATTACTAAAGGTGGAAAACGTAGTAAAACATATAAATCAGAAACAGAATTAAAACGACAAGTTAATCGGTCAAGTAAACGATTTCGAAAAAGAAGTTCAAGACGAAGAAGACGCCGATCAAGTCGAAGACGACGAAGAGGATCACGTCGAAGACGTCGTTATAGCCGAAGACGTAAATCAAGTCGTAGACGACGCAGAGGATCACGTCGAAGACGCCGTTATAGCAGAAAACGTAAATCAAGTCGTAGACGTCGATCTCGTCGAAGACGCAAGTATTCCAGATTTGGTTCAGCGTGGCCAAGTATTAGTCAAATGATTGGACCATACCCAAGCTCAGTCAATAGTGGTCCACCCTATATGGGATTTGGTAGACGTAGAAGACGAAGTTAAAAATATAAACAAAAACATTAAACTAAAATATAAACAAAAACATAAACTAAAACATAAACTAAACATAAACTAAACATAAATATATAATATTACGACGATCATCATCATTATATTATCATATTATCATATTATCATATTATCATATTATCATATTATCATATTATCATATTATCATATTATCATGGCGTCATCATCATCATCTTCCTCTATATCAAAAACTCTTCAACAAGATCAAAATCATAATCAAAAAATAATGAATGCATTAAGAAATGTATTACAACATCAATCGTTTATGGGACGATATACATTGTATGAACTTGTGGATTCATATTTAGTTGATTCTCTTAATCAATTACTTGAAAAGTTATGGCCAAATAAAAGTTATTCGTTTTTTGCACCACAACCATTCAGTATTGAACGAGCAAATTTTACATTATTAAAAGAAAATTGTAAAAATTATAAAATTTGCATTAAATTTGATGGAATTCGATTTCTTTGTGTTATAACTTCTCTTGAAAATATTCCAATCACTTTACTTGTTGATCGTAAATTTAGATGGTATATTATTGATCAACATTTTCCCGCTTTTGTTTATCAAAAAACACATATTCTTGATGGTGAACTTTTAAATACAGGTGAATTTATTATACACGATATCTTTATGTATAATAATCGATCATTAATTAATTTACAATGGATAGAACGTCATCGATTAATTAATGATTTATTACAACATTATGTTTCAAATTCAACAACTCCACCCAATACATTTCTTCTTTGTCCAAAAATATTCTATAATTTAGATTCACAATTACATCTTGCAATTGAAACTCTAAATAAATATAATCAAGATTTAACAACTAGACGTGCCGATGGATTAATCTTTTATCCAAGTCGACAAGGTGTTTTTGGACCATTACAATTATTTAAATGGAAACCAACTGAATTAAACACAATTGATTTTATTGTGCGAACTAATTCTAAAAATAATACAATGCTAGATCTTATTTGTTCACACAAGGGAAAAGAAAAAGTGTATTGTCAATATCCAAAATCAGAATTTCAAACACAATTACAATTACAAGAAAATCAAGTGTATGAATTCACATATTGTGCAAAAACACATCATTTTCGTGTAATTAAACAAAGAACAGATAAACCAACACCAAACAGTCTTTATACCATTGGAAAAACACAATTAAATGTAAAAGAAAATATTACACAAGAAGATTTAATGAAACTAATTCAATAAAAATTAATAATAATAACTACTATTATTAGAATCACTACTATAACCATCACTATCACCAAAATTATTATTACCACTATAACTACTATAACTACTATAACTATTATTTCCACCAAAACTATTATTTCCACCAAAACTATCCGTATCACTATAACTATCTGTATCACTATCCATATCACTACTATCCGTATAACTATAACTATAACGACGACGTTTACGCCCAAATTCTTGTCCACCACCATGTGTATAATCTACAACATTACCAGCAAGAATACTTGCAAAATCTAACGTTTTAACTACACTTCCACATCGATCTTTATTTATTAGTCTTGCTTTTTGTCGTGCTGCTGATGGTTGTCTTGGGGTGTCAGGGGGTATATTGTTTCCAGAAGCATCTTTGTCTTTATTATATAAATTCACCGGAGAATGAACAAATGTTATTATTTTTGAATATGTATTTTCAGCACCACCAGCTCCTGCGGCAGTGCCCTTACCGGTTAAATAAAATAAAATATTGTAAATTGCAAATGAAAATTCATTTGCTTTAGGTAATATACGAAGATTAGGAGGGTAATACTTACGCTGAGGAGGATTGATAGTTTGATGTTTTTTTGTAATCATCTCACCGGCAGCATATGCACGTAAAAAATGAGCAAAATCTGTCTTAGGTTGTAATGTTTGAGTAACATATTCTCCCTCGCCCTTAGCACCTTCCGATAATCCACCTCCGTATTTATTTGTATCTTCCATACCTGCTAAATCACAAATAGTTAATAATACAGGTGTTTCACTGTTGTTTTTTAAATATATTTCAGTTATAATAAATAAATGACTACGTGAACTATTTTTATTTAGCGGAGTAGATCTTGTCGGTCTATTTCGCTTTATTTTATCATATATTTTCGCAAAGTTTTGCACAACAGTCTCTTCAGTTTCATTACCATTGTAAATTGTTTCAGAATTTGTAGCTAAAATTTTTTGTGCAACTTTTTCCGGGGTTATATCTTTATTTAAACCTTCCACTAAATCATGTTCACTTAAAAACAAATCATTCTCTAATTCTTTTCTATTTACTAATGTTTTATCACGCTTAGCCTTTTTCATCTCTTCCCAATACCCCCTTGTATCAATAGATTCTGGTGTATAGAAATTCGCATTTCTAAATGTATTCTTACCTTGTTCTTTTCCTAAAAAACTTGTTAATGAAGCTAAATAATTTGAATACTGATCTGGAATTTTTTGAAAAGAAACTTTGGCTGGATTATTTCCTATTAATTTAGAAAATGCATTTTTTTTCACAGCCCTTAAATAAGTATCTGAATTATTTTCATTCTTATCTATATTTGATACATCTAATTTAGGCTTTCCTCCGGATTTTCCGTCACCTTTTATAACATCACTTCGTTCAAAATGACGAACATATAGAACATCCCCTTTGCGCATATATACCTTATTCTCATCCCAATCAGTTATGTTCTTATCATCCGTTCCAACTTCTTCTATTTTATAAAAGTCATGAGGACCCTTTTCTTTTAATGCATCATACACCATACCACAATACGTTTGAATTGCGCGAATTTGAATTTTTTGTAAATTGTCCTTTTGTTTCTTTATTATATGTTTTAATGCAAAATGATAAATACCCTGGTTCGCAGGAGCTGGATTTTCCTTTTCGTCTCCTAGTAAAGTATACGTTTTACCTGATCCAGATAAACCAAAACTTAAAAATATTAAATTATACATAGTACTTCGCTGCTGTCCATTTCCAAACATACTTTCAATTACATCTATGTAATCGTTAAAAATTAATTGATTCGTTACATCATTACCGTTTTTCGTTTCTGCAAATATATTATAAAAAGGACCATATACAAAGTCCTGCTTACTTATTAGATTATTCATGTGGACATCAAGTGGTTGTTGTGAACCGGCCTTTGTTGCCTCATTCTTAGCTCCTGCTTTTTGTGCTGATGCTTGTATCTGTTTATTCATGGAAATACCACCTCCTGGTGATCCTGGGCTTTTTCCGGGACCGGGGGGGGCTATGTTTCTTCCTGGATTTCTTATTCTATCTAATTCGCCCTGTAATTCACGGACTTTATCATATCTCTGCTTTGCTTTTAAGTCTGGTAAATACTTAGGGGGATCAGAAAGTATTTTCTCTATTTCTTCTATTCTTTCCAGTTCATCTTTTGTCAAAGCACCAAATCTTAAACCAAAATTAGATTTACTATAAAATGGTCTGAAATAATTAACTACACTGTAATACTGATCTGCTTCTGTTAATCCATTCACACTGGTATAAAATTTTGAGAAAAAATCAGGCCCGCACCCATCTACATCCGCCGAAGCTATAAATGCCACACTTTTTTCACCTTTGATTTCAAGTAATCTTTTTCCACCAGTTTCCGTTATGACAATTCCATCCTGACTTTTTACATTAAAACTTCTAATTGGAGGACGAAATCGTAAAACAATACGACCGATTCCAGTTACATCTTCCTTATCATTACGAAACTGAATAAGCGCATTGATTGCATAATATACTTTTTCAATCATTTCACTATCGTTACTTTTCAATGCCTCCTTTCTTAAATTATTTAAGTTATTTATATACTTAACGTTTAAATGATCCTTATAAAAATCTTGAGGTGTTGTTTCAATAAAAGCTGTTCCATTATAATAAATGATCTTACCATTCATAATACGGTCTAATACAGCTGGTACAATGTTATCTTTATTATTCGTCAATTGATCATTTATTTGTTTCTTCATTTGTTCTACTGTCGCCGTAAAAACGTTAGGATTAAATGATTTTAAAACATCTTTATGTTTTTTAGTCTCATCGGGAGGTGGTGGTGGAGGTTCTGGTTCGTCTTCTTCACCAACAATATCACCAATTAATTGACCGGATTTACCTTGTCCTTTATCTTTATTCGCTAAATCATTTTTACGTTTTTCTTCCAGTGCCTTTCGATCAGCTTCTTCCTTCTTCTTTCGTTCAGCTTCTTCCCGCTGCTTTCGCGCAAGTTCTTCTTTTTCCCGTTTTGCTCTTTCTTCTTCTTCTTTTCTCGACCGTTCTAATTCCGCAACTCTTTTTGCCGCTTCATCTCTTTCTTGTTTCAATAATTCATTTTGTTTTAATAAAGCTGCGTTCTTTTTAGCCGCTATTTTTGCGTTTTCCGAAGTTTCAACCGCTGTTTCAAGCGACTCTATAAGTTTATCGTAAAAAATTTCAATATCTTTATTTTCCTCTTTCCATTCTTGTAGTTTTTTTATTTTCTCTTCTTGACTTTTTATAGTGGTCATAACGTCTAACGCGTCTATCATTTTCTGTTGGTTTTGTCGCTGTGCTTCACTTTGTTCCGCATATTTCGCACTAATCTCCTTTAACTTTTCTTCATATTGAGCTGCAAGATTTTGTTTTTCTGCCTGTTCTGATTTTAAATTGTTTAGTTCATTTTGTAACACTTGAATTTCTTCCCAATTGGTTTCTCGTGATGCTGCTGTTTGATTCAACTGATCAAGTTTCGATTTTAAATTAGTAATTTCAATTTCTTTTTGTTGAATATCATCTTTATGTTTTTCAATTTCTAGTACATATTTAGCACTTTTCCCCAATCCCTCTATATTTTGTTTATCTTTTAATTCTTTATTCTGTCTTTCTAATTCTTCTACTTTAGCTTTATATTCTGCTTTTAATTTGTCTTCAATTTGTTGTTGCTCTTGAACTTTGATACTTAAAATCTCATTAAGTCTATTAGACAAAGTTGTTAAACTTTCCGCTTTAATATTATATACACCTAGCATTGATTTCATAATATATCCTTTTTTAAAAGAATCTAGATACGTCGCGATCATAAATTCATTAACTGGGTAAGTATTAAAGTATTCTTCAAATAAACGGAAACTGAAAAAACTTTCCGGTAAAGTAAGTAAAGGGAAAAAATGATACAACGATTTATCTGTATCATTTAAAATATTAACGGATATTGTTTTTTCTGGAAAGTTATCGATTTTCTGTATATTTTTTGCACCTGTTGGACTTGATGATGCTAAAGGTATTGCTTTCATTAAATTTTTTCTTGCACTTGAATTTTTTGAATTGTCAGCTAATCCGTTTAGTATTTTTTCTATAACATGTTTATACACATTTGTTAATTTTTGATTTGATGAAACATACATCCCGTTTATTGGAACATTTAAAACCTCTTTTAAAACAACTAATGCGTACGAATATGGATAATTGTGTTGTGATTGTGTTTCATACATCATGATCATACATAAGTATTGAAACATTTGAGTTTTTATAAAAATATGAAGAAGGTATTGAACATAATGACCAAGCGCAATAATACCTTTTGCATAATTAACATAATCATTGTATATTATATCATACTTATAATATTCAGCATTGGTTTCAGCACCAAATGAGTTTAATTTTTTGTTAATTTCTATTTGTTTGACTCCTTCTACGGTAAATAATATTAAAAGCAATTCCATTTGTTGAAAAAAAGGCATAAAATTGATACCATTTTTTTCAGTGTGCAATGTTTGCAACAACTCTTCAAGATAATCGAGAATTTTTTCGTGCTCATTATCTTTAAAATATGTTTTCTCCGTATTTTTATGTTCTAAAACTAAATACAAATGTATACACCCATGAACAAATAATGTCAGAAAAACACTAATAAAAAACACTTGTAAATTAATTAAATGACATAATTCAAGATTTGTAAATGAAGCATCATATTTTGACATATGGTATTCTGTATATTTAATTTCATTATTCTTCTGAAAACGTTTATACAAAAAAGCTCTAAAGTATTTATTTATTTTACGTTGCAAAATCTCTAAAATCTTTATAATTTTAGTTTGTCGATCGTTTTGATCATCTGGGTGTAATTGAAATTGGTAAAATTCAAATTGAAATGGATTTTCCGATCCCCAAGAAAATATAGGCAGTATATTTTTCTCTTCAAATAAATTTACACTAAATAAAATCGCTAATTTTTTATTAATTCCAAATTTATCACTTAAAGATTGACCGGCTTCACGACCACATTTATATAAAATAGAGTTTTCATTTGTTATTGGAGAAGATGATAATTCATCTTGGATTACAATATCTCGTTTATACCAATTTTTATCACTTATAAATAGTAAATTATCAATAACAGTCGCGTTTAACCTTAAAGGATTCAAATCTAAATTCTTTTCTAAAAACGAATGAATAAAAGTATCCAAATTATTATTATTACTCATTGTATCTATCTTTATATTTCAGAACAATAGAACAATAGAACAATAGAACAAACAAAATAAAACACGTTGTTCTTAATATTTTTTTTTAATAAGCTTTATAAGTTTACAACATAAAAAAAAAATATTTCATTTCTCGATCATTTCAACGTATTGACCATCAGGATTACCGTTTTCAGTGTAATCTGGTCCTGACCAATCGCGAATAATTTCCGGCACATAAGGTTCCATATCATAACCCCGAAATAACGGATCACTTAATTCTGAGGATGAAGATGCAGAAGATGATGATTGTTGTGATGATGCAGAAGATGATTGTTGTGAAGATACAGAAGAAACAGAAGAATTTTCCTGATTATCAGTTACATCACTTGTTATACTAGTTTGATTTCCATCATTTACATCATCTGTTCTTCGAATATTATTCACCTGTATGAAATTTTGATTATATAATTCCTGGATTATGATAAAAGATAATTGTTGTTTTTCGGTGGCACTAAAATTATAATTGTCACCACTAAACAAATCTTTAATATTGTCAGGTAAATTTTGTATTATTATTTCATATTTTTGTAAAAGTATCATAGGTAAATTTACATCAACTACCGCGAAAGAATCATATGAAACTATTCCTAATATTTGTTCTAATCCAGTCAATGCTTGAGAAGGAACATCATGAATTGTTACTTCCCATTGTTGAAAACGTAATTTTTTGGGAAATTGAGAAGAAGAAGAAAAAGACGACATCATTTTTCTATTCTATTCTATTCTATTCTATTCTATTCTATAATATAATATAATATAATAATAATCATTTTAGTTTATTTTTTTTTCCTTTTATTTCCTAACCGAAGAAAATTGTATCAAAAGCATAAGGATCGTAATCATAAAGGTCATAATCAAGGTCATCTTCATCTACAACAACGACATCATTACCGCCAATACCACCAGTTACTCCAATTCCATACCCATAAGGTGTTAATAATCCATAAGGATCAGGATCAAAATCAATTGCTACTGTTTGAAGTCGGCCATAAGTATCCAGTGTTAAGGGTAACAAATCATCTGCTGTAATAACACCTTTGTGTCGTAAATAATCAAACATTGCACATGCATGCCATTTAGTAATATCGTTTTGATTCTTATATGCCTCTGTAAGGTTTGTTGCTCGTAAGATTCGACGCAATTGATTTATATTAAATTGACAAACACAAACTCCACTTTGACAATGATTTGGTGCACGACCATAATCAGTTTGACTAACAATATTACGAATTTGAGCTAAATCATTATTTAATTGTATCATTAAAGTTGGATTTGTTACACGAGTTACAGAAACCGTAATTCTTGCACCAACATTAATACGTGGATAAAAAAGACGTTGACGACTTCCGGGTGATATACTTGCATAATATTGTCGACCGCCATAAGTTACAAGTTGCTCATTTGATGCAGGACCAGAAGAAGAAATATCATTAGCTTCTAATATAAATTGTTCTTCTCCTGCATTGCCACCACCACCACTACTTTCTCCATGTAACGCATTATGATCAACTTCAATACCTTCAATTTCCGGTTGTTGTTGACCCGTTTGACTTTGACGATTTTTTAAATTTTGATATTGTTCCCATGTAAACACACTTAAAGGAGTTCCATAATTTGCACATTGACCACCCGGACCATATTGTTGTTTTATATGATCTAAATCTTGTTGTGATGCATTATAATTATCCACAACAACTTTTAAATAATCTGTTGGAACAGGAATAATTAATATCTTTTGACCCGTTCGAGGATGACTAAACATTGATGGTAAAAGTGTATCACGTTTTAATGATTGGTATTTATAACCCGTGTTTTTTGACAAAAATACACACGAATCGGAATTTAATAATACAAACGTATCATTTTGTGGATTATCAAATGGAATCTTCCAGCCCGGTGTTGATTGTTGCGCCATTTATTTTTCTCTCTTTTTTTTTCAAATATTAATTTATACCACCTAAAATTAATTTTATTTTTTTACCTTTTGTTGAATAATATAAAACAATAAAAAATATTACTATTACTATTAAGAATTACACCGGTGGCGGCCAAATAGGCTTTAATATAATGTATAAATATGTATAAATCTCATCATATAAATGCATCATTCCATGTTTATCTAAAAGAAAACGTAATAATTTTTGCTTCTCATCTTCTTGTTTTTCACTTGTTGCTCCACAAATAATATAATTTAATGCATCTTGTAAAAAATTACGAGAACTATTATAATGATAAATTTGATACGATTCCATTATACTTGTGGGACAAATTCTATACTCAAATTCCCATGGAAGTATAAAATTTATTTGTTTTGATGAAAAATATTGTCTCCATATTTCATTACAATATTTATATAGACATATTTGTTGAGCAAACGTAAGGTTTAAGAATGGAAATTTTAATTTTAACAATCGATAAACTACACGTAACGCATCATTATCATCATCAATTACTCGAAAAAAATGAAATAAAATAACATAAAAGATCGTATTTCCATGATTATAATGATATTCTTTCCAATAAAATGTCTGTTCTTGTAATATTCCACAATAAGGAGAATTTGAATTATATAATCGTATGGAATGCATATTTGTATCTGAGTCAATTGTATAATCTAAATACGAATACATTGATGGAAGATGATAATTATGTATAATACATGGATATTCATAAATTAAACGAGATGGAATTTTATTGTGAATACGAAACCCCCAAGCAGCGGTTGTTGTTGTAGTTGTAGTATTAAAAAATGCATCAATTGGTATTTTAATATAATGTTTAAACAAATAGACAATTGTTTCTTCTTCGTCTTCTTCGTTATTTTGTTCATTTTGTTCATTTTGTTTCATGAGGTGGCCAAATCCAACAACTGTCTTTATTTTCATTTTGTTGTAATTGAACATTAAAGAAAATAAAGCTCATAACGTCGTTATATAAATAATCTATTTGCATGAAAGAAAATATTTGTTGTATTGATTTAGAATGATGATTAATATCCTTGTTTAATGCATTATTCAAAGCATCTTGCAAAAAATTTTGTCGACTTACATAATAATAACAATATTCAGTTCTATTTAAGTCTGCTAATCCTGATTCATCTTTTTCAAATTTCATATAAAATCGATGAACAAATTGCCAAGATGATATTTCACAATAATCATTATTAAAAAAATCAAATAACCTAAAATATTGTTTACGGAATTTATCAGAATCAACATATTCAATAATATCCTTTGCAAGTGATTTATTCAATTCAAAATATTCTGATAAATGAGGAAATCTAGCTAAAATAAATAATTTAACCATAAGTTCTATATTTTTTACCGCTTCTTTGTTAGTTGATTCACCCCATACACATAAAGAATATAAAATTACAAAATATGCACTTCTTGTTTCATCTAAAACAGCAATTATTTTATGATAATTATTACTATCATTTTTATCTGTAAATCTTATATTTAATTGAAGATTATGATAATCAATACGCAAAAATTCATTTTTAAAAAAAAGTTCTATTTTTCCCGGAAATATAAAATAACTAGAATAATTATTACAACGGGTAAAATCAATTATTGTTTGTCCTGGTATTCCTACATATTGATCAAATATATCATAGGACAGATAAAGTCCCAATAAACGTTCATAATTTGAATATGATGATGTATTATCTGTATTTATATTTATGTTCGCCATTGTCGTCATCATTATATAAATTATATAAAGCTGTTTTATCTTAATACAATTTATATAATCATGATTTGATTTATGATAGATAGATAGATAGTAAAATTTAATTTAATTGAATGAAAAAAAAAATAGAATTGAATTGTGAATTGATTGTAATTGAATGAATTCTGAATATTTCATCAAGGAGGATTGAATTAGATTAAATTAGATTAGATTAAATTAAATTAAATTATAAATGAAAGAACTCAACTTGATGACCTTTTTTCGATCTTTTGTTCGGATCTTTTTTTTGATCTTTTCAAAATTAAACTTAAAATTAAAATTAAGATGCATATGCCAAACCTCCCATACCTGACATAATACGCAAAACATTAGTATTGACTGCAAAAACAGTTAGTGTTCCAGTAGCAGTTGAACTGTATACTGCACCATATGGTGATGTTCCATTTGTATGATAAGGTGGTGTATTTGCATTAGTTCCCAAACGATATTGTAATTGAGCATTATCAATACGCGAAAAATTACAACTTCCAGATGGTTGATAAGCTTCGGGACGAATTGCAAAGGAATACAAATAAATTTGTTTTTTAGGACAATTTGTATGACGTTGATAAGGTTGAACTAAACGGAAATAACGAGCATCACGTGCACTAAATCTATTATGTCCATTTAATTGTATTGTGCAACTACCACGTCGTCTATCCATAATATCACCAGTATAAGGAACTGGTTCGGCTTCACCGGGATCTGAAGTCGAAAAATTAAACCAATCATTTTGTGCAACATTACCCTGATTTGGTGCATTAACATTTCTTTGAAAGACCCAAATTAATTCTTTTACTGGATGATTAAGATTTAAACGATATTGATATGTTGGTGATCCATCTGCAAATGTTAAAGATTCAACATTAGTATTTTGTAATTGAGTAATTAAATACTCATGACTTTGTTGTGCAAATCGACGACGTTCTTCTGTATCAAGATAAACGTAATCAATATATAATTGAGCAAATTCAAAATGAATATTTGCTGCACCTTCTGATGATAAAGTAAAACCTGCACCAGGAACACCACCAGTTCCAGAAGTAATACGTGTTCCATCATTTTTAATTGCAACCAAACATTCCAATACATGCCTGAAATGAATATTAATTTTAACTTCATGATACTGAAGTGCAATCAATGGAAGACAAAGTCCAGGATTACAACAGAACCAAAATAGTAAGGGAATATGTAAGATTTGATTTAATAGAGCACTATTTTTCAAACCAATATCAGATTCATACTTACCAATCATTTCATTAAATCCAGCACGTTTTTCAGAACTTTGCGTCAATTCATGCCATATTTCCATCCATACACCATATTGTGTATCAATCGTTTGTCCACCAATTTCAATTTCAACTTGACGAATTAATGCATGACCAATACTATTGGTATAAACCAATTGATCATAATCACCTTGTCCTTCTGTTGGATCATTTAAATAACTTGTCTGTAATGCCGGAAGTTCAACATCCAAATAAATATCATTAATTAAATCACCATTACGTGAAATAATACATTGAACACGCTTACCAAAGTCAGCTTCACCATTAAACACCTGTTCAATACTTTCAATTGCAAAATTCGTGTGTCTCCTATAAACTACTTTAAAATAAGTAATTTGTGGATTACCCGTTAAATAAATATCTTGTGCCCCATAGGCAACTAATTGCATTAACCCACCTGACATTTTTTCAAAGTTATATTCTTATTCTTATTCTTCTTCTTCTACTATCTGTTATTTTGTTATTTTTGTTATTTTGTATTTCAGAATTAAATTTATTATAATAATAAAAAATAAAAATACAAAAAGAATAATTTGTCGTTGTTATAATCTAATTTCTAAAAAAAAATTTCGGAAAATATCCACATTTTTTTTAATTAATTAAATTTCCTAAAATAAAAAAAATATCAATTCCGAATAATTTTAAATCAAATTAATAATTAATAAACCTTCTAAAAGAAAAAATATTTTATCTTTTCCCTAAAAAAATGCAACAAACACGTGCAAAGAAAAATATCAATGATAATAATAATAATAATAATAATAATAATTGGTATTTCACTAATCAAGCAAGTTTGTCATTAACATTAAGAGAACAAATTCAATTATTTTTAGAAATTATTAAACTTGACAATAATGGAATTGTGGTTACACAAGAAGTAGTTCCATTTAAAAACGACATTTTTATTATTGTGGATATGCAAAATGATTTTTTGGGTTATGAAGATGGTTATCCTTATAAATATAATGCAGAAACAAAAGCTGCATCGTTGCCAACACAAGGAGCTGTTGAAATGTGTCATTGTATTGGTTCATATGCTTTAGCAATTTTAAATGATGATATTAATCATAAAAAAGAAAGGGGTTGTGTTATTCTTACTAGAGATTTTCATCACAAATATCATGCATCTTTTCCAATATTTGGAGAACATTGTGTGGGAGGAAGTGAAGATTCAAGTGGTTCATATATATATGATTGTTTATTGGGATTAGTAAGTCATCGTGACGATTTGTTAAATCGACGACTTTTTTATGCTTTTAAAGCGTTTCATCGAGCAATTGATTCATTTGGTGCATTTTCTTATTATCCTTATTATAATAATGGTGATCAAGAAGATAAAAAACGGGTTAGAGAACGTATTTTACATAAGGAATATGATCGAAGTAATGAGATTGAAGATGAAGAAATAGATTTAGACGACGAAAAATTATTAGAACGATATTCAGGATCATTTGTGTATTTAGATGAAGGATCGGTAGATTATAAAAAATTAAATAAAGCCCGTCAAATATGTTCACGAGAAGGTGAAACATCACAAAATTGTCTTGCACCTCGTTTAGAAACTATTTTGTCACAAGCGGCTACTATGCAACAAAAATTAATGCAAAAAGAATATAATAAACATAATATATTTCAAATCACACAAAATAAAACAACAAATGTATTTATTTGTGGTGTGCTTGGAGATTTTTGTGTATTAGATACAGCAATTACCGCAAGAACAAGTGGATTGTTTCAAAATATTTATATTATATTTGATTTAATTCGTTCATTAAGAACAAAAGAAGACAAAAAATTAGTATATAAAGCACAAGATTGGTTCAATATTTGTTCAAAACATAAGATACGAATAATATTAAGTGCAAATATCTATTTTACCCAAAATGATCATATTTTTAAATCCGAAAATGAAATGCCATAAATATTATGTATAATTAAATCATTTACTAAATCAATATTTTCTCGTGTATTTGTGTTTTTTAACCATTCTATAACTTGTTCTAATTCAATATCAAAAAAGCGTTGAAATAAACTGTCTAATTCATCATATGCATTCATGATTGTTTGAGTTGTAATTGGTTGATAACATAATTCTTCGTGTATATATTTCAATTGATCAAATATTTTTAATACAGATCGTAAATTTAATTTCATGAATTTGTTTTGTATTATTTTAAATAAAAAATCTTTTAAATTATGAATTGCAATTGTAAATTCACTATATTGGCGCTGTATATTTTTACGTTTTGCAAAAATTCGTATACGTAAACAACGTATTTTATCGTATCGCGTATATTTTTTCAATTGACGAACAAAATCTTTTCGTATAAACGAACAAAAATTCTGTAA